TGGTTTACCGTTACATATGTCTCAGCAGAAAATTGGCATGATTATTAGACACATTTACTTACTTATATACTTACACGAAAAAACGGGATGTGCTTCACAGCAGGTCCCGTTTTATTTTTATTCATTATCGTCATCCCTCATATCAGGGTCATATCTTGACACGTTGTCCTTGAATTTTCTCCACCGTTCATTTTCTTCAGATTCCTGTCGTTGACGCACAGCCGTTTTCCAAGCCTGATAATATTCCCATGCCTTTGGCTTCCAAAGAAAATTCCCATCAGCCCCTTTTAGATAGAATCCCGAGTTATCACGCTGAAGAAGGAGTTGGAAAAGCCATGCGAGGTAATACAGTCTGATTTTCGTGCCGTCAGGTTTTACCATCCATCCACCCTGTTTATATTTTCCTTCTCGAAGCAACAATTTTATGAACTCAGGCTCGATTCCCCCGGGTATTGTATTGTTTGCCTTTACCGCAAGATTATCAAACGTTGAAAAACATTTATTGAAATAATCATAATCAACTTCCTCACCTTTCATTGTGAAGAATCTCATGGGTATTCTACTCTTTGCCATATATCTTATACAAATTGAACGATTTCGTTATTTTTCTCAACCATACTTTCCACCAACGACATGTCATAACCGAACTGCAACACAAAACGTGTTGACGGATATTCCTCAAGAGTTTCAATATTAACCCAACATAATGCAACAACGCCTTGAATTGCATGTTCCATTGAAAAACAGTTGGTATTCTGCAATGTTGTCAATTCATATTTAATCCCAATTCGTTTAACGACACTATAAGTGACTGAATCGGGCGTCAGGTCGCCACATGACGATGGATTCGGGTCATCCCAAAACAAAGCCCACACTTCATCAGGAAACTCCGAGAAAAGAAGGTCATATTCATAAATATCACCATCACTTTTTCCCACAGGGCGAACATAAACCAATTTCAAATTACCATTCGAGTCCATCCGAATCCCCTCCAAGTTTTTCAATAAGGTTATCAATCATATCATCAGTTTCATCTACTTTCTCATAATTAAGATTCATTTCGTAGTTGAAAGACAATATTTTTCTCTCTACATATTCAAAATCCTCACCGAACTTGAACTTTGTTACCTGTTTTTCATCTTCAAACACCATACCACTGTCAATATCAAACCAACCAAGTGCGATTATTTGGTCAATACAATCTTGCATGGAGAAACAAGAATTTTTCGTCACAAGATTAAGAGGCTTTTCAAAATGGCACTCATATATTTTGGATATTGCCGACAAATCAGGCTTCACCTCAGGAATAATTGATGCTGGGCAAACATTCCAATAATCGCCCCACACAACCTCAGGAGTTTCTGAAAAATAGAAATAATATACATATTTTTCATCCAAGTTTGTTCCAACATCAGCAATAAATACAAGATAATTTCTATTCATATTATAATAAGAAAATTTTTTTATTAAGACTTTCATTCATTCTCGAACCAAAAAAACCCATTGCATTCCAAATACTGCGATTAATTACATATCTCATTTTTTTCACAGTATAGTCAAGAACAGAATAAAACCATTTCAAGGATTTACCATATATATTTTCTAAATAACCACCAACAATCTCTTCATTATCTTCAATAGTTTTTTTCAAAACTTTAATCTTTTCAAAATCTTGATAAAAATCAAGAGTTTTTATATATTCATAAACCTCATTTTTGCTATTTGTATGGTTAATGATATTTCGATATATTTCCTGTTCAAAAGCGGTCTGTTCTGTTTTAAAGGAATAATAGACAACCTGATTTATTACGGTAAAAATTTCTTTCAATTTTTTATCATCAACACCTTCCGCATAGGCCTTACCTTGTCGTTGCCTATTTCGCAAATTATTTGTTTTATCGCTTTCATAAGAAGAAATGGAAAAGGCTCCATGTTTTAAATACGTCTGATATGCATGCTTAAGTTCATGTTCAATCAACCCTTCAAAGTCACTTCCAAATTTATTGAATCTAAAGTTCTCAACTGTCTTTGACAGGCCGAAAATTTTAAAAGTTAATACTCTTGGGTCGGGAGAAAAATGTATATCATTCCCCTTTAATTTGGCTTTATTAGCATACCAAAACAATATTTCTTCATTATCTGCAACACACACATCCAAATCCACCCTAATACTGAATTCATTGAAAAATAATCTATTGTATTGACAAACGATTCTTCTTACCGTACCGGGAATTTCGGGGTTATAATAACCTCTATCTGAACACAGTCTATTTTCAATTCTCTCATTAAGGTCATCAATAAATAAATCTGATTCCAATGAAACTAATTCTGATATACCATATGATTCTTTCAGGAGAGTCTTTTCAACCAGACTCCCCAAATCATTTATATTTATATTAATAACATTGTCACACATACTAATAAATACCAACTAAGTTCAGAGGATAAGTAAAAGTTGCCAACTGCCCCTCAGCCAAAAATACGAGGTCATGACTATTAATATCCTCTTCCCTTCCTTTCCAAATCTTATAGAACTGAGGATAGAAAATCTGAGAACATGATTTCAATGTCTCTTCTCCCGTAAGCAGATTTGTTCTTATATAACAATCCACAATAACGTCATTGTGATTTCTCGTTTCAATCCTGCCCACCTTAAACAGGTCTATATGAACATCAATATCAAACTTTTCTTTTATCCGGGCCTTCCAATAGTCAAAAAGAGGTTGTGTGCCTACAGCAGGATTTTCAGAATTGACTTCAAATATCAATTCATCAGACTTAAATGCAACCAACTTTGCGTCATATTCACTGGTAATGTTCATTATGTCTTCCATAAGAAAAGCATATATCTTTGACATAATGAATTTCTCAACAGTAATGGTTCTCTTTGGATTTAACTTACCGAAGATAACCTGCCTTGTATACTTCGAGGTTCTGAAATATTCAGATTCATAACCAATAAACTTATCAATGAACTCCTCATAAGTTTCAGCCTCAAGTACAATATCAGGATTAACAAATCTCAGGGCTTGAAAATTTGCCTTCTTAAGGTCAATCGAAATAAATGTCTTGCCAACTGACGACTGATTATAAATGTTCATGTCAGGGAATGACCTCATTTCCTTAGGAACCTCCCATTCTTTCATATCACGAGAATTGAAATCCTTATATGCATCAAGATTCTCCAATGTCGTGATTATATCATCCCTGATTGCAGCATATTCTTCAAGCCACAAATTCAGGTTTCCTTGGAAACGATTATCAATATCCGCAAGCAATTCGTTATATTCCTTCTTTGGAAACCAATCATATGTTTCCATATAATATTCAAAAAAGGGACTGTCAACCACATTAATGGGAAGATTATAATCCTTAACAAACCTTCTTCTAAATGATATTAAATTTCTATCAACCATAAATTTTGTATTTTCCTTAATTTACTGCAAATACCGTGCCAAACTACCTACCCAAACTCTTCAGATATTTCATCTTATCTTTCGTCATCTCATTAATGGCAAAAAACATCTGCAGCGACAAATGAGGATGATAGATATTCAATTCAGGTGGCGAATCAGGATATCTCCTGACCTGTTTCTTGGTAACCCATTCTTCAAGGGACTTCGTCTGATAGTGTTTCAATATCGCCTCATCATATATATAAGGAGTATGGAACTCCATCGGCACTTCATTTCCAACACTGTTGCAACATTTTGTTGCATTTGACGGAGTATGACTTCCATAACGTCGTTCAAATACGAGGGTTTCAAAACAGCCACGTCCTCTTACAAATGACTTATGATGGTTATTCTCCGGAAAAGGATATTTAATCTCTTTCTTATAAGGCATGGTCTTGGTAAATCTTTCCTGTACAGGCTTCTTCTCATAGCGAATCTTTCCGCTATCGGTATAGATTTTCCAATTTACATAAATGCATTGGAAACCATTGAACTTCTCCTGCTGTAGATACTCACTTACATTATCAACCTTTTTCAGTTCAAGGAATTCATCAATGTCAAAAAATGCAAGCCAATCATATTCCGCATTGTATTTGTTATAACAATTAATATAAGCGGGCCATTGGTAGCATGTCTTGCCACGACAGTCCTCGACAATGACATAACCTTCTTCAATGTAATCACCAATCACATCTTCAAAACGTTCGCCATCAACATCATTGTTATCGTATAACACTACATTGGTGAATCCTATTTTCTTATAGTGTCCCACCCATTCCCTGATATAATCATTTTCAAGTTTTGCGATTCCGCAAACCAATGTCTTTATTCCTGTGGTTTCCATTCCTCAATATCGTTTTCTTTCATGAATTCTCTTATCGTTGTGCCATCATCAATTGATACACCACCATCAAGCCATACATAGCATTTGATTTCAGGATATCGTTCAATAAAATTAGCAACAGTTTCTTTTACGCAATGAGAAAGAGCAATGCCACAAAAAACAACCTCACATTCAGCATATTTGCAATTCTCAGTTGGAAAACTTGTTCGCAGTTTAATTGCATCAGCCCCATATTCTTCATATAAATAAACTTCTCCTTTAGAGATTACATTTTTATTTTGTATTCCAATACCTACCCAATTTTCAAGCCCTTCCCTTATAAATGGTATAAACTCCTTTGGTAATGATGCACCCTCAGTATATGCGACACAATGCATAGGCCATGTGCCCTCAACACCATTTTCATCTTTATTACCAATAAAACTACAATGATTAAAAGGATGCCAATCAACTGTAAAAATAACATCATCAAAATCAGGGATTACCTTAGCAATCTTCTCAGGAAGAACTTCTCCTCCCTTTACATATAATGCACCATCAGGATGATAAAAGTCCTTCTGTACATCTACAACAACCAATACTTTCTTCATATTTTTATTTTTGGTACAAAGATAGGGAAATTAATAAATAAAACCAAATTTTTAGGAAACAATACACATGTTTACACAAATAGCACAAAATAAAAGGCAGGTAATTTACCTGCCTTTTTCTTTTATTTCAACTTTAAACTGCTAAGAATCTTATCAATTGCAATTTCATCTTGTTTATCCTTTGAATAGAATTTCTCCAATTGATATGCTGAATCTTCAAGATGCCCAATTGCCTCCTTATAAGCAAGTTTCTTTAAAAGGTATTCGATATCCGAAAGCCAATCATCAACATGAAAACCTTGCATATTGAAAACATTGTCATAATCAGAAAAGGTTTCTTTCAGGAAAGGTAGTTTCTCAGTAACGACTGTCTTGAACTCACGATACTGATAAACCTTATGATAACACTGAAGCAATTCTCCCAACGACAATGTCTTAATGTTCTTGTCATCAAATCTGCAATTAGTCTTGAATTTATAGAATTCTGCAGGTTTGAAACTGACAAATTCTTTCTTCTTTTCTTCAATTTCTTTCAGCGCATTGCTGATTACCAAGTCTTTGTTTTCCATATTTTTTAAATTTTATTTTTTATTCTATATATTCCTCTTCCATTTTGGATTTGATTTCCGCTGCTATGTGTCTATTGACACTAATAGTTTCACCGTTATTGAAATGTACATACCAAAGATTATCATCTCCTTCTTCAAGAAAACAGATACTACTTATGGGAAAGAAAAAATATCCTACATTAATCATATAAACTTCTTTTTAAATAATCATATAAATTTCTTTTTAAATGTTTTCAGGTAGCGGGGCATTTTCATTAAAACTCAATTCAGCATGAGAAATGCTTCCATTGCTTATTTTTTTCACAAACTCTCCCTTTGAATTTAAGAAACCCCCAACGTTATAGATATCATAAGAAGTCCCGCAACACATGTACTTCCAATCATCTTTTGTTAAGTTAATGGCCGGATACTCAAATCGGTTATGCTGCACTTCTTCTCTCCTGAATCTCCCATCTTTGAATGTTAAGTATGCAACTACAGTGAAATGTATTTCAATCTGTTTTCCCTTTTCAAACTCAGCCGTAAGTTTTTCTTTCGCTTCATAATCCATGAATCCCCATTTATTGGCCGAATGTTTGTTAAGCCATTCGCTTAATAAATAACCCTGATATTTGTATTGCTTTGTACCCTTTATACATGTAATATGTTCATCTCCGGGCTTCTGTAAAAGAAGACTCATACCCCATGAATAATTGGAATCGTCAGTTTCCACGTATTTAATCCATTCGTCAAGGCCGCCTTTCAATGTAAGGGTTTTCAAATCACTTCCTTTATAGGCTGCAGTCGTTTTATAGTTTTCGACATAAGTTGCAATATCGTCTGCTGTAATGGCGTGTTCCTCAATGAGATAATCAAGTTTATCGGTTGTTTTATAACCCACAAACTTTTTGTTTTCAACATCAACAAACGTACTCATCTTGACTAAACGTATCTGTTCATAAGTAGGTTTCGACCACCTGTTAGGGGAATATGCGTTCTTATCTTCCTTTTCCTCCCATAAATACCATTCCATCTTACCAATATAAATAAGATATGGATATTCTTTTGACTTATAAGCAGCACCAAGTTTAAGGTCTCTCACAATTATCTTCTCCTTACGGTCCTGAAGTTCAGTGGAAAGCCTATAATCTTCAGAACAAACAGGAAGAAGAATCAATTCAGGCCCCTCCCATGCGTAAACAAACTCACCTTCAAGACCCTTTCCTTTTGTGGAAGTGCATTCCTGCAATATGAAAAGAAGATTTTCGAGAGTGATTTCTATTTCAAATCCACGAGGGTCATAAACTCGGCATTTTGTTTCCCTATAATTCCAACCTGATTTATAACCCCCCACACGTTTATTAAGAACAAAACCCTCAGTAGGTTTGTTTTCAAACTCACCAATACCAAGTTCCTTGGTTCTCCAATGTTCCCATGACGTATGTTTAGCAATTTTATTCTTTTTATCAAGATAAGTCACATAAGCCAATTTTCCTGAATATGTGTTTTCTCTCTTCTGATATCCAACCCTCAATTCCTGAGGAATATTCAATCTCTCATTTGCCATATTTTTCTAATGTTTCCGTTTCTATTTTTATTACTTCTCTTACCCATGTGAGGCATTTGCCCAAAAGATTCTGTCCAAGCCAATTTTTCTCATCATCAATCATCTGGTCATCCTCACCTAAACCAACACCCCACACTTTATCATATGGTGACGCTTCGACAAATGTCTTTCCATCAAACTCAGGATTAAGAAGAAAATCCCGTAATTCTTTATTATAAACGAATTTTTTGTATAATGCACTTTTCATCACATTTTCCTTCACAAGATTCCAAGTATCCTCATTAAATCCTTTCACTTTCCTACCCAATTTCTTGGCCTCCTTAGGTGTTTCCGCATCAAGAATCAATTTAGCAGTTTCATCATCACCAAACATTATTGCTTTCCACCACATGAAAAACTGTTCACTTGTAGTGAATTTATACCAACAATTATCAACGCCAAAAAATGTTATATTGCAAGGATAGAAATTAGATAACTCCCCACCCCAAAAGAAAACATACTTATCAGTTACTCTCATATTTTTTAATTAAATTGTTATCATCAATAATTGAAACTTCACCATATTTCTCATAGACATCATATGCTATTTTGGCTACAGTTCTCTTAAGTTTTTTCCACTGTTTGTTGTAACGTTTCTCTATTTCACTAAGAATATCATACGCCTTTCCCTTCTTTCCTGTTGCATTGTACCAAGCCTGTTCAATAATCTTAGCATTTGATGTATCAAATGTTTTCCACAGATAATCAAGATTCATGCCATTAACAATATAATTCTGATAAACAACCGTATTTTTTATGATTTCAAAAGCATCTGCAGATGCTTTAATTTTGTCAACATTAGATTTCAATGCACCATATATTGAACCAATATAAGCACGTAGTTCAAAATTGGTTGTGAAATAAACAAGATTTGATATCGCACGTTCAGCATCAACAGTAGAGTAATATCTATCTACATTCTTATCATAGTTGATTTTACGTGCATAATCAAACAGGGATTCGGCACCATTTTTTTTACGTTTAAACTCCTCATAGGCATGAGTCAATTCATGCGCGAAAATCGCAGATGTATGTTCTTCAATTTGATGGACTCCAGTAAATATAATGAACTCTCCTCTCAATAACGGAATTTTACCATCCACCAATTCACTGGCCATACCTGTAAATACACCTTTGACATTAGACTTATCACTGACACAATAATTGATTTTTATATTAACATCTTTGAAAAAACATCCTTCAATATCTTTCCATATATTATCAGTCAAAACAGTTGTCTGTTTTTTGTCAGTGAAATTAAGCGTATTGATGAAATCAAGAAAAGCATCAATGTAATAATCCATGTTAGGTATTATACCATGTTTCTCACATAACAGATTTTTATTTTCCGTTAAATAATATGATGGTACAATTTTTCTACCATAATAAAATTCTATGAACAGCGATTTCTTAATCTCTTCATTTAATATTTTTCTAATCATAGTCTTCAATTGTTTCGTCACTTAAATTTATTAACAGGTTTTCATTTGTTTCTGCAATATCTTTTTTTAACAAATAAAGTAATCTACCAAATGCTTTTGTATATTCGCTAACAACCCTGTTTGCAATTTTCAAATATGAATCAATCGTTTTGTTAAACGGTTTCAACGCTCTCACTATCCTTTCATGTTGGTTCCTATCCTCAATAACCTGTTTAATTGCATTAATGTTTTTATATACTGCTGTATTCTTGATTTCTTCCAAAGGATTCAATACATGGCCATTAATGTTCTTTCCCATTACATCACCATAAATCCCATTAATCAACGCATTCTTTTCCACACGAGCATAATAATAATATGTACACCCAATTATTTTTTCAATGAAATCAGAACTATGCATCAACTGCATAAATGCCTGATATTGTTGATTCTGTTTTGTATTCAATAACGGTTTGCCTTTCTTATATAATTGGAACAAATGTTCTATCTCATGCTGAATTGTTCTGTTATGCTTCTCCCACAATATTCTATCCCCATGTCCAACTAAGTAAAACGTTAATTCATATTTTTCTATGTTTGATGTGGAGTTAAATCTTCTTAAATAATAGGATACCACATTTTTATCAGCATCATCAACAACATAATATATCACATTTATAACAATGTCTTTCCATTTTACATTCAAATCTCCATGAAATGCTTTATATGGGAAGTTATTGTTTAGAGCATAAAATCGAGTTTTATTTTTATAATTTTTAGAAAAATTATCTCCTATCGAGCTCTTAATTTTCACAACAAGTTGTTTAACATCATTGGAAATCCCAAGTTCCTCATTAATTATCTGTTTTTCCATTTTTCAACCTCTCCATATCTTTTAGAACAATCTCTTCACAATCAACAAGCATATTATATATTTTCTCCTTATCCTTAATATTATTCTCAGGAAGAATTTCAAGGCAATAATCAATCTCTCTTAACAATTCTTCACAATCCTCTACAGTAAGCAATTCATCTGATGATATCAAAGACACAAGATACAGGTATAGAAGACCTTCTTTTTCAAGGCCTTCCATCCATTTATTCTTATCAATATTACCCATATTAACGGTTTTTAATTAAGTCAGGATTATCATGGATATTTCCCACAACAGTCGCCCATTCATGAGTTGGAGCATTTATTGGGCACTCATCATCAAGGTCTCCATCCCATAAGAAAGCAAACACACCTCGGACAAAACGTACCTCCAATAAAGATTCCGTAGTAGGTTCACCATCACCCCATAGAAAAGCAATTACATCACCCTCAAATATCTCGTTATGATTCTTATCGTAAAGGCTCGTAAACTCTCCAATTGTTTCAGGGTCAACTTCTTCTTGGAATCCTTCTTTATCCCACATAAAATATCCAACGCCCTCTTTTGCCGGTACCTGCAGGTTCCCATACAGCCATTCACCCGTTCTCTTGCATTTTCCTCTGAATTTAATTTTTCTCATATCTTATTATTGCCAAAAAATTACTAAATTTATCTTCCTGTTGAACCAAAACCACCTTCTCCTCGTTCCGTTTCATCAAGAACTGCAACCTCATCCCATTCTACCTTTTCATAACGTGCAACTACCAACTGTGCAATTCTTTCACCAGGCTTAATTACAAAATCATTATCTGAAAAATTGAACAGTTTTACACCAATAGGACCCCGATAATCAGCATCAATTGTGCCAACATGCGACACAATATCATATTTAAATGCCAAACCACTTCTTCCCCTTACTTGTGCTTCACAACCCTCAGGTAATTGAATATGAATGTTTGTTGGAACCACAATACTCCCTCTTGCTTTAAGAACCATAGGTTCAAGAATATCTGCTTTCAAATCCATACCCGCAGCACCGGGAGTTGCATACTCAGGAAGTCTATGATTAGACTTATTTACAATCTTTACTTTTACCATATATTTTTTATTATTACATGTTTATCGTCATGTTTCCGTTAACCTCTCCAATATTAAGAGTTTTTGTTGGTTTAATACCTTCCCCCCAATTCAGCATTTCAACTGACCTGATAAGGAATTCATCAATCTTACTATCGTCGTAATAACAATCTACGCCACAACAGAATTGCACTATTCTTGCTACTCCATATAGTTCATTAACCATATTGAACACAAACTGTCCCTCTCGCCAATTTTTTGGCTTTTCATATGAATATATTTCGTTTTTAACTTCTTCTACTGTAAACAGTTGTTTATGCTCAGCAAAATTTTCATTGAAATCATTCAATTCCCTGACAAAAATCATTGTTTCTCCTGTGTGTCTATCATCACCTTTATATACAACACCATCGACCCACTCACCATTGATTTTGATTTTGCATTTATCCACAATTGTTTCAATAACACCTTTTTTCTTGTGCTCAATGATTTTTCCACTAACTATTTCCATATATCATTCCTTATTTCTTATTTTTTCTTTTCTGTCCGTGATAAGGTTCCCCCATAAAAGATTTTTCATCAAAACCAAGCCTATCGCGGTCGACAATATTTTTCTCCTGTTCTTTCTCTTTTTTTCTTTGTTCTAAATCATGTAAAAGGGTTTCGTTTCTTAATTCCCTTTCTTTCAAACGTTCCCTATACTCTTTCTTCTTTTGTTTTAACGTTTCCTTTTTCCATTGTCTATACTCAGGACTATTATACTCATAATAATAACGAATTTGCCCTTCCACTTCAAAGCAAGATTCCACAAAATCTCTTGCGTGTGAAGTTTCATTGTACCATTTATATCCATGTTTACTGACCTCAGTACTTTCATTTTTTATGTGATAAATGATACTATCATATTTTTCCTGATTAATTCTGCCACCGCAACAAATATGATGAAACCAACCCCCAAGATTAACACCGTTATCCACCAAGATAGTACGTAAAAGAAGAATCTGATTTTCACTCAAATCTGTACGAAGAAAAAACATTGCATTGGAAACATCCTTGCCTACAGTTGTCCTCCTTTCTTTCTTTTTATCTATCCAAAGTTGTGTTCTTTCAGCCTCTTTTTTATTAATCTGCAGTCGCCCCTGTGAATCAATAATGTATTCTTTTAAACGAGTATCACCTTCTTTAAATTCAACTCTTGAACTTAACAATAATTCAACTAAATTAGGTTCATGCCTTGCGACATTGAAATCTTTCATTTTTTCGAGAATATGCTCCTTGACTTTGTCATAGTTTCTACCAACAGATTTCTTTAGATACCTGTCAATATATCTACCAACAATCTTGTAATTTTGTGTACCTTGGTCGTATATCTTCATATCATAACTTTCCCGAAAATGAGTCTTTCTCATTGAAATCCTCTGAGGAGAGTTATCTATTGTTTCAATATCTTTCATCACTTTATTAAGTTTCTTAATGCAAATATACCTATTTTTCTAATTAAAACAAAGTACTTAAATCAATTTCTTCGTTTTTAAATGGTTTTAACCGGCTGTTTTCAAAAGCATCCAAACACACCTTTGCTATCACTTTTCTTAACTGATTCCACCTTTTATAATAAAGGGATGTTATTTTTTTTATGATTTTATTATATGATAAGTGTCTTTTTGTTATTTGTAACCATATTTCTTCAACGTCACTTTTATTATTGGTATTAGCAATTTCTTCAATCCAATTATAGATGATTTTAAAATTATTAAACGTTATATTTTCTTCTATCTGTTTCAAACCATCCTGAGGATTTGCCCATTTTGATGCGCTATACAATAATGACGTGTATAATGAAGCAGCATAAGCATTTGTTTCAAAATCAAACAGATAATAAACTATATAACCAATTTTCTTTTCAAGAGATGTAGAATTACTCGACGTTATCAAATCTCTGGTTGTTACGTAACTATCAATGTAATTATCAACGGTATAAGGTCTCTGTCCTTTCTTCAAACGCATATAAATCTCATATGCATGGGTGAGTTCATGGGCAAATAAACTCCTTGCACGGTTCACAAATCCATTCCAATCTTTACCGCTTAATGTAAAATTCATTCTTAGTGTATTAATTTTCCCTTCCTCATTAAGCTTTCTAATATCCCCAACAAGATAACCATTATTGCCCCCCTTTTCTTGTTTATTTACCACAATATCCACATTAGAGAAAAAACAGTTCTCAATCTTATTGAAATTATTTTGTGTTAATAGAAACTTCCCATATGAATCTTTATGCTTCTTAAGAAAATTGATAAACACATTTATATATTGTTCTACATTTGGAATCATTCCATGCTTTTCAAGCAAAATGGTTTTTTGCTCATTAAGTTTACCAAAACCATTCCGTAAATAATCTTCAAGCACGATACTATTTTCCACAGTATCGTGCAAAAACTTATTAATATCTAACTCCATCTTTCTCTGTTTTCCATTCTATATATTTCTCAAAATCAGTGAAACCTTTTTCACCAACCTTGTTTTTCATAAATTTATATAGTGATTCAAGACTAACAAGACTAAAATTAGCAAGTTCACTGTCAAGACCAACATCCACCCTAAGTTCCTCACTTTCTTCATTTATCTTTAAAAGTGAGTTATGTGTATGGCCATGAACCATGAAAGCCCCGTGTAATCTTCTGTTCCACGCAACCATTGGAAAATGACAGAGCACAAGATAAATGTTTTCTTCAAGAAAATCATACTGATGTTTCTTTATCGGGAACTCTTTAATCTGAGAAACCGATACAAAATAATTCTCAAGCCCTTTGCATGACTTATCATGGTTTCCTATAATAAGATGCTTCTGCCCATGCAGCCTTTCGAGAAATTTTCTCGTATCCTCCGGAGTACCAAAAGACACATCACCAAGTATATATACATGGTCATGCTTTGCAACAGTCATATTCCACATCTTTACAATCCATTCGTTGTGTTTCTCCATTGCCTCAGTATCACTCATGTCATCGGTTATCCCCATGGTTTCCCTACGCTCTTTCTGAAATTTCAAAATGTTTCGATGAAAAGCGTGTAAATCTGCAGTAAACCATATCTTATATGCATTTTCCATTTTTAATACCAATCTTTTAAAAAATCTTCATAATTTTCGTATGTTGTACCTTCTGAATATATCCTTCCTTTAGCATCAATACTCCAACATTCTGTCCATTCAGAACCTTCACCTTGGTCACTATGCCCATAGACTTCAAACGAAAAATAATCATCATATTCTTCTATATTCCCGCAACAATAGGTACAGTGATAATCCCAATAATGTGATATCGCATCAAGCACCTTATCTAACAGATTTTGCAATTCTATTTTATTATCCATTCTTATCCCTCCTTATCCATTACAGCCATTGCAACCTTTTCTCCCCTATACTGTCTAAGTTTTTCTTCTACAGCCTTAGCGTCAACATGATATCCCTCGGATTTAAGATGCTCAATTAGTTTTTCAATATAAACTTCCCCACGTTTTTCTTTAGGTATTAACTCAATTAACCTAAGCATGGGGGTAAAACATAATCTATCTGTACTCATAATATTCCAAACAATCTTTTAAACCATCCAATAATTGCTGATGGTAAAGTTCTATAAGGGTACCACCAACAATTCCTATTGGAATAGCCGACTTCATACCTATAATTCCTCAAATTAGATTTCTTAATTACCGGAATTTTAAACATAATGTTCACGATTCTATACAAATTATACTGTTTTTGTTCAGGATTCTAAACACATTTCCTTTTCTTTTATTATATAATACTCCCAAGTCTTTTGTTGTCTTCAATCCATTCTCCAATAAAATCCCAATCAAAATCATACATGGGGGTATCATCCATAATAGGATAACCATCATAATCTGCAATGTAACCGTTCAATTCATAATCCCCCTTTTCGATTTTATCTGCAATTTTTCTTAGATGATTAGCAAGTTCAAGCCTGAAACGTTTATCACCTTCAACAACATTTACGATATAGTTTTCAGCATCATCTAATGAAACTTTATGTTTGGTACAATCTATTGGAGATGTAAATACATAATGGTCAAAATCTATGTCAATACACGGTCTATATTTAAAAACATCTGCTTCTTTCATATTATTTTTTGTTTAAAACAGCCATTGCAGTTACAATACCCATTATATGATTCTCCTCATAATTTTTGTTAACCATTGCAAGCGTATCATCACCAACAACATTAAATGTGTTAATAGGGACATATCCCCCATTGTGATGATATGCAAGATTAACATCATCCCTCATATTTTTTGTATATTCTCTAAATTCTCCTAACGTCATGATATTTTATTTTTAGTTTCTTCGTGATTCTCAAATTTTGCTTTCAACCTAAGATATGTTTGATATTCTTCTTGAAACTCCTTTTCCCTTTTATCATTAACTGCTTTTACCAAGGCTTGTTCATCAATATGCGGATGAACGCCCATCTCAATCTGCATGCTTCGACGTGGGCTATAAACGACCTTATCATCCTTTACATAACAATCATCCATATTGTGAAAAACATGCAACGGGCGAATTACAACATTTTCCAAGTAATAGTCAACACAATTCAAAAAATCATTTTTGTCAATCCCAATATGTATATAAGTGTCATCAGTAAAAGTGATTATAAGTTGATTGTCGTCATGGTCAGTCATAGTCCTAAGAAAACCAACCTCACGAACCACCTTCCCTGATAATACATCATTTTCAACTATACCGGATTGTAATTTAATCTGTTCCATAATATTCTTTTTTTTTAATGTTATTATCTAACTATACTACAAATATCGTGCCACGAATTCTCTCCTTCGTGGTTTTTCTCGTTCTTTTCTCAAAACAACTTTCATCCGGAAAAAACCAAGAGGAATCTCCCGCCATCCCATCAAGCCACAAGTTACATACATATCCTTTGGTTTTTCCTTTCCTGTCAACAACTCTACAATAGTGTTCACAGCGTTCACAGCATATCTTATTCTTTCCCATCGTCTTTTGGATTTAAATCAGGACGTTTCTTATATATCTCCTCTAACTCTTTTTCTCTCTTCTCTTTTTTTACTCTTTCAGATTCATGGTAAATATCCCATGTCTCCTTCTCCCATTCCTCCCCATATTCCTCAATCATGGCCTCTTCAAACTCATCACCATAGTAATCCATATCCCAAAGAAGCATTGGGTTTCTTTTTTCAATTTGAACATCAACCCCTTGTTTCTTCCAATATTCAACAACTTTATCCGGATTTGAAGTCGGTGATGCTCCTAAAGCAATACCACATCTGAAACTACTTTCCTCTCTTTCAAATGAATAAAAATTCTTGCAGTCAGCAATTATACTATCCACCATATCAGAAAGGTCCTTTACATATATACTAACATCAGGATTATCCTCGCCAAGCACAAGTTTGAAATAGTTTTCAAGTTGCTTCTTCATCGGAAGAACCTTCTCATAGTCTCTATGGCCAGGATGCCATTCACCATCCTTATCAGTATAATCAGGCTTGTAAACATCCTTACTACCACCATTTGATACATATTCTTGTAGAATCTCCATATAACGGTTCCACTTACCCTCAATATTATATGCTTTCACATATTTGTCAAGAATATATGAAAATTCTTCTGAAGACAAATAATATCTATCATATATATGGTCGTTTGGCCCCTCAGTTATTTTTCCTGATTTAAAATCAGCAATGAGTTGGTCATAATCAACCGAAGGTTGTGCCTTTGCATACATTTCTTTCATGCAGTCGTGAAATGCCTGTGATATCACTTTTTCCCTATCTAACATAATCCTAAAAATTGTTTGTGGCAAATATACTATTTTTTCTTTAAAAAACAAAAAAGAGAAGAACATTTCTATTCTTCTCCTTAAACTATTTCTCGTCATTTTTCAATCTTTCATTTTCTCGCTTTAATATTCGATTCTCAGACCTTAAAGTGAGAACTTCACCAAAAAGTTGTTCCCTATATTTTTCACTGTCTATTTTTTCTTTAATAAGAGCCTCATACATTTTCTTATATTCACCTGCTGTATGTGGATATTTGTTTCCATCCTCATCAGTCTTAGCCTCTTTCAATAACTGTCTTGTTACATCAAGTTCACGCTTATAATCGTTAATCGCCTTATTTCGCCAAGAAACCATGTTATAATAGAACTTCTCGCACAGATTAAGGTCATCTTCACCTAACTTTTCACCGTGAATTTTAGGGGCTTTTTTAACCCATTTAATATATGGCCATACATCGCACATATAAACTAAGCCGGCATATTCAGGCACTTCTTCAGGTTCAATAAGGCCCTCAGGAACTGCATAGAAAAAATAATTCGGCTTTAAAACTTTCTCGGTATATGCCTCTTTACCCCATGGCTGAATCATTTTTGGTTCATATGTTCCTTCAAGAATTTGATGCTTTCTCTTTTTCTTCATGTCGGCCTTGAAATCTGCACGTGAAATTTTCACTTCACCCTCATAAAGGTATCCTGATTTTGTCATTGCAAGATAATCAGATTCCCATGATTTATCAAAAACATACAAATTTCTTATCACATATTTAGGCTGTGATAAGAAATTGCGTTCAAGAACATCAATTATTTTTTCTTCAGACCATTCAACTTTCTCTGTCTTTTTTTTAAATCCCATATTATTTTTTTTCTAAAAATTAGTTTCCAACCCATCTCTTATCACAATCAACGGCCCGGGAGTTAAATCTCTTAAAATAACCATATAAATAGTTTAAAGACATATATTTAAACGTTCTTTTGCATGTTCAATCATATCTTTATGGTCAAATGCAAGAGGAGGGAGTTGTCTGAGACTAAACCATTTACATTCGACAGCATCGTCACCTGCAAAAAATTCAGTATCGCATGGCACAACGACAATTGATAGTACCGAAATTACCCTTCCTCTCTCATCCCTGTCAGGATTATCGAAAATCTTATCATTAAAATATTTAAAGCATGACCTATTAATGTCAATACCCGTTTCCTCCTTAACTTCCCTCTTTACTGCATCTTCAAGAGTTTCATTTATTTCCATGTAACCACCAGGTAAAGCCCAACAGCCTTTATGAGGCTCATTTTTCCTCTTAATGAGCAGGATATCAATTCCTGCATTTTCATTGTACTTTAAAACCGCACAATCAGCTGCCAACGACGGCATTGGATATTCATATACGTATGTTCCCATTTTAATTCTGTTTTACAACCCAAAGGCTATGATATTCATTATGTTCAGGAAATTCAAAATTCTGAACCATATTGTAAAATACATTCTCAGGTATCTGTCCCTTACGTCTCTTGATATTATCCTTAAACGTAGGTGCCTCAATATACCAATAGTTCCAACGGATTTTCTTTCCTCCTAAGAAACCTTTCAATTCCTTTCTTCTCTTGGCAGATAGATTAATGTTATTCAATATAACAGGACGATTATTTTCTATTGCCTCAAGAAGCCTTTCATTAAAAATCTTGGTAACTTTATTCTCCTGTTTGTTTGTTCCAACAATCTTTTCATCTGCAGAACAATAACCCAATTCCACCCTGATATCATCTCTTGACAACACCACAGGGTTATCCATCTTATGAATGAGTGTATTCTCAATGAAAGTATTCTTGCCTGACCCAGGAAGCCCAATCATCACATTGACCTCAACGGCATCGTCAGCAAATTTAGGAAGACTACCACTGCAACCGTAAGGACTTTCACCAATCTTGAACATATTCAGCCATGAAATGTTGTTCAATTCTTCACCGATGATTAGGAATCTTTCAAGAATCTTCTTGTCTTCCTCTTTAGTAGAACAACTTGGTTTCTGAATTGCACCCTCAAGGTCACACATCTTCAGCCTGTATATATCATAATAAGGGAGAGTTTTTGTAATTTTATCAACAACATCCCTTGGCTTCTTGGCTTTTTCGAAGAAGAGAGGCTCCATATGCCACTTAACCATATGAACAATATACTCACGGTCATAAAGAGGCCAATCCCACAGCATTTCACGTGCAAGTTTTGAACCTACATTTTCATGACCATAAGAGTGCCAATTACCATCTTTTTCTCCCTTGAAAGTCGTCTTAGGCTTTCCAACATCATGGAAAAGTGCTGAGAGCATAAAAAGTCTCTTCTCGTGAAGGTTCTTCTCAGTATCTTCTTCCATAAATCCCAAAGCATGCTTGCACACAAGACGGGTATGTTCCAATGTATTTCCCTCACTATGCCAACGAGGATTCTGCATAGTATTCTCCATATCTCTAAAATGTGGAAGTTTCAAAATGAAATCCCAATTCAAGTTCAAAGTATTATCAATAAAAAAATCTTCAAGTACCATATTATTCTTTTCCAAATACATGTTCTATTACATTAATATTCTTGATTTTCTCAAGTTCTTTCTCTTTCTTCTCAATAGAATTGCGCATAGATATTATGTTTCGTTCAATTTCGCTGACATATTCGTCAGTGGCAATTTCCACCCACTTCCTCAAAAACTCATTACGGTCTTTAAACCACTCCAATGGAATATATACATAATATCCAAAAGGAGATACGTAATTTATATGGATATAATCACCATTTACACCACTTTGAAAATCTGCACAATCAATCTTTTTAATGTCATCCCTATTATCAACAATTCTTCCAATAAGTTGCCAACCAATTGTATCTATTTTAAATGGGACAGCCCTTGCTAATTTCCAATAATCGGCAGAATAATCAGCAAGTATGTCTTTCCAAAAATCCTGATATATGTCAGAATCTTTAGGCTCTGACATATACTTTTCAAGTACCTTTTCTTCAATCTTATTCCACATTTTTTTCATTTTTTAGTCAACCAGATTTTCTTTTAAAGGGTCATTATTCCTAACATACTGAGCAATTTTTATCTCATAATCAGTGAGTTTGAAATCTGTCTTGTCATGCAACCACATAGCATAATGAGGTTCTGTATTGATAATTTCCCAAACAGTTCTTCCTTGATGTTTCCCAAATGGAATGCATCTGCAAATATCTACACCCTCATTCTTGGCTTTAATTTCATCCGACAGTTTATTGATAACCATCATTGCTTTCTCAAGCATCTCTTGTGCTCTGTTAAAAGGCATCCGCAAAAGATTATCAGTTGTTAAGCACACGATTTTCTGAGGTGCGATTCCGTAAATATCCTCAAAATCCTTTTGCCTTTTTCTGTGAGTTTCCAATCTCCTCTCGGCTTCCCTCGCCCATCTTGCACGTTCTTTTTCCTCAAACTCTTGATAGAGTTTCATATCACCTAAGTTCATAAAATTTTCTATTTAAAAATTAACAACCTAATTCAATACAAATATCGTGCCAAACTATCTGAAATTGATATCATCTAACGCTCTTTCAAGTCTATTTATTGCATTTTCAATATTATCTTTGATATTGTCAAATGTCCGGTCATCATCTTCTTTAGATTTTTCTGATGCTTCAATTTTTTCCCACATAGATTCCAACATACCATGTATTGATAATACATCATCAAGGACATCAAGTATTTCGTCCTTTGTAGGTCCCGTATAAACCGGGTTCTGTGCAGGAGTTTGTAAATCTGATACAAGTCCTGCAACTCTATCCATTACAATGCTAATTCGTTCAATCATAACCTATACTTCCTCAGACATCTCTATCCAATAATTCAAATCACTGTTCAAATTTTCAATCTCAATTTGTGCTGAAGCAAAAACATCCAATACTGTTTTTAGAGTGTCAATAATCTCTTCCTTTGTAGGTCCCGCATAAGCAGGGTTCTGTGCAGGAGATTCCAAATCTGAAATAAGGGCAGATATCTTCTCTGCCTCAATTTCAATTTTGTTTACAACGTTTAAAAGTGCCATATATTAATGTATATTATTTAATAGTTAATCTACTCAGAAAAGGTACATCATAGTTTCGATACCTTGGATGTTTCCACCAAGGCTCATATTCAAATCTATTATTTAACCAAACCACATTACAACCGTACTTAAAAATACGCCCACCTATAGGAGAATCAAAACGGTCTTCACAATATAATTGTGACGGTTCAACATTTGGAACGTCACCACTTTCTAACTTTTTTCGCATGCAACTACGTTTTCGGTGCAAAAATAGACTTTTTTTCTGAAACAACAAAAAAAAGTTGTATTTTTTTTCAATACTTCTATATTTTAAAAAATTAAATAATATACCGTTATTAACAAATTATAACTTATTAATATATAGTTAATTATAAAATATTATTTAATATATTATTTTAATTATAAATTATAATTAAACGCGCGTGCGCGAGGCTCTAATGTGAAATTTTGTTTTTTAGAAAATTGTTATTATATTTGCCGTCGGAAACATTTAAAGTTAAAATTTATGATTGAAGAAACCGTTAAAATTGCGAGTAAATTTTTAAGAAATGCTTATAATGATGATATTATTGCTCTTGCACAAATCCTTAATGCTGAGGCGGAAAATAATAAGGAAGTACTGAGAGATTATATTAATTGTGTAAGAACATTTTGTGATAAACTCTACGATAGTTTGGCATAATTTTTGTTATAAGCAATTGAAAACACAATTTTGTATGAGAAAAATTTTATTTATTTCGTTTATTAGTATCATGTTTATCTCTTGTGAGAAATATGATTTGGAAACAGCTTACTTTCACCAAATTAATTTAGAATTAGACTTTAACCTTGACTACCCTGATGACAATGGTGGATGTGATTGTTTCATACATTTGGTTAATAACTACCAAATGCCTATTGATAACATTGTAATTACATACGAGATTCAAAACGCAGATGGGGAATCTGTAAAAGATTATAAAACAGAATCTGCAGTAAATAAAGTGAGAATAAAAAGTACTGAACCATTTTATGTTGGGGACAGTTATTGGACCGTGGTTTCTGATATGGTCCATAATAGTACGGCTCGTTTCTTAAAAATACTTGATATTGAAATTAATTTTTTGAAATAATGGTGACTAACAAACAAAAACACGCGGTTCGTTTCATCGTGGAAACAATGAGAATCCCCTTTAAAGGAGATATTAATGATATTAAAGACGTGTCCCGTTTTCTTGATGAATACTTTGATGACGCTAAACTATTGAATTCTCAACTTGAAGAAATTGCTAATTATCATGATGACTGTGCCGCAAGAGAAGATATAATGTATGACTATTGGTTAAGTCAAAATGGTTTTTAATTATGGTTAGAGATTATGAGAGTCCAAGACTTTACAGGAGTATGTTCTTAGTCAATAAGACATTATTTGATGGGGCGGTCTATGATATATTTGAAACCGACCGTGCCAGATATCGTATTGATGAACCCATATATAATGTAGACGGTGGAGTAAGCGGTGCATATTATCATGAAGGAGGGGCTGATAATACTTTTAGTACTATAGAAAACGGGAGATTTCTGCTAAAAAATCAAAATAACTTTTTTTGGTAATTATAACTATTTATTAATTTTGTGGATTAATTTTTTAAAATATTTTTGATATGAAAAATAAAATTCTTATTACATTGGGCGTGATGATGATGCTTGCAACACTTGGAGTTTCAGTATTTAATACTATTTCAATTTCAAGACTTTCAGAACATCACGTTCCCGGAGAGGAAGGCTACTCATACGCCATTGACTGTGTTAGGGAGGCTGAATTGGAATACCATAGATATTATTATGAATATGTAACTGAGGTTCAAAACTATATATCCTCAGTGGCTCCAACTTCAAATTTAAGGGGATATGCACTTGTTGAACAATGTGAAAAATATGGCGTTGACGTCAAGTTTGTCCTTGTTCAAGGAGAAATTGAATCCCATTACGGAACAAAGGGAATTGGCGCAAAACTGAATAATGTGTTTAACGTAGGAGTTTTTGACGGTTTGTCCCATTCTGAGATTAATAGTAAGTATCGTTACAGTTATCCAAATGAATCCATTGAACCTTATCTAAAACTACTTACAACACGTTACCTCGTCAATAAACTTGAGGGAGACCTCATGGAAAACTACGTTGATGTTAATGGTAAACGTTATGCTTCAGATGAACTTTATGAGACAAAATTCAAGGCAAAGTATGAAGCAATTAGCAATACAACAAAGATAGATGAACTTCAAGCAAAGGTAAGAAGTTATGCCATTAAATGTGGAAGATAGAAAATGAGGAAGAAGTCATTAAATAACCCCAAATACCTTGATTTTCATTCTTTTGAACGATTTTCAATTTTTAAGAAGGAGAATTCTTTTCGAAAACCATTAAAAAAAATTCGAGGAGAATCTCTCCTTAGTGTAGCAAACGCCGGATATTTGGAATATGATGACGAACATGCAATTTTTCAGCCATCTGTTGATGCGATTTTTGAAAGCCGTGATAAATCTTTATTTTCTGACTGTCTTTTTGTGGAACCCAAAAATAATGAACAATCATTTTTTTGTGGAGGGAATTTTGGTATACTAAAACTTTTATAGGTATTTTGGCACGGTATTTGTTGTAATTCACCGTAGATTTTTACACATTTTTATTATGCACATACTTTCACTACAGGACCTTAATAAGTGGTTTAAGGAATTTAATACCAAATATTTCGATGGGGAACTTAAAGCACCAATTTTTAGTATATCAAACACTAAAGTTGCTTTAGGTGACTTTAAACCTATGGGTAATCTTTCCCGTATCCGTATATCATCTTTTTTCAAAAGAGAAATCAGAGGATATCAGCAAACCCTCATTCATGAAATGATTCATTTATGGCAATGGCAGAATAAACTTACTGATAGAAAACATGGTTATGATTTCAAAAGAAAAGCACGTGAAATCAATCGTGATGGGTGGGATATTTCAAGAGTTACTTCATTAACTTACGATGAAGCAAAATCCGTAGACCCAGTTTATTGTGACTTGATGATTTGGAGGAATGATAGAGGTATTGCAGTTGCAAGAGTATCCGATACGTCTGCAGCATTATTTTACCATCAATATCAGTCATCCCTTGATGACTTGAAATTTGTACGGGCTTATGGTTCCTATTTTTCACAGTTCAAAGTTAGTAGAAAACGTGTAACTTATTACACATTAACAGAAACAGAGTTCAAAGAAAAAATCAAACCTTACATTATAAAAGAATATTCTTATGCGGCGTAAAAGAAAAGCAACTACTTTTTCAGATACTGTGCATGGCAGTATGATACAAAATTTCAATAAATGGTTGACTTTAGCTGATGAATGTGATTATGAAATTATCAGCATTACACCACTTAAAGAAAATAGAATACTAGTTTTATATACTTATATCAACAAAGAAGAAAAAATATGAAAAATTTTCTAACAGTTATATTCGGTGCAATTTATCAATGTTTTATCATCGGAGGTATGGTTCTTGCTATAATGTTTGCTATTGGTATGTTCACATACGGTTATTGCACAGATATTATTTCAAAAATATGTTTTGGTGGTATCATTCTTTGTATTGGCGTTGAAATTCTCCATAAAGCGCAAGAACTTACAGAACTTATAATGTATGTCATTGAACGTCGAAAAGATAAAAAAGGCTCCGAGAAATAATCCTCAGAGCCAAAAAAAGATAAAGTATGTTTGAATGGTTTAGAGATTTAAATGTTTTTTAATCATTTGAATTTCTGAATAAAGGATATCAAGCCCTTTTAAAGCAATGACACTCAATTTTGAATAATCCACTGATAATTTTCCCGTATCATCTTCAGAAACCAATTCAGGATAAAGTTCACGAACTTTTTGTGCGGATGTACCCATTTGCATATCCTCATTACCGTTGTTCCACGTGAAATATGCTTTCGGTAATTTTAAAAGTTTTTCAAAATCAACTTCCACATCACCATGGAATGTCTTAAGTCGCTCATCGGAATCCTGATAATAACCCGTACAACCATGAAGAGTATTTCCTGACATGTAGATACTTGACTTGGTAAGTCCTGTTGTGGTAGTTCCTGATGATACCGCACCTACCAAATATGATGTTGTACCTGAATCATATGTTGAAGTAACTGCACTATCGGTGAATTTTGCATTTGAAGGGACAGACTTAGCTAAAGTATAAGTACATGTTACAGGTTGTCCACTTGAATTAAAATATACAGGCTGATTTTCTGAACCAATTGCGTTTATATTAGTCAATCTTGCTGCAGATGCTGCAGTATTTGCACTTGCAACCGTTGCTGCTGATGTTATGAAATCGCTGTCATTTGTCAAATGGCTCGTCTTTGTCGGGATGTTGATTGTCTTTGCAGCTGCATTTGGGTCATAAGTAACGGCAGTGAAGGCGCCTGCCTGTGCAGTTAGGCTATATATTGTCTGATGGTCAATTAAATACTGACCGTGGGTGTGGGCTGCTGATGCAGCCTCACCTGCAGCATACGTTTTACCGTTTAAGTCGCCACTAATCAATTTTGCAATACCATATCCGGTTGTTGCCGATGTTCCTGTTACTGCAGTCCACTTTCCATTTGCAAGGTCATATGCAGCCTTTACAGCACTTGGAGTTGCAGCAAGGGATGTGGATGTACTATTCGTTGCTGTACTTAACTGGGTCAAACCATAGGTACTTGTGGTTGCTGTTGCTGCTGTATATTTTCCGTTTGCTGTATTTTGCGCTGTTGTAGCTGCATTTTGTGCTGCATTTGCAGTTGACTGTGCTGCAACTGCGGCATCATACGCTGTTTTAACAGCATTTGCTGTTGCGGCACTGATGGTACTTGTACTATCAACTCCGTTATATACAGGTCTCCATGTATCAGGATTTGTAGGCATTGTATAAGTTGTTGTTGATGAACTTACATAATGCCCCTTATTATCAAATTTAATAGAAGGAATTGTAATAGTCCCTTCCCAATCAAGAGTACCACTGCCTCCTTGTGCAGTCACTGCTGTTGCTGACGGCACATAGTGCCCATCCTGTGTTGTTGCAGTATCTGTAAAAACAGCATTTGAAGGAACATTTTTATTTATTTCATAACTAATTTCGGCAGGCTTTCCCTCTTTAAAGTAAACAGGTTTATTGGTTGCCCCTGCAGATGCAGTATCCAATTTAACCGCTGATATTGCGGAACCACCTACAGATGCGGAACCGGCATAATTATGTGTGTGGTTTCCAATTGCGACTGTGGAATCTGTTGTTCCTATCGGGAGTCTCCCTATGTTTATTGTACCTGCAGTTATTGCACTTGCATCATGTGTATGACCCGTATCGGATTTGGTTGCGAGGGTTCTGATAATTTCAGAATTGTCTCCAATTTTAACCCATGAGTTTTCTAATGTTGGGTCTGCAGCGATTGGAGTACCATTTGCGTCAAATGACGCTGTTTTAAGTGCATATATCACATTTTCCTCACAAACAAGGACCGATAAACCCGCATAAGCAGGTGCTGTTTTATCATCCCATACTGTGGTTAGGTCACTTTTCTTTGGGACCCTCATTCTTGAATCAACAGGGCCCGCAGCTGTAATATTAAAACCATATCCGTATGTTAAAGCGTTTTTTACAATTGCCATTTCTAAAATTGTTTAAATATTATGCATTAAGGGCGCTGTTAAGCACTATCTGATATGTATTGCCTTCACCCTGAGTTCCATCAGTTTTAAGTCTCTTATATGTATAAGATGTTCCGTTAATTGTTTTTGTAACTGTTGTATCTGTTGTATATGCAGCAGAGAAATTAGTCCAATTACCCGAAGGGTCTTTTATTTTGAAAGATGAAATTGACTTAGTTGAAGGGAAATCAAACATAAATGGGTTACTTCCAACCTCACCCGGAACACTTGTAAATGTAAATGTTGCGCTTGTTTGAAGCGTTTGCTTTGCACTTGCATCAGCAATTAACGCACCTCCTGAAATATTGGTATAAACCGGATAAACTCCCGTCACACTATATGTTGATGATGCTGTCGGACGATTTGAATCTGTTGCAGATTTTGCTGCGACTGCTGCTGATTTATGTCTTTCGCTTCTTTCTCCAAGGTTTGAAACAATGTATTTAGCACCAATTCCTGCATAAGAATAAGTATAAATAGGTCCTGTTTCGGTAACCGTATACTTATTACTTCCAAGACTTGCTGTCAATGTCACTGAAGCCAATGAACAAGAGTCATATGCGGCATTCGATGCAGATGCAGGAACATCCCCTACGAATCCTGACTTGGACGCTGACAACGAGTAAACCTCGCCTGACTTCTGACTATATGACATCGTATCGGTAATCGTGGTGCTTGTATTGATGGCCCCATCAATTGTGTCTGAATAACCATGTTCAAAGCCGCTTACCTCAGGATTTGTAACACTTGTGGACACTGACTTTGCTGTTACTGCATTTATTGTGATGTTCTTTCCTACCTCAACAAGCGAATCTGAACTCACATTTGCACTTATGGAAGGGCTTGAAAGTGACAATGAGAATGAACCTGATGAAGACGATGCAATAGGGTAAATCTCAACACAAAGAAGATTTTTAAGAAACTCTTGAATTGATGTTCCAACCGGTATTTTACCATCTGTATAAACCTTTTTTGCTATATCCGCGAGTGGTCCACCTTCGATAGTTATTTCCTCAGAAACAAAAGTGTCATCAGTAGTTATGCCTGTAACAGTTAATTCATTTAAATCATTTAATGTCAAATGATTATCATCAGCGATAAGGACATTAACAGTGTTACCTGATAAGCCAAGGCCATCACCATAAGAAACTGTTGAAGCCATGTTTTGCTTAATGGTTTCAATTTCTTGTGTATTTCCTGTTATGAGGTCATAATATTCACCCAATGTTTCAGTGTGAGAGGTAACAGTATTATTTACAGTCTTGATTTCTTGTGTATTTTTAGTAATCGCTTCATAATGCTCACTCAATGTTTCAGTATGTGCGGTTACTATATCGTTAATACCGCCCACAGTTTCAGACAATGATGTTAATCCATTTGAAATTGTTTCGACATCATCATTGATAGCGACAGCCTTATTGCCCATGTACAATGTACCACCACTCATCCAAACATTTGTATTTGAATATGTTTCAATACCATCACCATTTTGCTCCGAAGCACCTATCAAATAAAGTTTTTCTTCTGAATTAGAAGAGCCTGCAGTATTTTTGGTATCATTGTCAGACATTGTTTTCAATGTTTCTTCAATACTTTTAATTGATTCTGTATTTGAAGATACATTATCGGTTATTCCACTTATACTATCAGTGATACCGCTGATGGTTTCATTTATTGTTTCAATTTCATTTCCACCTATTTTTCCCCATGAACTTTCAAGCGTATAATCTGAATTCAAACAAATTCTAACCTCCCCTTTAGGGTCAGACACAATAAGTCCGGGATAAGGTTTTACTTTATCCCAGTTCTCAGGTAAGTAGATATGAGATATGTCGGAAACAAAAGTTCTCGAATCAATTGGCTCCGCATTGGTGATATTAAAACCACCGGCCAGAGAAAATGAGTTATTATATCTAATTTCAGCCATATCCTATATTACTTGGTATTAAGATTTTTATTTAATGTAAAGCGGAATTTTGTTGTTTCCGAATATGCATTACCGGCTCTTTTCCAAACTTTATAAGCGAGTTCATTACCTTGCACGGTATATGTTGCATCTTCAGTTGAACTACCTCCCGTATATGTCTCATATGCTTTTGACATTGTATTGTAGATTTCTACGGTCGAAAGACTATGTGTCGCAGGGTAAGCAAATGCATGGTATGCATCAGTTTCAGGTCCAAAAGAAATCTCAAAGACTTTTCCTGAAGAAAGACTGAGACGTTTATTAACATCAACAGTGTTTGAAACGGTTTCCGATACCATATTAGTATAAACAGGATAAACACCCGTCACACTATATGATGCTGATGAAGAAGGTCTGTTTGATGTTGTTGTTGAAACAGCAGCAATCGAAACTGACTTGTTATCATTATTCCTTCCCCCGAGATTGGACACAATATATTTGGAAGGTATCCCCGGATGTGAATATTCATAAGCAGGTCCCCCATTGCTGACACTATATGTATTGGTACCTACCGCCACAGTAAATGCTACTGAAGCCAATGAGCAAGAGCCATATGTTGCGTTAGATGCAGATGCAGGGACATCCCCAACAAATCCTGACTTGGATGCTGACAACGAATAAACCTCGCCCGATTTCTGTGCATATGTATATGATGTTGAAATAGAAGTGCTTGTATTAATTGTTCCGTCAATTGTATCCGAATAACCATGTTTGAATCCACTCACCTTAGGGTCTGTCTTGGACACCCCCACCCCTTTAGAAACGACTGAATTAATAACAACCTCAGTACCTACCTCAACAAGCGAACCGGAATTCACATTTGCTGAGATTGAAGGATTTGAAAGTGACAGTGAGAATGAAGGGCTGTTTTTTGATGTAGTTGGGTAGATTTCAACGCAAAGAAGAGCCTTAAGGAATGATTGTATGTCAGTTCCTTTCGGTAACACACCACTTGGATAAGCCTGTTTTACTGTACTTGCAAGAGGCCCACCTTCAATTGTTATATCCTCATTTATAATTGTTTTATTTGTATTAATATCATCAACGACGAGTTCATTGTTATCATTAACTGAGAGGAAGTTATTGTCCTCTTGTATCTTTACATTAATATTGGAACCATCGACAACATCAATGCCAACGCCTTCATAAACTTCAGTCCTGATATTACTAACAGTTTCTTCAAGAGTTGCAATGGCTTCGTTAATCGGTTTGAAAGAGATTGTCCCTGTCTTGACCTTATTGACATGGCCAAGCGGATTTGCCTCTACAGCCGTTACTATATTGATATTATCTTCAGGCACATCTTCTTGTTCCTTAACGACATTCACTGAAGTGTGAACAACATTATATATTGTCTGTCCGCTTTTAATTTCCGGAGTAATCTTTACCGCACCCTCAGTTGTTCCTGCATCTCCTTTCACTGAAACCCCATGTATCTCATAGGTATTCATATTGTTGTCCTTGATAAGGATTGCGGGAAGTTTGCTGTCATTAACGACAACCATTTCACCGAGAGCGAATTTGGAAACGTCACTGAACATCCCTTCGGCTGTTGCCCTGTCCTTTCCAAACTTATTAACTATCTTTCTATTCCCATTCATGATAAAAATCAACCTATTATGTTATAAATAGTTCTTCAGATTTGTTTGTTTGGCATGATATTTGTATATTTGCATCGTAGATTTTAAAGTAAAAAATATGCTATATACTGATTTCTTAAAACACAAAGTTTTTACGATTCTCCATGACGTCGCAAAGGAACTTAACGTTCACGCATATGTTGTTGGGGGATATGTTAGAGATTGTTTTCTTGGTATAGAAAACAAAGATATTGACATTGTTGTTGAAGGTTCAGGAATTGAATTTTCAGCGGCTTTTGCGGAAAAAGTTAATGAAAAACATCATTTCTATGAAAATTATGGAACGGCAATGGTCCGTTATAAAGGAATTGAAGTCGAATTCGTTGGAGCGAGAAAAGAAATGTATGAGAGGGGGTCACGAAATCCGATTGTTGAAGACGGCACGCTTCTTGATGACCTTCTAAGAAGAGATTTTACCATTAATGCAATGGCTTTATCTCTCAATGATGATTTCGGCGCCCTTGTTGACCCTTTTGACGGGAAAGCCGACCTTGAAAAAAGAATTATAAGAACTCCAGGTGGTATCCCTAATGTTACATTTTCTGATGACCCCCTCAGAATATACAGGGGTATACGTTTTGTTGCAAAACTTTCTAAAGAAGGTGAATTATTCAAAATTGATGACAATACATGGGAGGGAATGAAAAACAATACAAGTAGAATCTACATTCTTACTCAGGAACGCATCACTGAAGAGATTGATAAGATTCTGAGTTATGATAACTCAGCCCTCGGTTTGGAATTGATTAATCTTCTTGGTATTTGGGATTTAACGTTTGAATATGACGGGCGTACAATGGTAAAAATTGGGATGGTTGCTAAAATCGATGAAGTTCTTGATAAATATCAAAACAAAAAACTCCTAAAATGGGCAGTATTACTCGGTAAAGGCGCATTTACTCTTGAAAAACTTAAGGACCGTGTTCAAGGAATGAGATTACCTAATTCCACTTACAATTTCATTGAAAAGGTTGTGACAAATAGAACTGTATTCACAGATAAGCAACCGCTTAGTGTTTTCAGAAAATTTGTTGCTGAAAATGGTCTTGCAATATATGATATATATAATTATTGGTTTTGTCATGAGCTTTATTATGCAGATGAAACTAATGTACCTTTAATTTTTGAAAAATATAAAAGAATTAGATTCTTGTTTAGTTCATTAACGCAATTTATTGATTTTAAACTTCCGTTAAACGGAAATGTAATTAGTGAATATATCGGGGTTCCACCGGGTCCACAACTTGGTTTGATTCTTAATAGTATTAAAGAAGGCATTTTCGATGGTAGAATCGAAAATACTGTGGATGGCGTTTATTGGTGGTTGTTTAACACATTTAAAAACTAAAATATGGAAGATATTATTGTACCGAAATTTGTTCTTAAAAACATTGAAAATACATTAAGATTATGGGCAAATACCTATAACTCTTACGAGAAGACAACATGCCTTGACAGAGAAACAATTGGTTGTCTTAATAGCGTTAGAAAATTATTGAAAGGTAAGGAAATAACAGGAATGGAAAGACTTGAACCATTGGAGGAGTATTGATTATGATTGATATTAATAGAGATAATTTCGAAGAAGTTTGTCGAAAATTGAACGACATGGAGTATGATGATGCTGTTGATAAGGAAGTTTGTCAATGGTTCAAAGATAAAATAAATTGTTTTGGTGAGGAGGCGGAGGCTCTCGAAGACTTGGGTTATACCTATGATGAAGTCTGTTTTGAATATTGGGGAGCATGGCATTCTGAACGCAATATTGAAGATATTGTTGATGCTGAAATTAAAGATAATAAAGTATGGATTAATTATACAACAAAATGGTGGGACGGACGTGCACTTAACCACCAAGCAAGATTGCCATTGGATTGGATTTTTGACCACACCAACTTTATGGCGAAATGGAAAATCGAAATATCCAAAGCGCATATCAAAACTTTGGTTAACGAAATTAATGAACACGAGAGGAAATTAGATGAACTCAAACAAGAGTTAATTGTAGAAAAAAATAAGATAACTCTTGTTAGTTAAAGAAAAAATCGTTATATTTGCAACGACTAAAACTATTGTTTATGTGGTTTGTATATATATTAAAATTCATATGCATTGGAGCGCTTATTTTTTGTGGTTTGGCTTATGTTAATAACATAATTGTTGATATTGGCTCAGCCATTGCAAGTTCGAGGACATTGTCCCCAACAGGGGCTGATGATGCGGAAAAAAGTGGACAATATGCTGCTTTTAGGATAAATCTAAGTTTAATCATGGCAATTGCAGGAGGTATATTGATATGTCTTCCGTAGAACTTAAGTGGATGGAAGAAACCGTTGAAGATGTTCCTTCCAATAAATGGTTATATAAACTGTTATGTTTTTGCATTGGTAGAAGAAAAGAAAAAATAACATATAAAGAACTATATATCTTCTATACCAATGTGTATAATAAAAATGAGGATTATAAAAAAAAAGCAATTAATACAATTCTCAATATATATGAATATAATAAGGGACGATTACCAGAGTAATTATGGAAAATAAAAATTATTACGATATTTTAGGTCTTTCCGAAGAAGATAAAGCACTTAATGGAAAAGAATTTGAAGAAAAGTTGAAGAAATCTTACAAAAATCTTGCAAGAAAATGGCATCCTGACAGATTTTCAACAAAATCCGAGAAAGAACAGAAGGAGGCTGAGGAGAAATTCAAAGAAATTACTGAAGCATATAATGTTCTTTCGGACCCCGAACAGAGACAACAATATGATTTTCAGACTGGAGATGGTCCTGATTTTGACCCGTTTGCGGGTTTTAACCCATGGGATATATTTAGTGGGCGTGGTAGAACACAGCAGAAACCAATGTATAAAGGACAGAATGTTGATATTGAAGTTGTATTAACTCTCGAAGAGGCTTATAGTGGGGTAACAAAAGATGTTACTTATAATAGGGATGTAATGTGTGGCCACTGTAACGGCACGGGTTCCGATGATGGTAAAACACATGCATGTCCTCATTGTAACGGTACGGGTATGGTTTCAGAAAGAGTGCAACGCGGTAATATGACAATGGTATCAAACCATCCATGTTATCATTGTAATGGGTCGGGAAAAACCTATTCAAAACCTTGCTCACATTGTAATGGAAAAGGCATGAAGAAGGCTCCTTCAACAGAAAGAATTGTAATCCCTGCGGGAGTTGTTGATGGTGCTTTTGAAACTTATTCAGGAAAAGGAAATGAACTCCCTAAAGGATATGAAGGAATACCGGGAGACCTTAATATTATTTTCAGAGTAAAACCTCATGACGTTTTTAAACGTGAAAGTGCTTTTTCAAATTTAAGAATTGACATTGATTTAAATGTATTTGATGCTGTCCTTGGTTGTGAAAAAGAGGTGCCTTGCATTGATGGCTCAACTGTAAAAATCAAGATTCCTGAACTTACGGAAAATGGTCATACATTTGTTATTAAAGGTAAGGGAATGCCTGTATATAATAATAACAAAGAACGTGGAAATATGAAAGTTGTGGTAAATGTTAAGATGCCTAAAACACTTTCAAATAAACAACGCGAATTACTTAAAAAAATTAAAAATATATAAGAAAAGGAGGACTGAATGTCCTCCTTAATTTTTAGTTTCCTATATCGTAAAATCCGTTCGCTTTAATATTCGTATTCCTAAGGTCAAGAACTTCAAGTTTTGATAAAAGTGATACAACATCCTCAGCCGTAAGGTCACCGACTTCTTTGATTACTGATTTCCCGTCAATTCCATCTTTACCCGGTGCACCATCGTCCCCCTTTTCTCCTTTCTCACCCTTGATTCCTCTTGGGCCTCTCTCACCTTGCTCTCCTTTTTCTCCTTGTGGGCCTATTTTTCCTTGTTCACCTTTCTCACCCCTTTCTCCCTTTGGTCCCTGCGGCCCCTCTTTCTTACTAAGAAAAGCAAATACACTGCAAGCCAACGCAGCAATTGCTAAAATCAAACTAATAATACTTAATACCATGATATTTAATGTTTTCTATCTTTATATTCTATTTAATTTTCCCCAATTGAATGCTTCAGTATCAGTGATGAATCTATTGGTATCTTCAAAAAAGTTGCCATAAACAGTGAATTCACAGGTAGAATCTTTTCCATAATCACATGCATACGGTATTTCAGGAAGAAAAAACTCGGTATCGCCTTCAAGAATATCCACTTTTCTAAAACGCATCTCGGGAAAATCTTTTCTCCACTCAAATTCATTTTCATCAACAAGATTTGTATATAATGTTTCTGTCCATGTTTTCTTCCCGTAATACTTCCTCATTTTCCTCGGCATACCAACAAAATATTTTTATATATAAATATATAGAAAAAACGTATAAAAAACAAGCCTTGAACCATTAAAGGTCCAAGACTTGCAAAAATAATATGAATTAACCGAATTAAATTCCAAATTTTTGTTTGATAACATCAAGTTCTGATTTCATTGTTTCCATTTCAGACCTTGTTTTCTCTAGTTCATCATAAAGAACGTCAATTCCTCGAAGAGCAATGACTGCCAATTTTGTATAATCAACATCGAGACGAGTGTCATCACTTCCTGATACAATCTCAGGATAAAGTTCCCTAACCTTCTGAGCGGATGTACCAATCTGCATCTTGCCTTCTTCATCACCGTTCCAAGTGAAATATGCTTTTGGTAATTTACGCAATTTTTCAAGGTCAAGTGGGATTTCCCCATGGAATGTCTTAAGTCGCTCATCGGAATCCTGATAATAACCCGTACAACCATGAAGAGTATTTCCTGACATGTAAATACTACATTTAGTTGTTACGCCTGTAACGGAACTAGATGATGTTGAACCTATTATATAGGATGTTGTACCTGAATTATATGATGATGCAACGTTGTAGTCTGTATTGGTTGTTTTTGTATGGGCGGATACTACAATCGTTCCAGCTGAAGAAAAACATTTACATCCACCGAGACCATAAAATCTTACATAATCTTGCTGAGCCCCATTACCATCAAGGAGTTTTAAATAACAGTTACCATTGACAGTGCTTACCGGTGTATCAACCACTAACGTTGCTGTTGATGCTGAAGTAACCACACAACCTGTTACAAAAGTTTCTCCTATACTTGCTGACAAATTACTAAGTGCTGTAGTTGTTGCATAACCTGAGTGTGTATGGCTTGTTGTGGAATAACCACTTAAATTAGGACCGGTAATAACAATTGTTCCTGCAGTAGGTGAAGTAACAGTAACGTTTGTTGCGCCACAAACCAATGTATTTGACCTAACTGACCCATTTTCAACGAGATTAAAATATACTCCATTTGCAGTACCAGTTGTATTTGATGTCGATGTGGTTGCACTACTTGTTCTAAGATAAGCTGTATGGTGGGTATCAGTATCGGTGTTCGTATCTTTAGGCGTACCTGTAACAACTGCAGTAATGTGACCCCTTGAGTCAAGTTTCAAACCCTTAATATAATTATCTCCTGAATCGAATCCAAGGGTTGTTGATGAAGTAGGGGTGTAATGGTTGGCTGCTGAAGTTACCTTGGTATCAGTATTGTTGTCCGTACTTGAAATTGTGATATTACCGCTTGCATCACTTGATATGGATGTTGCACCACCACCGATAAAACGTACCTGGTTTCTATAGGTATTATTATCGGTCACCTTAAGGTATGGATTTGTTGCTGATTCATTAGCAGCAGTACCTGAATTTCCTGCATATATACGTGTTGTATAATGGGTATCAGTATCGGTGTTCGTATCTTTAGGCGTACCTGTAACAACTGCAGTAATGTGGCCTTTTGCATCCACCCTAATTCCCTTGATATAATTATCACCTGATGTGAAACCAATTGTTGTTGATGAAGCAGGAGTATAGTGGTTATCAACTGAAGTTACCTTAGTATCGGTATTTGTTTGGCAATATAAATCAGTACCAGTTCCATTAATGGTTATTGTACCAACTTTAGTTCCTGATGTCAAATTACGGGAAATTGAAACTGTTGATTTTTCATTGACTTTGTCAGCCAAATCAGTCAATGTTGCTGCAACACCTTCTTGGTCTGAATCATAGTCGGAGGTTTTCAAGTAGCCTGCACTTGCATGATTACCCCAATTATATGCAGTGACACCTGATGAGGCACGGTCATACGCAGTTTTAACCGCTTTTGATGAAGCACCAACAGTTGAACTTGTGCTGCTAACTGAATCTGAAATATCCCTCCAAGTGTTAGTATCAGTAAAAACAGCATCTGCAGGTACTGATTTGGCCAATGTGTAAGTACATGCCACAGGCACTCCGTCATCAAAATACACAGGCTGTGTTGCAGAACCCTTATCCCCTGTACTTAATTTTGTTGCTTGTGCAGCACTGTTTGCAGTTGTCGCTGTAACTGCAGTTGCCACTGTTGGCGTACCAGCAGATGTAAAATATACAGGTTGTGAATTAGAACCAATTGCAGATGTATTGCTCAATTTGCTTGCAGTTGTTGCGGATGTTGCGGATTTTACACTCGCGTTTGCATATGTTGTACATGTTACAGGCACTCCATTTTTAAAATATACAGGTTGCGTTGCAGAACCAGTATCGCTGACTGTCAGTTTTGTTGCTTGTGCGGCACTGTTTGCACTTTCTGCGTTTGTAGCGTTTGTTGCGTTTGTTGCGCTTCCTGCAGTTGTCGCAGATGCGGCACTGTCAGCGGTTCCTGCCTTAGTAGCATATGGCACAGTAAATGCATCCGATGTTTTATTACCTGCAGATACTGTAATGTTATTACCACTTGCGGCCAATGAAGGCTTGGCTGCAAGATTTGTTGCTGTTGTGGCATTCGTGGCGTTTGTTGCTTGTGCGGCACTGTCAGCAGTTCCTGCCTTGGCTGCGTATGGCACAGTGAATGCTGATGATTCCTTATTACCCGCTTTCACTTTGATTGTTGTGGTGCTTGCACTAATCAATGAAGGTGCAGACGTGAGGTTTGTTGCGTTTGTTGCACTTCCTGCAGTTGTCGCAGATGCGGCACTTCCTGCAGTTGTTGCGGATGTTGCACTGTCTGCGGTTTCAGCATGTCCTGCCTCGGTCGCATATCCTGCGCTTTCTGCAGTTGTCGCTGTAACTGCAGTTGCCACTGTTGGCGTACCAGCAGATGTAAAATATACAGGTTGTGAATTAGAACCAATTGCAGATGTATTGCTCAATTTGCTTGCAGTTGTTGCGGATGTTGCGGATTTTACACTCGCGTTTGCATATGTTGTACATGTTACAGGCACTCCATTTTTAAAATATACAGGTTGCGTTGCAGAACCAGTATCGCTGACTGTCAGTTTTGTTGCTTGTGCGGCACTGTTTGCACTTTCTGCGTTTGTAGCGTTTGTTGCGTTTGTTGCGCTTCCTGCAGTTGTCGCAGATGCGGCACTGTCAGCGGTTCCTGCCTTAGTAGCATATGGCACAGTAAATGCATCCGATGTTTTATTACCTGCAGATACTGTAATGTTATTACCACTTGCGGCCAATGAAGGCTTGGCTGCAAGATTTGTTGCTGTTGTGGCATTCGTGGCGTTTGTTGCTTGTGCGGCACTGTCAGCAGTTCCTGCCTTGGCTGCGTATGGCACAGTGAATGCTGATGATTCCTTATTACCCGCTTTCACTTTGATTGTTGTGGTGCTTGCACTAATCAATGAAGGTGCAGACGTGAGGTTTGTTGCGTTTGTTGCACTTCCTGCAGTTGTCGCAGATGCGGCACTTCCTGCAGTTGTTGCGGATGTTGCACTGTCTGCGGTTTCAGCATGTCCTGCCTCGGTCGCATATCCTGCGCTTTCTGCAGTTGTCGCTGATGCCGCACTGTCAGCACTTCCGGCTTCAGTTGCATAAGCAACACTTCCACTTGACGTAACATAATTACTATGGGTATGGTCCATACCTGCAGCGACACCATCTGCTGTTGCAGTTGTAGCCACATCCCCATTGGAAATTTTTACGTGTCCGTAATTGGATGTTGTTGCAACGCCATATGCCGTCGATGTGGACGCATGATTTGTTGGTGCTTTTTTAGAGACCTCTGCGGTAAGAGAAGTACCATCGCTCTGAGAAAAATATTTCTCATCCAGAACAGTATCAGGTGAAAATTTTTCAATTTTACCTGTTGCAGTTGCAGATGTTGCTACTTTGATAGAAAGGAATGGGTCATTGGAATTACAATTTACTGCAATTTCACCATATTCCACAGACGTTGTCTCTGGAGTTTTCCCACTTACAAATGAGTGGGGGTTAATAAGATGCTGTGCCATTTATATAAATGATATTTTTTAAAGACTTATATAAGTCAAATTATTTTACTATATTATAAATAGTAAAAAGGAGAGGAAAACACTTCCTCTCCTTCAATAAAAAACAGGTAATTTATGAACTTGAATTATCTCAAGGTTTTCATGAGTTCTCTGAACCTTGGATTCTTCTTCGGGAGTTCCTCCCTTATATATTTTCTTATCTTCTTGAACTGATAATGAATATTATCAATTCCACTTTCCTCTTCAAGTTCGATATAATGTTCCCGTTGTGCTGCATGGCGTAGCCATAAGTTTGAAATCTTTTCACCAAACTCCTCATATAATTCATCTCTTACTATTTCGACGAATTCATCTATTTCTGGTTGATACTCATCATCAATAATATCAAAACCTTTCATGCTATCAATATCTTCCATCTGTTTTTTCCTTTTTAAACGATTTGTTGTGTTTTGTTTAAACGCCACCCAAAAATACGCCTTTATTTTCTTGATGTCAGTGACATCATCTTTATATGTGTTTGCGCATTGCAATAATGTATCTTGAAATACGTCTTCGTCAAATTCCATTTTTAATTTTATAATGTTCAATTTGAACGATTTCTTGATATCTTCGTATATCAATGAAACTTGCCTTAAAAATTCGGGGTTCGGTATCATATGGCCTTAACCTACTTTATTGTTATACAATAAGATTTATAATATCTTCCTTCTTCAATATGAGCACTTTATTAGGCAGCATCTGCCTTATCATTTCGTTCTTCACGTACTGTTTCAAATCAATAACAAGACCATTGTCGTCAATCTGATTTGCATATTCAACAAGAATATCTTGCGGGTTTATATCCCCATTTTCATCTGCGAACATGTTCAGCACATCATCAACCTTATGTATATTTTGTTTCACAAGTACTTTAAGAGTTGCATTTATCATCTTTTCTGATACTGTGGGATTACTAAAATAAGTATCTATAAGTTGGTTCAAAGAACTATTCAATTTCAATTTAATTTCCTGAATTTTCATACCTTTCTACGTTTTTTGTTTCGGTTTTTATACGTTTATAATCGTCAAATGACATTGAAGAATAATGACTTAAATAATCATTAAGTTCCATTAGATTTCGTTTGTTTTCTACCGCCTGTTCTTTTTTTGCTGTTGTTATTAGTTTTTTAAGTGAGTCTATCTTGGCAATTGCCTCGGGCTTGGAATTTATTTTCCATTTCACCCCTCTCATCAATTCCTCCTGTATCATTGTTTGGAGTTGGTTATTTAACTCTGTAAACTCAGCATCCCCCTGAAGTTTCTCTATAACAGCCTCATCAAGTTCTTTCATCATACCATCAAGTTCCCCAAGATAATCTTTCCCACCTTCACGTTCCCCGGGGTATTTGTTATTCAAAGTCTGTTGCATCTGATGATATTGAGCAAGAGCACTATCAAATTGTTGTCGTGGGTCATATTCGGGCTGCGGTCTCATTGCTTGTCCTATATTTTGGTATAGCAAAGGGTCCTGACTAAATACAAAATTATTCATTTTACACTGTTTTTAATTTGTTATTTGGTGGTTAGAGGAATGTCCCCACTCCTCTAACCTGTGTTTTTGCATTATGCACCTGCTGCTACTGTGGTGCAATTGCATGGGCTGTAACTTGCGTAGCCTGTTACTGTAGGTGTTGAAGGAAGAACCACTTCACCTGAAATCATCTTGCAAGTACGTCTTGCGAGGTTGAAATCTGCAACAAGAGCCACATTGTCAATCTTAGAGTTGATAAGGGCATCCTGATAAGGACGGATTGCAGCCATCATATCTACCTTTCTATCAACTTCACTGATTTTAGCACTGAGTTCATCTTTGTTATCCCTCTGACCTTTGTAAAGTGCGAAAGAGTTGTCAACATTGAATTTGTAAAGGCTGAAAAACTTCTCACTGAGGTCTTTTTGTCCGGCAATCTGAGCCTCATAATACTGTTTTGTCAATTCAATGTAATCAGCCTGCTCTTTTCTTTCATTGTAGAGTTCACCGTGAGGTACTCCTGAATCTGAAGGACATCCGCCGAAAAATCCATTAAAAAGTCCGTCTTTCATTGCTAAAATTCCGCCAAGTGCTGTGCCTATAATCAAATATCTTCCATATAAGTCGTTAATTTATATGCGTTCTTTTACGAACTGCTGTATATTTCTATACAGATGAGACTATATCTTCATCTAAGTTACCTTAGAGCCTCCCATTTCCACTCACTTGAGTGTACCCTACTCCATTACATTTCTGTTGTTTCGGTAGTCGTTGAACCTTCAAAATCGTCATATTCCCATTTATACCCTAATGCCGTATTATAATGCCTTCCTGATGGTGAAACATATTTTTTATCTCACTATTTCCTTTAGGTTTTCCTAAACTTAAACCTGCTTCTTTGTCGGTTTAATTACGTTTGGATTAATTGGACTTGACTTATTTGCTTGGCTGCTGATTGTCTTCATCATTACATGTTAAGAGTTCCCAGCAATTAAGGAGGTTTTATACGAGCATTATTAGTTAAACAGTTTACCCGTAGTCAGGCCTGCGTTTGCCTTTGCGTTAGTCGCCCATTTTTGTTCCATTACTTCTGCCATAATACTTTTGTGTTTTTAATTTGTTATTCGTTGGTTAAGCGCTTTTCCAAAATAAAAATGCACGTAAATCATTTATGGGTAAAAATGTTTTAAAATATCTTAAAACGCTGAAAATTAGACACTTATGATAAAAAAAATGGCGTAAACCGTCGTAGTTTACGCCAAAATAAACAAAATTGAAAAAATAATAGATTTAATCTAAAAAATTAGTTTTTTATTTTATTGACAACGATAAAAATCGACATGCCTATATTATATAATGTAACTAAAATTAATAGAATTATTTCTTGTGTCGTTGACACTTCTGATTTGATATAATCAAAATCAATGAATTCTTTTCTTACCCAATCACCGTTTTCGAGGCATGACCTTAACATTTTGGAATAATCCACCAAATCCAATGAATCGGTTTCCATGAAATATGATTCAGTCTTTACGTCCAAAACGGGGGCATCACACCATGAAAATGCATTACACCACTTTACTTTAAGGCTATCATCAACACCAATGCATACAACGAGTTCGTTTTTATTTCCACCTTTCCAATATGACCGCTGCAATTCCGATATCTCAAGGTCTTTATTTTGGTAAACAAGGACATAATTTCTGAATTGATATCTTTGTCCATAGTAACCATTTATATACTTGATAGCATCAATCCCTTCTTTGGAAATTGCAACTTCACTGATAACAGGGGTTTGGTCATACCAATCAAGTTCTGGATATCTATATAAACCAAGAGAATCAACATCTTTTTCATCTATCTCAGTGAAATTAAATATCGACCTACTGTTCTGTATTTTATTTTTATATCTGTGGCTGGATGTTAAAGTGCAAATTGTTTTTTCTCTCCCGTCCCAATAATAATCCTGAGCATCACCATCAATACGATAATAATCGCGTTTCATGTCAACGAATTTCATTGGCGGATTCCCAAGTTGTTTCTTAAACTTATTGAAATCTTCTTTGTAGAAAATTGTACCTTCATGACCATTTGCATCAAAATACGTCCACTTCTCAGGATGATAATCTCGGTATGAACAATCATAATATTCGGTTGTATAAATGGTGTTACCTTCCGAATCAGTACCTGACGGAACTTCTCTTGAACAAGTCCGTTCAACCCATTCATCCCACTCATCATAATGACGTATTTTGGTAACATAGGAACCAAGATATTCTATATCGGTTTGATTTGCGGATACCATTATTGTCCTTGATAAAAGAAACAACAATAATGAGGGGACGATAAGAATAATATATTCCCACCAAACACACTCTTTCCTAAAGAAAAGAAGAAGAAAAATGGCCGTAATTAACGGCAATGCATAACAAATTATCTCCATATTTTTCAAAATTTATACAAATATATTACAAAAACCATGCCAAAAGACTATTTATATACAAATAAATTGAATTTTTATTATGGCAACAATATCATTAAATGAAAATGAACTCCGTGCTTTGATTAAAGAAAGCGTTGAACAGGCTATGCTTGATGAAGGTTTCTTCGACAACATGAAAGCAGCATGGCAAGGTGCAAAACAGGGATATAAGGCACAGGACACATTGGATAAGGGAGTGGAAGGTTTCAAACGCCACCATGATTATGAGGACCTTCAGAAACAAGCAAACCCTTTTGGCCCGGGAATGGAAAATACTGCTCAGGAACAGGCAACAGAAATCTATAGACAATATAAGGAATACGCAACAATGGCAAATAGGCTTCTTAGCAAATATAATAAAATGGTGAAGACTTATGGCCTTCAGAAAGTAGGCAAAGGGCAGGTTGTCGAACCAACTGCAAACCCTAATTTCAAAGGTAAAGGAGTTCCTGTACAAAGAAAATCAGCATATGCTGTAGGTGGAAAACAAAACCCAGGTACTGCAACACTTCGTTAATCATCAATAAATAAAGCATAAAAGACCGTCAATGACGGTCTTTTTTTATAGAATGACATAAATAAGAAGAAAAAACTGAATCATAATACAACACAAAAATATAGTGAAATCATTACAATCCCTAATTGTTCGATAAACATTTACTTCATCATTGTAAAATTCGCCATCAGTTTTACCTGTTTCCCATTTACTTCTTAATGATTCATAAATTTCCCTCAGATAACTACCTTTTCCCAAATATATAGCGTTAATAATCAGATACAGCAATACCAATGAATTTGCTACGAAAATAAATGTTTCTGGAATGTTGATAACACCTTTTAAATAAAAAGCCAAACTCCCTATTTCAGCCAAAATCAGCAGAATTGCAATATATTTGCCAAGTAGTATGCCATCCGCAATAAGTTGGGCATGCAGTAAATTAGATGGGCAATAATATTGACGAGATATCATCAATGAACTACGCTCATAAATGTAATACAATGTTACTACAATACCAATAAATGCACAAAGCCATAAAAATGTAGTAAAAAATTCCATGTTTTTCCCTTTTAAAATTAGCCACCTAATCTACCACAAATATCATGCCAAACTGTATTAAATGTTAAAAAAGGTTCACATCGTCATCAAGGCCTGTTTCCATTACAACCTTGCTTCGCGTTGAACTGATTACCGTGTATTCAATCACATCCTTGTTGGAGATGAACCACTTGCTCGGAACTGTGGTAAGCAGAACATTATGTTCGCGAATTATATCCAACATCTTCTCCTGTACCTTAGCAAATTCAGTTCTCTGAATTTCAATGCTCTGCATGAGGTCCTTATAAAGACTTGTGTCAAAGTTCGGATTTGCTTCCTGAATCCATTTCATAAGGCTCCCATCTCCCTGTGAATACCTTCCTTCGATAAGGGCCGGATAAATTTCAGCGAACGCATCCTTATATTCATTAGAAACCTGTGCTTTCTGCTGAAGAACCTTCCACATCTTATCATGAACACCCTCAACCTTTCCACGCTGAGCCTCTGCCTGTGCGCGAAGACGAGCATCCTGATTGTTGTAACTAAAATACATTCCCAAAGTTGTTACGGCACCAATAAGAATAATCACCGCAACTGAAATACCAATAATTTTTTTCATTTTTTTATCTTTTAATTTGTAAATAATTCAGGATATTTGCTAATAGCATTAAACATTTCAGACGACATTGACTTCATATCGCTATTAATAATCTGTGTTTTTACACTTTCAAAAGCCTCATAAAATTCTGCAGGCTCAATGATTACAATTTCAGTGTGCACATCAATGATTCTTCTGTCATGTAAAACATAAGTCAAAACGTCCCTATTTGTAAGGAAACTAAAGCCATATATCTCCCCTTTAATCATTAAAGATTTAATTATCCCACCTGATACACTTGGGGTTGCATATATATTGGCTTTCTCGGCCCTTATGTAAGCATCTCGTATTGGAAGGTAGATGTAAGTATATCCATCTTCACTCCTATTGGAGTCAATTACCTCATTTAGGGCTTCCTCCCATTTCTTACAAAACAAAATACGGTCCTGATAAACGTCAGATAAATTTTTTAGAATTTCATTTTCATCTTCTTCACTTCTCTCGAACCATTTTTTAATATTCTCAAACATATTTATATGTATTATTTTGTGTAAATGTGTGTATATAAGTAAGTAAAAATGTATGTCGAGAGGGTGGTAGTTTACCACCCTTTCTTATTCCTTATCAAATTTAAAATTTCGATACACAAATATCCAAAGGCATAAAAAGCCCAATCCTACCATAAACCATATACTTATTTCCGCAAGAAATACAATAAGGATGCCAAATGCCCAACCAATGAGCAAAATCAATATAACCGCTATAAACGATATTCCTAATCTAAACCAATCCACATCTATGTTGTTAAAATTACACCACTATAAGCACAATGTCTTATGCCAAATTCAATCCACTCAATTAGCCTAAAACTATTTCCTGTTCCATAATGACGAGCATGACTATTAAGTTCTGTTTCTTGGAATATTAGACTATCATAATCACATCCACAAATGTCGAATTTTGTTCGTTGCCCAAAACTGTCTGTTTTTTCAATAACTCCAATCATTTTAATGTTACTTTATACTCTCCAACTAAAGTAGTTGTAATATGATACCCCATTTTCTTTAATAGATTCCTTACCTTTAAGGTCATATATGATGTATAATAATGACCATCTCTATTAACTAATCTTATTGCTCTGTCCAGCTTATTAGCTTCGTTTGATGTTAAAACATTAGAATCAAGGTACTCTCTACATAAAGTCCACCAGTCTTTTTCAAGATATTCTTCTTTAGTCAAAGACCCCACCGTCCTTTGGAATGCAACATCAAAAGATAATTCCGAAAATCTAGAAATTACATATGTTCTAAATGACGATTCAACATCCCATTTGTCAATATATTTCTTGCAAAGTTCATTATTGCGTTCTCGAATGAAAATACAAGCAATTTCCTCATTAGTCGGGATATTAATCATTCCCATTTCAATGCATAAATTTATGGCTTCACTATAATCATGGATACCCATTTCAGACATCAAAAATTCAGCAAACAAACTTTCTTTAGTTATATTAAAATTTCGCATTATCTTATATCTTTAATGTATTCAGGGTTAATATATGAGCATATAATTGGATTTCCTCTATATGACTTAATATCACACCAACGCTCATGAACGTGATAACCATTTTCATCCTTCATTACATGAGGAAAAGGAATGCATTCATATTCTTCTGTTTTTCCCTCATATTCCACAACCACCGTTCTATGACAGGACCTGTCCATAAGGTTAGCCAACTTAATCCAAGGTATAAGGTCTTCATATTCACTCTTGAGATTATAATATTTTTCTTCTTCCCCATCATATTTGTCAATATGGACTTCTTTTCCCTCGACTTCAAAACGAATATCAGTAAAAACCCACTCAGGGGGATTATCCCCGTATTTTTCCTTAATGCGATAAAGAATTGTTGTCATTGCGTCCTGAGGAATATGGTCACGATAATCATGAACCTGCGCATGTCTTGAAAAATTCATTATAGAATTGATTTCCCGACGTATATCATGTGCCATAAAACGTTCCCTATCTTCCGAAAAGTGACCATATGAATTACTTGCAATATCTCCAGCGTGAGAGTGCGCTGCAATACTTTTTCGACCAATACAATATCTGTAAGACATCCATATCAGGTTTTCATAGTACATATTATCCCTAATCTCAATCTTAAATTTATCTTTCTTTTTCGCCATAGTCATAAACTTTATGCTCAAATATTATTTATGTTCATAAAATATGAACAATGCAAATATAGTGAACAAAAATTAAAAAACAAAATTTTTCTATATTTCTTCGTATTCCGTTTTCGGATATACTTCAACCATATTCTCCTGAAGCCATATCATCAATATATTGAAAGTTTAATTGTATCAGGGTATTCACCGAAAACATACTTTGTTACCGGGCAAAGCCATAGTTCATCCCTATATAGTCTACTCTTGACAAAATATGTTGCGCCATCAGCGTCCTCACGAAGTTTAATAAGTTCTGCAGATTCTCCTGCATTTGCTTCACTTATACAATCACTCTCATCGGTTCTAAGACCAATTTCGTATTCTCTTCTTCCCTCGGAGTACAGTTCCAACATTGTATCGGCACCAAAAACCATTTGCATATCATTTACGTCACCCTCATACAATGGAAGGTCTACAAACCATTTAGTTCCCAATTTTACAAATCTAAGTTTAATCATAACATCATTTTATCTTAAATTATACTAATCTCTTCTTTTCAAGTTCTTCAATAACTTGTTTGGTCTGTGATGGCACTGTAATTGCTTTTCTCTTGGATTGTTTATTTTTCGTTGTTGGATAATACAATATAGGAGTGATTACCCTCCTTCCATTATATTCTACCTTAAACCCTCCGAAAAAAGTAAAACCAAGGTCATATTCAGTTATCACAGTCTCGATTTTTTCGCCCATTTGGTTTTCATATCGTTTATTAAGCACATCACAATATTCGTGCATTTTGCTATACATACGTTTTTCTAATTCGTTATACTCTTGATACATTGCATGAATGTCACTTAAAATTTCTGCAGTCTCCATTATCTTAATTTTTATAGTTTTCTTATATTACAAAAATCATGCCAAAACCATAACATTATTTCTAATGTTTTTTAAACCAATCTGTATTCCCACATTTTATGAATCGATGAAAATATAACATTGCATTTTTTTCCACATATTTTAATGCTACTACCGATTTTCGCCCAATAAAATCAAACATCCATTCACCAAATTCAATCCCCCATTTTTCAAATTTGTTTTTTATTTCCTTCTTGTGCTTTCGGGCCTCGGGAAGAACTTCATAAAAAGCATCATAATAACGTTTATATGGTTCACAATTTTTTAAAACTCTAATAAAATCATTTCTTGTATAATCTTTGCGGTCCCCCAATTCCCGTTCAATATGTGGGGTTGTTTCGGAAATTATTGCTTTCATTTCCTTTTCATGACATGCATATAAAGCTCGTGCAAATCTCATACTGATATCATTATCACAATTATATTCAGCAATAAACTTCGTAAGAGGCTCATACCATTCAGGAAGGTCGTTAACCAAAGGTTTATTGGGGATTTTTGAATTCAAGTTATATTTTGCCTGAGCGACGAGTACATATCCATGATTCAATTCGTGAACCGCTATCTCATATAATTTTTGTCTAAGTGCATCATAATTTTGTTTAAGAACATCCATACGTGATATAAAATAATTGATTGATACATTATCAAAATCAGCACCATTGAATGAACCTTTTGTTGGGCGCACGTCAATTAGCATATTACCAACAAAATCGTCTTCAGAATATTCTATATTAATTTCAAATTTTTTAAATATTGATTCTGAAAATGAATCAAATACACCCCTCCTATCATGTGTTTTTACCATATTAATTGCCTTATCAGCAATTTCCAACGCCAATGCATATTGTTTCGGAAATTCCCCTAATGCCTCATTTATTAAATTTTCAATCATAATTAACCACATATTATTTTATTATAATCAGCAATTTCCTTTAATTTTTCTCTTGAAACAAGCACGTTTACCGGTTTCTCAGCCAATTTTCTTGAACAGACAAATCTACAACCATTTATTTCAATATCTCCCTGAGGTTCCTTGACATCTTTTCTCATTCTATCAGCCTTGATATGAAGTTTCCTGATGTCCCACCCCAAAGACTTAAGATAATCGATTAACTTTTGTTTATCAATTAACGCAATTTCCATTTCTTTAATATCGTCAATGTCTTCAAGAATGTCATAATCGGCTTTATCTATCCAAATACACAGAAATGAATTATTTAATTTTCCTTCAGAAATCAACCACCCATCAATTAGTTTATCACCTTTTCCTAAAAATGATAGTTCAAACGCAAATGTTTGAAGCCCTTTATTGACGTACCTTATTGCAGCTTTTTCATCACAAACGTATTGTTTACCACCCCATATGAATATCACGTCAATACCTTTCAATTGGCGTTCTCGGTCTTCAATCCTCTCATAACTTTCAACATCGCAATAAAAATGTTTTTCAAGGAACTTGGATACGATATCAGCGCATTTCTCATCTTCACGCCTTATCTTACTATTATAAGCCATAACATATATTTTTGTCTCTTATAAATCGCTACAAATATACACAAAAACTTTGATTAAAACAAATAAAATCAATGTTTTCTTATTACCAAACTATTTATAGAATAGATTAAATTGCATATACAATGGGACAAAATGTAAAAAAATTGACAGAATCTGATTTAAAATATATTGTTGAAAATTGCGTAAAAAGAATTCTTGTAAAAGAGGGGGTTCTTGATAAAGCCGGAGAATGGCTTAACGATAGGGCTGATGATTTCGAGCGAGGTTACGGCCTTAAAGAAGGTAAGCCACAATCAATTGAAGACGTGTTTGAAGGTGATGGATGGAAAGTTGCTGCTGTAAAACAAAGCAATAACGGTTATACCTACTATGGTGTTAGAAGGGCAACAGGTACATGGGGAGCACATAACGGAATCCCTGCTGAGGAAATGGTAGAAGAACTTAATATTTTCCTCCAAGACAGTGGCCAACAGCCAACTGCAGAATATGTGGGGACACATCCGACTGCAAAATACGTGGAGGTATTTAGAGTGAAAACAATTTAAAAACATAAAAACCCTGTGATTAATCACAGGGTTTTTTCATATTTATGACCATGAATTTTACGTGCATCTTTTATAAATTCTTCAACAGTTTTTCTTGTCAGTATACAACTATAATTTTCTTGTATAAGAGATATTGAAAATTTTTGGAAAAACCAATATATTTATAATAATTTTTACAATTATGATTGATTTTAGTAACTTAATGTTAGAGTATGCTAAATGTTATAAAGATAAGAGTCGTATCTACATGATACAAAATTTTCTTAAAACATATGATGCAACCCAAAAGAAAGAGGTTCCTTTTACCCTTTTTCCACGACAACAAGACTTGTGCCGTACATTAGGTGGGGGAAACAATGTTGTTACGACAAAGCCGAGACAAGCCGGCATTACAACCACCTCAGGCGCGTTTATTGCTTGTGAGATGTGCCTTGCTGATAAAGAAATGCCCCAAACCGTCCTTGCTATTGGAAATACATTGGACCTCGCTCAGCAAATGCTTTTTAAAATCAGGGATTTTCTTCTGCAATTTCCATTATGGATGTGGGGTGAAGAATTCATGGATTTAGGCTATGATATTATGAAACCACCCCCAAATAAAAACGTTATTTTTAATGTTTGCAATGGTAAAGAATTAGTCCTCAAAAATGGGTGCCGCGTTGTGGCTCGTTCATCAGGGCCTGATGCTTCCCGAGGAGTCGGTGGTGTTTCGTTCCTTATCTTCGATGAAGCCTCATTTATCGAAAATGGCGCTGATGTATACGCATCAGCCCTCCCAACTGTCTCTACCGGTGGTCATATTATTATGATTTCAACACCAAACGGTAAAGACCAACTCTATTATAAAACATGTGAGGGGGCTAAAAAGAAAGGTACCAGTGATTGGAATGGTTTTGACCTTGTGGAGATGAAATGGTTCCAAGACCCTCGTTATAATAAAAACCTTGAATGGTATCGTAGGAATGAGGAAACTAATGAAAATGAATATATTAAAGAGCAAACAATCGACGAAAAGGGTAATGTAAAATATGACCCCGAACGTTGGGCTGAACTTGAGAAACAGGGGTGGAAAGCAAGGAGTCCTTGGTATATTAAAATGTGCCAACAGTTCAATTTTGATGAACAGAAAATTGCTCAGGAGTTGGATGTGTCCTTTCTTGGTTCGGCGAACAACGTAGTTGACCCGCAGTATATTGAAATGCAATTGAATCTCAATGTTCAAGAACCTAATCAAGAATATAAAGACCCGTTGATTGAAGATACTTGGATTTGGAAACCACCTATTATGGGGCACCGTTATATAATGTGTATAGACGCTTCCCGTGGAGATGCTGCCGATAGAAGTGCATTGGAAATGATTGATATGGATGGAATTGATGATGAAACAGGGCAGCCTATATTGGAACAGGTATTGGAATATCATGGTAAAGTGACAGGTGATGACCTTGGCGAAATTGCCTATAGATATGGTAAGATGTACGGTGATGCATTTGTTGTTGTTGATTGTATCGGTGGCGTTGGTGATGCTTGTATATTGACGCTTATGAGGTTAGGCTATAAAAATCTTTATTACGATGACCCAACGCTTAAAACATATACCATGGCTAGGGATGCTTCAAGTTTGAACTTAACTCCTGACGGAAAACTCCCGGGATTCCATAGTTCTTCAGTGCGTTTCCAAATGTTGACAAACTTTGCTTATATGGTTAAGACGAATGCGTTTAAAATACGCTCAAAACGTGTTATTAGTGAATTGGAGACTTGGATATATAAAGGAGACCAAGGTAGAATTGACCATATGGATGGCGCTCATGATGATACACTCACTTGTCTTGCTATGGGATTGTTTGTAATGAAATTCTCATTTGAAAAACTTGAAACTGTCAAGAAACAGGATGCTGCAATATTAAAAGCGTGGACATCATCAGCACAATTAAATAATACCTATGGAAGAGGCTATAACAGCAGCACAACAATTAACATTGCGCCGAAGCCTAATATGCCTTTTTATGGCACACAAACAGTTCAAAAGGCTTCAAGTAATGTTGGTGGTAATTACATGTGGTTATTTGCAAGAACTAAATAAAAAAGGAGGGATAATTTCCCTCCTTTATTTTTTAGAAAATAAATAATATGAGTTATACCGTTCTCCACGTTCAGGCGAATGAAATGAAACATCCCACCCATATTTTCCATACAAACCTTCAATATCCCAACAAAACAATTGGTCACAGAAAGAACGGTCATCAAGCGGTCCAAGATAAGCGTTAACAATTTCATCAACTGTCACCTCGCTTTCTTGTTTATAAGAATTGTAATTTTTCTTAATTAGTTGGTTAATTGAATCTATAACCTCATCAGGAATCATTTCAAGCACAGATTCCTGTAGTTGACTAAATGAAATCGGTTCTATCTTTCCCATACTATTCCACTCCTAAAAATTCCTTAAACTCAGTAAACGAAATTGGGTTTGTGGAAGTCGATTTACCGCCATTGAAAAATGATATAATGACCTCGTTCTTACCACCTACCTTAGTAATAACCCAATGTTCTGCAGTTCTCATAAGTTCACCCACTTCAGATGGCCTGAGGTCCTCTAATGCAGGAAGATGCTCATATGTGAAAAGCAGCCTATCATTATGCTTCATGAATTCATCAACAAGTTTATTTCTTGCAATGAAAAAATCTTTCGTCTTTTCCTCAACTTTTCTTGCAGTATTAACAAATTCATCGAAAATACCTTTGGGTGTTTCCTTCTGCATTGTCTTGAAGTCATCGAGACTCATTGTTCTTGTAAAATTCTTTGCCATAATCAAATTCTTTTATGTTCTTGACAATGCAAATATACAAATATCATGCCAAACAAACAAGTTTAATCAACTATTTATTATAAAATAATATGTTTTTTATGAAAACGGGAAGAGAATATATACAAGAAATGGTTGACAAGCTCGTTAAAGAAGCGATTAACGAGACTTTTCTTGGGGAAAAAGAGAAAGAAGGCAAAAAAATCAAATATCAGGACGATGATAAATCAAAAGATGACGATTGGAGAGATAACCGCAAGAAAGAGAATAAAATCGCGGATGCCGCTTCAAAACGTGCACGTGTAATTCAATGGCTTAAAGACGATTCAGTTAATTGTGCTGAAATTATGCGTAAACTTTGGAGGCCTTCAAAGAAAAAAGAGGATGCTGCAAGAAGTTATTTCTACAAATGTCGTGATGGAGAACTTAATGATACCGGAGTGCCATATTCATTTTCAGACAACGACATCAACAGGTTATATTCAATTAAGAATAATATGCTATAATATAAAAGGGAGCAACATTGCTCCCTTCTTTTTTAAATAGCCTTCTTCTTATAATAAGAATCATACCTACTACGCAATTTCTCGCATATCGAAGTTTTAAGTTGGCGTATTCTTTCCTTAGTCATACCCATTTCATCAGCGACATTTTCCATGTCCTTTTCCTCACATCCAATTCCAAACAGTGGCTTTATCACCTTTTGCTCTTTTTCAGTAAGCCCACTCAACATAAGACTAACAAGAGCCTCATTATATTCGGCAGTCACTGTTTTCTCATAATCGTTATATGAGGATGTTGCGTTGTTGAACTCAGGTGAGTCCTCAAAAAAAGATTCGCCGTCATCCAATGTTGAATTGATTGAACTATATGCAATGTCATATAAGTCACCAACATTTTTAATGGTCAACCCATAAACATTTTTAAGTTCCTCAAGAAGTTCATCTGTGGTTGGATAACGCCCATTCAAAAGGAAAAACTCATTCTTCAACTTATTAGCCTTGCTATAAGTCTTATAATAGTTTGTTTTCTTAATCGGCTGATGCTCATTAAGTATATATTTGTTAAGGCGTTCTTTCATCCAAAAATTAGCATATGAACAAAGTCTGAAGCCTCTCGTAACATCAAACCTGTTTATTGCCTCAATGAAACCGTCATTAGCCACATTTACAAGGTCAGTGACATTTTTACCATTGGAATACTGTCGGGCAAAAGAGAAAATATATCTCTGATGTGACATAACAAGTTTATCCATTGCAGCCTGTTCACCTTCCTGTGCACGTGTTATGAGTTCAATTTCCTCTTCAGCGGAAATCAGTTCATAATTCTTAATATCATCAAAGTAACGATGTAGATTGTTCGTTCTCTCAACCTCTTTTACAAATACACTTTTAATCATTCAATATCGTTTTAAATTTTTTATTAAGTTTTCTTATCTTACCGCAAATACCATACCAAAAAGGTAAAATCAGCCACTTTGTGGCTGATTTTTTAAAGTTCACCACGAAGATATTCTTCAAGTCCCACATTTGCGAGGGCTTCCAAGGCAACTCTACCTCCATCAAGGTCATGATTTCCACACTTCTTGCAAGGATTCTTAAGAGCCATAGGCTTCAGCTTAATTGTCTCCACTTCAAAACCTTCAGGGAGCGCAGCCAACATCTTCTCGTATGCAGGCTTAAGTACCGCTTCATTAACACAAACATAGCCGTTTTCCTCTCTGCGAGACCAAAGGCAATTAATGCACATCTTCTTTAAACCATATGCGTTAGGGCACTTACCCTCTACAAGTTCGCTTCCGCAAATAACACAAAATTCACTCATATTAAATCTATTTTTTAAATTATCGAAAATATACTACAAATATCATACCAAATTATTAATATCATTAATTTCAAAAATTGTTATCAACTAAAGTCATGTTTTTACCCATTCTATATATTAGTGATTTTATATTAGTTAAATTTTGTTTCATAAGTATAACACTTTTATTTCCAAATTATTCATGTTTTTTAAAAATCTATCACTTTCTTCAATCGCCAATTTTATTCGTTCAGTTTTTTCATTACATAATAGTAAAATATTATATTGTGTTTGTAAAATATTTTTACATTTCACTGTCAATTCTTTTACTTTTTGCTCATTAACAAATTCACTAAATACGGATAAAATTATATTTTCAGCAATTTCAATATCAGAGTCGCCATCCTCTTTAGCATATTTTTTAACAATATTAATGCCATTCAAAATATATTCTTCACATTCTGATATAATGCTTTCGCATAAAGCAATATTGTCTACAATAAAACGGCCTTCAGAGTCTGCAATAATTCCATGTTTATTAAACATAAAGGCATGATATCCATGGCATTTCACATAATATTTTTTCTCCATATTAAATCTATTTTTTAAATTATCGAAAATATACTACAAATATCATGCCAAAAATTCTTAATATTAAGAAACTCGTTCCCAATTAAGTTCATAGTCTAGACACTTATATGTACCTGGTTGTAGTCCACCCTTCATACAGAATTCATGAACAAGGCTCTCAATGAATACAAGATTCTCCACAATATACTCATAAAGCCCATACATATATTCCTCAAGTTCCTCAGGGTAACGTCTTCCTGTTGGCTCTAATTCTGTGCCGGGAATAGCCTCACCCCATTTTCCTATAATAAGAGCAACATCTTCAAGGACATAAGTTCCGCCGAAAAGGTTATATTGGTCAATTGCCCAACCTATATGTGAGTGGGGGTTGAACTCATTGATTTCTTCCATAAGAACCTCGTTCTCCTTCATATAAAAATCCCATTCATCATGTTTTGTGGATAACTTATTTTCAGGTTCCATTTTATCAACAAGATTAAGACGCCTTACAGTCCTCTTAAGTTGTGCAAGTTTTTCTTTATCATCGAAATCAAACGCTTCCACCTTAATTGCTGAAATTAGTTTCAAGTGGTCTTCGGTTAATGTAATCTTTTTTACTGCCATAATTTTCTATGATTTTATACTAATAATATAAAAAAATGTTACACAAATGTCAATGTTATTGCTTCAAAAGCAATTTTTGACTTATGAAATCTGAAAATTTGACTTTAGTCTCCCCATTGGTTAAACAAAGTTCATTCAGTTTGAACTTTACCTTTCCATCTTTATAACACCATCTAACTTCACCTGTATTATGAAGATGATTATAATCGTATATCATGAAAATGATATCTCGTTTAGGAAGATGCGGGTGCTGTTTCACAAACTCATCCAGAAGATACTGTTTATTGAAAAAATTTGCTCTATCGTTTTTTAAAGAAATGTTCTTATTACCTAAAAAAGTCGATATCGGTTTAACCTGTATATATTCTTTAACAACACCATCTTTTTTAACTATGAGGTCAACGCCATATTCAGAATCCATCACACCATATGTTTCTTCAACATCATAACCTTTCTCAGAAAGAATCTTTACCAATTCTTTCTCAGGTTTATGACCATCAAAAGTTTCAATGATGACATGGCAAATAATATCATCAAAAAATTCTTCCAAAGTAAATGTGTCGTCATTAACAAGTTCTTTATAACGTCCGGCCAGCATTTGAAGATGCTCTATTGAACGTCCGTATTCTTTATCCCCCTTTAAATTCTTTGGAATATAATTGGGGGTCGGTAGATAAGTTGTGTATTTATCGAAGAAATCCTGATATGAAATAGGTTTTAATTTAGCGTATAATTTGCTATTATCCCCCACATATGGTTTAGGGGCGATATTATCTTTATATATCTGATTATATTTTGCCAACTTTTTTTTCAGATTCTGATAATACTCAACACTTTTAAGAATCATATTATTTCAAATAATTTAGTGTTTATTTGGCACGTATCTTCCATATTTTTCCAATGCCTTCTCTCGTGCCTCTTCAAAAAGTTCACCTGAGCATTCAGTAAACTTATAGTATTCTTCAACATCACATCCCAAATATAAGTTACCATCATCACCAAGATGAAACATATTCTCAGAAGCAATATTCATTTCTGTTTGTGTTGTTAAACAACAAAATTTATAATCTTCCTCCGTTTGTTCCTGCAACCATATATAATCCTGAGGCATCCATTCGCCATCAAAACTTTTATCATATCTCTCATATAAAAACTGATATGACTCAAATTCTTGGACACATGGTAAACCAACAACCTGTATGACCGAACCTAAAGAATCACATTTAAATGTTTTTCCCAAAAGATAATCAAATTCTTCCCTTCTAACATTGAAGAACGAATCATTGTCATCGGATATCATAACAATATCTGTTTCAGCCTGTGGTTCAATATTGTCATAAAAATCAGTACTAGGAGAAAGATAAAAACCTGTCAACACATACTTACCCTTATCAAGATAGCCTTTAGGGACAAAATGCATCTTCCCACAAGATTCCTCGATAAGTCTAACAACATCATCGTTAATAATTTTTATAACGCCGATGGCATCACTTAAACATGTAATGTGTGGGTCATGCACATCAGAATCAATTAAAAATTCGTTTTTCTTATCCACCATAAACAACCATTGTATTATTATCCCAATCAAATGTCTTATAAATAAAAATCATATCAAAAATGGCAAACTTATACATCCATGAACTACTTACGAGTTTTCTATCAGATAAATCAATATTGAAATAGTGCCTTTCACCATCATCTCCTAAATAACTACTCTCCCATTCTCTAATTTCATGCTCCCATTCCTTTACCAATTCAACAGTAAACCAATGCTTTGAAAATTCTTTTTCCTCAGGATGCTGATATAAGTCAAGAGATGCTTTCATATAATCAATTATCCTCTGTCTGTATTCAAGAATAATCATCTTGAATCCTTCTTTGGTTATTGAATACACATCAACATCATCATGTTCGAACAAGCATTTGATTTCTTTTTGAAAATCTTCATTCTCCCCTTTTAGTTTAAGCCAAAATTCAGTACCGTTGTTATGACAAATTACCTCGCCGTTAATTTCAAACCACGGATAACCGTTATCTTCTTCAACTTTTATTATCGGTTCATCCTTATCCGCTTTATACCAATTAACCCTCCAACCCATATGTTCCTAAAAGTTCTTCTATTATTTTTTTATCAATTGCATCCGAAATATTTTTTGTCTGTTCGTTAAGAATATCATTCTCTATTGTTTTTTTCCATTCAGCATCCGGGACATATTGTTTTACAAGATAACAATGAATTACAGATTGCCCGTTACAATAACGCTGAAATTCGTCTCCTTCATTTCTACAACCTTTACAATGTTCTTTTCTTAACTTTTTGACAAAATCAGTCTCTGTGTATATCATAATTTTTTTTATAATTGAAATTTCGTGTTTATATAAAAAATATCTCCCTGTGGAGGTGAAAAAGGTTTCACAGCAATTTCATCGTATTTAGGGAATCTAAATTGTACAATTGGATAATATCTTTGTTTTTCATTGTTTGTTGTGTCGGAATACAATTTATCAGTTTCTATTTTATTTAACAAATCATATTCCTTTTCAACCTTAAACTCCACAGTACCGTCTTTTTTGACACCTCTAAGATACTTTACCCAATCCACTGTGCATTCTTCCACCGATTCATAGCCATAGTCACCAACTAATCTTGCTGTATTGATATGATTGGATTTTTCGAACTTCTCCCTTTCTTCTTTAAAAACTCGCTCAAGTTTTTCTTTTGTTTCACTGTTCGTTACAAACGAATAATATGGTCTGCACTTTTGAGGAATCTTGGATAACGCATCATCTATTGCCTTCCGACATTCAGCACAATAATACATTGAACAACCTTCCTCAGTACCATACTCAGGGCCATTACCATATGTACAATATGTGTATTCTTTTTGACAATGTTTACATCTTAATCTGAAATGCTGCATACTATTAATCTACATTTACACTCAAATTATATAAATCAGCAAAATCATTAATAACAGTTTCTATGTATTCCCTTCTTCTGTGATAATGAAGTTGATTGTTAATATCATATTCACAATACTTATTACCGCTTCTCTCGTATAGCCATCCTCTTAATTCTTGAATTTCATGGGCTTCTCTAATGAATTCCCCATAGTCAAAACTGTCATCATTCCTTTTAGATTCCAAAAAACGTGTAATACCCTCCACACAAGGCAATACTTTTATTTCAGAACACCATAGTCCCTTGGTGTTTTCATGTTCGGATTTTTTTTGATAAAACTCAATATCAAACATCACATCCCTATTCCCATAATATATTTGATATACCATAACTTTACTCTGTTTTTTTATTTTGTTCATTTGCATATTCATACCCTTGAATGAACATCTCATAGCAAAGCGATTCAATTATATCGGCAATTTCTCCTGCTTTTCTTTGATTTTCCATATACTTTGCCCTATACTCTCTCGCACCTCTCATTCTATCGTCAATTGGATATATTTTATTTACTATCGTTTCCTTTACATCATGAAGTTTTGTCTCAAGATTTATATCATAAGGTAACTGAAGTTCATAAAACTCTTTATTAAGAATATCGATACAATCTTTATAAGCCTTTATTTGTGATTTCCTATCAGTAAAAGGACAGGACAATAAATCATTTTCTAAGAAACCAATACGATTCAATATAACAGTTTTCATCTGTTCTGCCCTGAAATCATTTTGCAGCCGTTCACTCAATATTTCTTTTACATTCATATTACTTTTATAGTTTAATCATTTGTTTATCAAAACATCCATAATCAATGTTTGAACCATCATATTCCCCCCATTCATCCTCCCATTCACTTGCCCAAGCTTCATATTCCCAAGGCATTTCATTTTTAATAAAATCAATTGCATCATTATAGTTTTTATCTATAACAATTTTATGCTCAATGTCACCTGAACCTGTTTTTAATACATAACTATAAATTTCCATAATTAACTACTTTTAATTTTTATTATTACTTTACCTCCCAAACTTTACCTTCAAGTTCCTGATTTTCACAATTCTCTAAAATGTTAAAAAGGTTTGTCTTCTTAGCCTTCTTCTCATTCTTTTCAAAAACCCAAAATGTTGAAGTATATTTTCTTGCATGCTGTTGTGCCTTGTACTTACCTGCAGAAATTAGTCTTGCTTTTGCTTCAAGAATAAACTCATCCTTAACATAAAAACCAAGTTTCTGAGCAGACATGAATGCAAATGGTACAGCCCAAATTTCCAAGCCACCCGAAACTGTTGATTGCATTTTAAAAACACAGATTCCTCCGGGTTTAAGGACTCTATAAGCCTCTTTAATCCACCAATATTCATTTTCCATAAGTTCACCCACAGGATAAAAGGATGAAAATCTCTTGGCTATCAATGATGAACCTTCTTTGTTATTAACAACACTTGGACAAGCCTTAGGAGAAATCACAAATGGAAGGTCAATGACAATTGATTCGATGCTTTCATCTTCCAACGGAAGTTTTTCAAATGGGGTGATTTTACCAACCCTATCAAACTGAGGGAATACATCAAAAAGGTACTTTGGTTCAGGAATATGATATTCTTCACCTTTTCTATCTTCATAGAATTTCAATGTCGAGGCCGTAATATCACAATCAAATGGTTTACCACCGTTATGCAGTGTCATAATATTATACAATATCTCTTTTTGGTCATAAGAAATATTGCGTATAATCGTACTGTTATTAAACTCTTCTTTTGTAAGTCTTGCGTTATCTTCCATATATTTAAATTTTGTGCAAATATAGGTTTTTTTCTCCAAAAGACAAAACTATTTATTAAAAAATAAGTTAAGTCATGTGGGGAATTTTAAAACAAATATTCTTTATTATATGGCAGTTACCACAGGTACTTGTCGCATTGGTAATGTGGCCATTTCTTGGAAAGAAAAAACTGATTAGAAAAGAAAACTACTGTTGGATTTATGAATGTGAGGCGATGAGAGGTGGTATTTCTTTGGGTTGTTTCATTTATCTTTCCCCAAGTTGCGCCAAAAGAGAAACAACAATACGCCATGAATTGGGACATGTAAAACAAAGCCATTACCTTGGGGTTTTATACTTGCTTATTATAGGCCTCCCAAGTATATTATGGGCTTGGTTAGGAGATGACAATAAATGCTATTTTTCGTTCTACACAGAATCTTGGGCAAATAAACTTATGGAGTTGGAAGTTCGAAGTAACGGACGAAGATGTTATCTCTATCTACCAAAAGAAAAGGATGCTTAATTTAAGCATCCTTTTCTGTATACTCAACGTTTAAAATTAAAGGGGAGGTATCAGCATAATCAAAATGAAGTAGATTTGATAAATCCACTCGGTGAAAACACATGTCTTCAAATTTTCTTTTTCTTACAACTTTTCCACAAGGGTCTAACAAAAGGAATTCAAAAGTAGTTAAAACATCTTGATTATTTTCAAATTCAGAAATAATTGCATCAATATCATCTTCCGTACCAAGACTAATACCAAATTTTAAAGATGCATTCCCAAAACTAACACTAGTTATCCTTAATTCAGGTATTTCCATTCCCTTGGTTGTTCTTAACAACCATCTATGGTGCGTTAAAAAAAAATTATTTTCATTTTTTCCAATTTTTAATGATTCCATTTTTTTTAATTTAACATTTATTATGGATTGGCATATCAGGTTTAAGATATTGAAAACCCTTTCGCTTTTCCGTCTCAATCAAACGTAGAAATGTTTGCTGATATTCCGCTGAAAGGAGCCCTCCATTATAATACACACAACCGTGTACCACTGAAATTTCCATACCCGCAGGGACTGCCATGTTTCCAAAACCCCATTCTTTCTTAAAAACATATTTCTCAACATCGTTTATGCTACTCTTAGGGGCAAATGTATATGTCTTTATTCCGTTATTTTCCGTTACCATTGTTCAAAAATATTTTAATATTATTTTGTATATTGAATTCGATAAGTAGTACCTTTTGCAGCCATATTATATGAATCCACTAACATTTCAGTGACTTTTTTCCACTTATCCTCAGCTTCACTGAAATTACGTTGTTTTATCCCCATAAAAATCTCACTCTGAATTGTGGCCAACTGTGCGTAAAGAATATTAAGCGGCGAATAATAGTCATCAATCTCAACAGACCCTTCACAATCTACACTAAATGTGGTCTCCCACTCTTTTGGAGTATTTTTAAGTTCTTTATAAGACTCAAACTTGGCATATCTTTCAGCCATATCACGTTCAAATGGGCTCTCCTTTGCTTTAATATCATCTAAAATTTCTTTAACACGCTTAGAATCGCTGTCAGTCCATTTGATTTTCAAACTGTTAACCTTTTTCTCTTCATTAGCCTTGATGTATTCATTCATCCTGCGTATAAGTTCAATATCGTAATTGTCCATAATTAAAAACTTTTTCTATAAAAAGATAATTCTATTAAATAGTTTTGTAAATAATTAATCGTGTATTAATGGTTTTAATTCTCTGTTTTTCAACGCTTCTTTAAGTGTGGCAACAAATTCCTCAAGATTAATCTTATCGTATGTACCATCAGGCTTAAGCCATAATATTCTTCGAGCAATGACTTTCAGCCCAACCTTTTCGAGACAATTCTGATATAAAGAAAGTTGTAACTTATATAAGTTCAAAGGCATGTCCAACAATTCTTCAAACGGTACAAGTAACTTCTTTTCTTTGAAATTCTTATAAAGATTCGCATTTGTCTTCCAATCCATTACTATAAGCCCACTTTTGTCAGGTTTCTTGCCTTCCAACTCCGCATCATAATAAAAAAGAATATCAAATGTCCCCGAATAACCCAAATCAGCGTCATATACCTTTGTTTCTGCCATAATAGGAATAATGCACTCCGGAATATCCTCATAGAATTTCACAACAGCCTCCTCCTTAGGGTCATAAGCAACAAACCCCCCATCTTCAGTTAACCTATTCTTATAATCAGGGAGAATCTTATCATGTTGCCCTATCATATAATAAAAACAAGATTCCCCAAATTCATGCCTAAATGTACCCGTTGTACATGCTTCATTGCTTATTTTTTTCCATGATGCCAAAATTTCATCGGCTGTCATTCCATAATACTTGGACTTAGGATTATTGAAGTTGCGTTCATAAGTCTCCTGTGCCTTTATCTTAGAATCAAAATGTTCTTGAAAAAGGTGGGTTACATCTGAAACACAAGTCATTGGCTTTCCGTTAAGGAAATATTTATGTCCATCTTCAATAAAGACAAGCCCATTAAATGAACTGCGTATTTTCTCTCTTATTTCTTCATATTTCGGGTTATCCCAAATCCCCTCCCATTTATTGTTTCTATATAACGTTCTCATTCTTAATCTTTTGAATTTTTTCTTTTATCAACCGTTTTTCAAGTTTTGACTTTATGATGTCAGCATGGCAACTGAGAGGTTTACAGAAGCAACCGAGATAGACATCCTCACCACTTTTGTAAATCTCATATATCTCATCAATCGCTTTGGTATAAGCAATGTTGGAACCATACATGATGTCAAAATAATCCGAATAACGGTCAATAGCCTCTTCCCTGTCTTTTACCACATATATCGCTTTTGTCTTACGGTCCTTTATATGTGTGTAGGGATTACCTAAAACAGAGCCCCGTCCAACATAAAAACTATTTGGGCCATTATGCGTTTCCACTCTTAAATTATAAACGTATATCATATGCAATATTTAACTCACCAATAACTACATCATTCTTATATGCTGTAATAGAGGCATTATCCCCCGGTTTATAATGATAGATACAACAAGCATCTTGAATAATATCTCCTTTCACATCAATCCTATCCGGTTTATCTCCCCATTTTACAGTAAACGGAGTTTCTACGGCATATTTAACTTCTTTTATTTCAAGTACACCCACAACATGTTCTTCGCCTAATGTTAAATCTATTTTAAAATTCCCCTTTTTCCCTTTAAGTGGTATGGTATATTTTAAAAAAGTTTCATTCACAGATAACCACTTTTCTTTTGCGTCTACAATAATCTTATATTTTCCCCAAGTTAAATATTTGACATGTATTTTTAGTTTTTCGGAACTTTGAGTGAAATCTAAAATATTTTTACAATACCAATAGTCTTCAAGGACATATTCTTTTCTACCCCCTTCTTTTGGTAAAGTTATTGTTACAATACTTGTATTCATATAATTTTTTTATTATTCTTATTAAATCCAATTATCAAAATCCTCATCAGAATCATCTATGATATAATCAAGCGCATCGAACCTATTAATGAAAAATTTAACATCTTCTCTATTGAAATATTCCGGATATTTCTTAAGCAAGACTTCCAAATCAAGTTCATGATAAGCCCTTTTCATATTTTCTTCAGTAGGAGTTAAACATGTGTCAAAAAAATCATTAAGATATTTTTCAAACTCTTCTTTCGTTATTATTTCATATTCATCATCAATACTAAACTGTATGGTATTATATACATGATACCACCCGTCACCCGTTTTATCCAAACAGATTCCTTCAAATAAAAAACGTGTTGTTACAGGTGATAATAGACGAGGGTTCTCCCGAACAGGGGTACCAATCACACCACCACCCGCATGCGTAATCATCATATATTCGTTTTTCCCTTTATTGCTCCGATTTATCTTAACATATAAAGGGTAACCTTGCGATGCAAAATCATCTTTCACCTCGTTATGCCACTCTCGATATAAATCATATCTTTTATGTTCAATAAGAGCAGATTCATATTTTAACTCTCTTAATTTCTCCAATCTCTCTTCTTTTGTCATTATGCAATCCTCCCTGACAAATATAGTTTTAACATATTATCCTGAGGTTCATAAGCCTCATCAACATAAGAAACATTGGCAATTGCAGTACCATCAACAACTTGTAGTTTATGATTTCCTGAATGTATATGTCCACAAAAAACATACTGTGGCTGTTTTTCCTTAATTGCAGCAGCAAGAATTGGACAGCCTGCATTACGTTTGTATGGTGTGCCCCAATCAACATATCCGTAGCCTTCAATATCAGGTGCCGAATGGGTTATAAGAACATCAAGGTCTTCAGGAATTTCAGCAAATTTCTTCCTTAATTTTGCATCAGAACGCATAAAAGCCCAATTACCAAAAATCTGACAATATGGGGTACCGAAGATTTTTAAATATGATGGCATACCTGAACCGTCATCAATATATTCAAAGCGGTATTCTTTATTCCTGAGAACCACAAGACGGCCATTAGTCAACATTGAAAGCCGTTGATAATCATCCTCATTCCAACGTTCAAAAACCATATCATGATTTCCCGGGGTCATAACCACCTTACTCCACACATTTTTAAAAGGGAGAGACAGAATCCATTCAACAAACTCATTTTCCACCCATTCTTTTTGAAATGAGAAATAATGGTCATGCGCAGGAACCACATCACCACATATCAACATGAGGTCAAATTCCTCAACAACTGTAGGTAAATTACCATGTAAATCTGATGTAACAATTGTCTTAAACATTATATCCTCCAACCAAATTTAGATTTATCATTATTAACTTTCACGAGAACTCTACCTATTTTATGTATAAGTTCGTTTATACACTTTTCCACTTTTTTAAGACTCCATTTGTATTCTTTAAGAATCTTCTTCAATTCAATATCATTTTTTACATCATCGAATATCTCAATTAACTCAATATATAACTTACCGACTTCACTGTTGCTTATGTTGCTATAATCATATGGGGGCGTTGCAAAATTATCAACCATACAATACGAATACAGCCCATTAATGAAGCCATCCTGTTCAGACTTAAGACAACCATAAATCAATCTACCTACCTTATGGCGTTTTTCGTCAGACGATTCCATATCATTCCTCATCTTGGCATATAACGTATTGCTTGGAATTGTTTTCTGAGAACGAAACTGCTGCAAGATATGTTCCAATTCATGTTGAATCACTTCAACCGCCTTTTCCTTAACAATAGTACCATTAATACCATATAAATTGATATTACATATTATATGATATCGTCCAAGATATGCAGAGCCACCTGTTACCAAACAACTTTCCCCATATTTATCAACTTCTTCCTTATTAAGGAAATTCCTATATTGATAGGAAATTTTAAACTGATGGTCGTCAATTTCAGCACCAACAGAACCTCTTTGGATGGTATATGAACCACCATCTTCTTTCTCCCTGTTTGGTAAATCATTGACAATCGTTTTAAACACCCTTACAGCCTCATCATAAACACCTTGAAGAACGCCAAGTTCCTCTTTCACAAGAACTCGTAACTGATTTTCGTTTATAATCAGCCTCATGTTCTTAATATATAAACCAAGTTATACGTATGTCAGTCGCCTTAAGACATCCATATTGCTGTTCAACCAAAGTACGAATTCGACAGATTTCTCCATAAATCCTAAGAAGAAAATTGAATTTTTCCTTGAAAACATATTCATTGAAATTATCATCACCAGTTTCCTCATCATATATATGAAAACCAATATTTTGAAGAAGCCTGTCAAGTTTCCAATTTATATCCTTAAGTTCGTCAGCCTTCATTAATCTCGGCACTGTATCCAAGAAATGTTCTTTCATTTCCCCATATGCCCCAAGAAGGTCAATAAGATAAAAATAAGAAGGTATTGATGCATTGGACGCATAATCATTATATTTTTTTACCAATTCAGGTGAAGCATCCTTAGGCATGCCAAGGTCTGATTCAATATATCCAAAATTATATTCTTTATTCAATAGGAAATCCTGAATTTCATAATCCTCCATAAAATGAGTCGTATCCTCAATATACCCAAATTCAATTGGCTCCTCACCCTCATCAAGATACTCTTTCGACATTTTCCAAGTAAGGTCTTTAGGAAATGCCCCATCTGCCTCGCAAGCAAGGTAATCATCACGACGAAACTTTCTAAGGAGTTCCCATTTTCCACCATTACGGACCTCAATCATTGATACAACATATGTACTCATAAAACCAAATAATTTTTGTTGCAAAGATAGTGTTTTCTTTTGGATTAAACAAAAAATGTGAGAAATTATTTTTAACTAAGTGAGTTGTTTACTTGATTTATAACTATAAATAGTTATAAATCAAGTGTATATTTTAATAACGAAAAGTAAAAATGTAAAATACATATGGCGACGGATAATAGTAATGCTATATACACAGCAGGAGAAATGCAAAATACAGGGAAGTTCAGTTTCAACACAACGAACATCAATAACGCATCATACATACCAAGTTTAGATATGTGTCCAACAAAAGCCCAAATTACTGCAGCAGCAAAAACCGGTTATACTTTAACAATTTCAACAGCCTATAATGCTAAACAACTTGTACCAAGCAAAGATTGGTCTATGACAAAAAACATTGGTAAACTAACAATTCATTTTTATACTAGTGCGTTAACATCAAACACAGTATTAAATGGATGGAGATATACAACTTCAACCCTCCCCTCGTTAAAATATAGCTCATTGGAAACAGGTACATCTATTTTTTATTGTTCACCAGGTACTTTAAACTCAACTTATACCACAGGTGCGACATTAACCCTTAACACAAGCAAACACAGTACATGGCCAATAGGTTCTTACCTCTGTTATCTCGTATACATTTGTACAACTCAGACTGGTTATGCTGTATTATCTGGATATTATGAACCATCGGAAGCAAGTCAGTTAAATTCAGGAACTAACGTTGAAGCACTTAGGAACTGGTCAATACAAACCTTTACTTTTCAAGAATTTTATAGTTAATATTGAACATTTACTTACTTATTATATACTTACACACGAAAAAACGGGACCTGTCGTGAGACACATCCCGTTTTATTTTAAAATCGTCTAATCTTATCCAAATATCCCTCAGATAATTCAATGATATTTGCTTTGTTAGCAAGAGATTTAATAAGAAGTTGATTATGAAGAACAACAATAATTTGCACTGTTTGTGATGCATCAACCAAAAAATCCCTCAATGCTGCAAGATTATCCACATCAAGCCCCTCATCAGGTTCATCCATAATGAAAACCGCTTTCTTTGGGAGTGTATCATCATTAAAACCGTCAATAGCCTCTTTCGTTTTCTCAACAGCCTTTGTCCACATATCATTCATCGGTTTTTTAGGAAACAAAGAATCTTTGGTATATACCCCCATTTTTTCATTGGCCTCAATGATTGCCATTTTAAGCGTATTTATCATTCTCTGTCCTTTGCTCATTTTTCCTTCAGAAAAAAACTGTGCAAAATCACGGAAATTTTGAAAATTGTAACCGCCTCTCTTATTTTTCACACCCGTATCATCCATTCTATGAACAGGAGCATCATAATCATTGACAATTCTGAACATATCCTGCGGCTTATAAGCGGGGTCAAACCCTGATGAATCAGGATAAAAAATCTTTACATCATCCCAAAACGTATATTCATTATTGAGGCCACCACGAGCAAGCGTCAACCTTGTTATTATATCAACCAATGTCGTCTTACCACAACCGTTTTCACCAATAACAAGATTCAACCCCGGTGTAAACTCAATCTTCTTAGGAAGAAGTTTTCTTTTTTTCTCATTTTCATCCTCACTAAGATAATAATAGTCATTAACACTATTCTTTGCCTTATAGTTAATTTCAAGTGTTTTAATCATAATCAAACTGCATTATACTCACTAATACTCTCAATAAGGTCTGATAATGTCATAAGAACATATTCAGGGTACTTCTTTGAAACAAAATTTCCTGTCTTAGGGTCAATATCAGCAATTGCCGATATGCTCTTAGGTATATCCCCATCTTCAGCAAATGCTACTTTTTCATCATATGGCAGGGCTTCAAACGCCTCATTGAATGCATTACGAATTTCATTAATACCCTTTTCCTCTTCCTCAGCCATTCTCCTATCATAGTCAGCCACAATTTCCTCCCAATTCATAGAACATTCATCAATGAAAGGAATATCGAACTCAGGATGGGCTTTCCAAAAACGAATCTCCTTATCTTCCATTGTCATCAACTGTTCATATGTATCTTGGTCGCCTTCCTTATTAGGTTGTCCCGAAGTAAGTACTGATTCTTCCTCGGTAAAATATGGACGGTCCTCAGGATTGGTAATAAGAATACGTGTTCTAATATCTTTCGAGAAGCATACAAGAAGAGGTGTGATTCTCTTATTGAACATGTCAATATACTTTGCTGAATTATATTCCTCACCTTCCTGACAATATACATCTGTTTCAGAATCAACAATATTCTGTGGAAGAAGTCGTGCGTTAAGAATAATCTCATCCTCTTTCTGAGCATATGGATAGGCCTTTGTTAAGAATTCATTCATTGTAAGGGACTTGTCCTCTTTCTTATGCGCCTTGAACTCCTTTTCAATTTTAGTGGTTACATCCACCTTCTCGTGTTCACCGTTTGATAAAGTCTGATATTCATAATATTTAGCCACTTTCTTGACATCAGCCTGTGACTTGCTTTTACCTGTATTTACATAATACAAAGTCTCACCCTGCTTGACATCAAGCCCTTCCTTAATTGCCAATTCCATCCATGCCTGACGTGACTTAGGCCTACCTGCCTTAGTAAGCGTCTTGCAATCCTTAATATAATCTTTAATGTTCTTTTTTACCTTACCCTTGGATGCAATATCCTTAAGCGGAATCTGATAATTGTATATCTTTTCTATATAAGAATAATATTCATCCAAAAATCCTGAGCCATTGTTCTGCAGAAGCAACCTGATACCTTTTTCAAGAAACTTTGAAATATATATAGGCATTTTCTTGGATTTAATGGTATTACCGACAAGTTTCACATCATTAGGAAATGGATTTTCCGGGAAATAATCTGCGTAATTTTTACGTGAGAAGTTGATGGTCGAATCAACAATCTCATCTATGCCGAGTCCCATCTTTCCTCGCATATAAAGGTCATTGAACTCAGCGACATCGGCCTTGAAACCTGTATATTTTTGCCCTTCTACGACATTTCTATTTAGTCCTTTTCCAATGTAAGGGTTTTCGTCAGTATAACGATACTCTGACGGGAGTTTGAAGTTAAATCCGTCAGTATTTGAGATTACATTTAGTCCCAACGCATTTACAATTGTACCATCACATGAAATATCATAAACGTAATCATCTGTTTTTCCCTTTTTCTCTACTTTAATCATATTAAAATATTTTTCATTAAGTTTTTGCAAAAATAAAAACTATTTTTCTTTTTTCCAAATATATTTTTTGGGAATGATATACAAGTTACACTAAAAATGCCATAAATAACTGAAGTCTATACGAAAATGTCTGGACTTTTTATGATATTTATTAAGAAAAAGTAGTATGAATTTACAATACGTTACTGCTAAAAATGTTAGAAATAATTTTTATAGTGAAAAATAAATATATATATGGAAAACCGAAATATAATACAACATCTACGTGGAAATTCACCATTATCAATTGGTAAAGCTAAAGAAATAGGAATGCTCCAAGGAGAAATTGCCATTAAACATGGTGTTAGCGGAGACTCAGAACTTTATGTATTATCACAAGATGGTGAAGCATTAGATATATTTGTTCCCAAATCGTATATTGATTCAAAACTGTTTTATGGTACACAGGCAGAATACGATGCGGCATATGCTGCTGGTAAAATTGCAATAGGCGCAATTGTTGTCATTATAGATGATGAAGAAAACACAAATGGCGCTTCATCTAAATTAGGTGAGGGTGTAATTGGAGAAATGATTTTAGAATAAAAAATAAATAAAGAGATGATTTTATATATTAAAGGTGCTAATTTTTCAGCATCAAATATAGGAACACTTAGCACTTATATTGTGCAAAAAACTATGGGTGCAGGTATATCGCACAATATTCCTAATTTTATTAATAGAAACGAGGAAAACGTAGTATGGACTGTTACATTATCACAAGATTATATATTTGGTGAATATAGTATTGTTATGGGTGGTGAGGTAATAGAACCAAATATTCAAGATAATATTATGACTATAACAATTCCAGTAGTAACCAATAACATCAGTATTTCAATTGCAAGCATTTATGAAAATAATGGAGATGGAAGTGATGGACAAGAAACAGTTATATTGTTAAACAATAATGTTAATTTCTCAGATTTAAGTGTTTCATCATATGGTCCTACTCAAGGTACAGGTGGTTCTTCATTCGTAGAAAGATGTGCTCTTTCAGGAGGTACATATGTAGATTATGTTGATTTTTATGTTATCACACCTAACAAAACTTTCCCTAGCGAACCTATAACTATTCCATATATTAAACTATATTTTGTGGATGCTGAAACAGAAACTGTCGAAGAATTAGTATATGACCAAGCAAATCAATCATCTATTTTATCTGATACTACCGAAACAAATGGTTATCAAATTATTAGATGTCCTATTAAACGTACATTGCAAAAAAATATTCATCTTGGTATTACAGTAAATGAAGGTTATAGTGATTATTCATCATTGTATACTATCCCTTATGTAAATTATACGACTTCTAATAGTATACTTGGTAAACCTTATTTTGGTACAACAATTGTTTTGGGACAAACAGTTGCAGGAAAAACTGCTAATTATTATTGTCCTATGGTAATTTATGGTTATTAAAATATAATTTTTTTCAAAAAAAAATAATTGACATGGGTTATACAAAACAAGGGTTTGTGAAGGGAATGACATTAGAGCATACTCACCTTATTAATATGGAAGATGGAATAATAAGTGCTTCACAAGGAGGTGTAGAGGATATTTATGCATCGTCATATGGTGTAGTACCTGGTGTTGTTGATATGAGTAAAATGAATGAGTTATTATCAGCAGCCAATGGCAAAACTATTAGGTTTAATGATGGTGAATATATTTTTCCTTCGCATATAACAGTCCCTTCTAACATATCATTTATCGGAAACACTAAAACCATATTTAAATTATCAAGTGATAGTGCATCTAATATTCTTTTTTACATCGTTGGTTCGACTAATGTGACAATTTCAAGAATGTTTATTGATGGCGGGGCATCTAAAGTGCAACCTACGGGTAATGTCGATGATATTCTTGATAAAACAAATTCAGGCAATCGTTATGGTATTTGGTGTGAAAAAACCAGACGTGTTAAAATTACTGATGTTGATGTTTTAGGATGGGACATGTGTGGACTATATTGTGCAGACAACGATTCAGGAGGGGGTGAATATGGCCGTTTCTTCCATACTATAGAAGTGACACGTTCTAGTTTTTATTTTAATTATTATGGTTTGTGGTTTGCTCAATATGGCGAATATAATCAGGTGGAATGTTGTAATTTTGGTGACAACTTTATTGGTGTTCTAAATGAAGGTGGAAACAATATGTATGTTGGCAACATGTTTTGTAACAATTATTGCGGTTTTGCTTTGAATGGGGACGGAATTACTAACGAGTCACACGGAGGCTGTTATAGTTGTACTTACAACCATAATTCAATTACTGGATTAGGTGGCGGTGTTGCAATTTACATGAATAAAAGCACCGTTGGATGGAATTTTACGGGACAAAATATTTGGTATGGTGCTGTTACATTAAAAGATTGTAAAGGAGTTATATTTAATGGAAATATTTGGGGTAATGTTCAATTTACAAGTACACATTCAGAAGGATTAAAAAATCAAAATATGGTAACAAACACATACTTCCATACCAACCCAAGTGCGGTGTTAAATGGAAATGATGGTTCGACATTTTTTGGACCTTATTTACCTGGGGGTGTGGTTAATGAATAACCACACCCCATTTTATAAAACAATAAAAATAACAAGATATGGCAACATTTTATATACAATTATCCGATAAATTGCTTAAAATAGGTGATGATGTAACTAAAGAAACAATTCATAAGGCTTTGGGGTATACTCCAAGTAGTTTTTCGGGTAATTTTAATGATTTGACTGATAACCCATTCGCAATTACTGATGATGGGGAATTTAATATTGTTGACGAAAATGGTAATATAGTAGCAAAATTCGATGATAAAGGTCTGCACGTTATTGATGTTGAAGTTATTTCTGAAGATGGTATTCATAAACTTTCTAATAAAGTAGATAAAAATTATGTAGATAATCTAATTTTTAATGCTAATGAAAATTTACCTTTTAAAGAAGATGAATCAGGCTCTTTTGATATTGCGGATTTAAATGGTAATATAATTACCAGCATAGATAGCAATGGTGTTTCTTCTGTAGAATTTAATGCACGTGGTCATAAATTAACTGAAAAAATTGATAATAATATACTTGAAAACCGTTTAGATGATTTAACAACAACTAATTTTTCTTCAGGAGAATATGTTGATATTACTCTTAAACAAGAGAAAGGACGCATTACTAATGTTAAAATTAGTGACACTAAGTTATCAAACGCAATTAAAATTGATGAAGACCCCGCATTTCAAATATCCGATAACAAAAATAACATTGCATTTAAGGTTGACGAAAAAGGGGCCGAGGCAGTGGAATTTCGTGCAGGTAAACATTATCTTACTAATAAAACGGAAAGAACTTACGTTGACAATGAACTTTTAAAACTTCGAGTTGATACTCAAAAATCGATAGGGAATATTAAGTTTTCTGACTTAACTGAAAATCCATTTAACGATTCAGAGGAAGGTACTTTAAAAATTGTCGATAATAAGACTAATATAATAGTAACTATAGATAACAATGGCGTAACTTCAACTGAGTTTATTGCAGGAAAGCATAAATTAACTGAAAAATCAGATTTAAATTATGTAAATAATAATTTTTTAAACATCAACACTTCAGTTGGCACATTAAAAGACAATATCCAAAATAATGAAAAAAATATATCATCTTTAAGTGATGATGTAGAAACTTTAACAAATGAAGTTTCTTTAAATACATCTGCTATTACTGAATTGCAAAATATAAAATATGCTTCTTCATCAAGTAAAGGTGGTGCGGCTGATAGTGTGGCTAATGCACTAACAATTAAAGCAGGGTCAAGTAAAAACTTTAGTATCGACATTTTCAATGGTAGTTCTGTGACAACAATACCGCTACCAACAAAAATTAGTCACCTTGAAAACGATTCTAATTTAACTGATGACTTTAACGATGAATTTCATATTATTGATAATGAGGGCAATAAAATTGCGACATTTAATAATTATGGCTTATTTGTTTCGAAAGTTACAACTGTAGAACCTATAATTTCTCAAGATTTTATTGCAGGAGAACATAAGTTGTCCAATAAAGTTGATAAAAATCATATCGGTGATTCAGTTAAAAATGTTTTATTAACAACAAATGATTTAACCAATGAAGAAAAACAAACAATTAGAAATAACATAGGTTCTGTAAATAGTTTTGAACAGTATAGTAGTGATGGAGGAATTCTTAACGAGGAACAGTATAGAATAATGTCAAAATATTTATATACCCCATTTATGATTTCTTCTAACAGTGTGACTACAATACCAGATGAATTATTGAATGAAAGTAAAACAAATTTTTTCTGTGATTGGTGTTGGAATATAATGAGAATAACAGGTGGTGAACCAATAGTTGTAGTTGAATGGGACGACTATGATAACCCAACTAAGTTTAAAGGTCTTTTGAATGGAGTTACATATGTAGTCAATCGCACTAATTGGACCATTGCTCCTGAAGACTATTCGGGGGAATAGCATAGACCCCGAAGATACATCAACTAATGATGAAAATGAAATCATAGAAGGAGAATAAACAAACCCAGGATTTTATCCTGGGTTTACTTTTTTAACTATTTTTTATCATTTTCTTTACATATTGGAGACCTGCAACAATGGTTTTCGAGTACGTAACCCCCTCCTTATAATTCTCCATGAACGAATCGTAGAAAATCTTCATATTCTCCTTTGTTGTATTGAAAATAACGCAGTTTATCTTGCCATTAGGATTGTTTGCCGCATCAATACCAATTTGTTTCCAATCATCATACGGGAAACGCTTCTGATTAAGCCCCTTTATCTCGCCCTCATAATACTCCAATTTCGTACTTTCATTTATCTCACTTGGTTTAATCTTAACCTTATCAGAATTGAAGAGGCTGTGGTCCTCAGTTACTTCCACCCTCATATCACCCTCAGAAACCTCGTATATTGGCTTATCGCACCCATGACGATAAATGTATTCAGGTGAAACCCAACCACTTCTACAAAGCACTTCAAACGGCTTTTCTGAATAATCGTATTCCCTACCAAGTTCATCTACTTTAATAGCAAATGGATTGATAAGCGTTTCAACAGGAAGAATGTCAATCAGCCCACTATTTTTCCAACGGATAAATAATGGCGTGTCAGGAGTGAAAGAGTCACCAACGATAGGTTTATAGCCAAGACTATTAAAGTGAGAAATCATAAGGCGAAGGCACATACGACCTGTACATGTTGTCCTCTCAGCACATATCTTGCTTCCCCATGGAAAAAGATTCTCGGCCCCGTATGACCCGAAAAAGCTATTACCTAACACCTTCATTTGAAGCTGTTTTTTATCATTTGCTGATTCCTCTTTTTCCACCAATTTCAATTTATCTTTTAACTCATTAAGTTCATCATCACTACCACTAAAGTTTTTTATACGTTCTTTTAGTTTATCTATTTCTTTTCCTGCTTTTTTCTTAAGTTTCTTATATTTCTCACGTTCAGTAAGCACATATTCAAGGAACTTAAGCATTGAATCCATAAGGTCTCTACCATGAGTAATTCCCCATGTAAGAATAATTGACGGATAAAGTGAGTTAAAGTCAAATTTCGCAACATTATCAACAAATCCTACTGTGAGAAGTCTTGAGAGACCACCTGTAAATGTTCCACCTTCACCGAACTGTGGGATTGCGAGACCGTTTTCATATGACCAAGCAAGCATCAAACTTTTCCACTGTCCCGCAGTTCCCATTGTACAACATTTCTGGTATGGGACCGGTAGCATTTTACATATAAGAAAATTGGTTGTATTGTAACGATGTTCTACCTTATCACATTCCCAAAGGTCATCAAGAAGATAACGTTCAACAATGTACTTTCCTGTGGTAGGTAAATAACCGGCCTTAATTGGTTTATCTTCAGTTACTTTATACCAATCACCATTTTCATTATTCAATGCATATGTGTTAACAGTATCATTCCATGTATCTGAAATCTTGTCACCCGGTACATAGACACGGTTAACCTTTTCCATCTTTGAATACTTGGTAACGTACTTAAGGTCAGCCTTAAGCATATTACTGTCAATTGCCTGAGCGCGTCTTACCGCATGGAGAGAATCTGTCACAATTATTCCCGGAACGATTGTCTGCTTGAACTGTTCCACCTCACCACCAAGTTTAAGGACTGTATCCTTGGTATTCTTTCTAATAACATCATCACCAAACATTTTCATCTCCTCACAAATGTACTCAATTGGATAGTCAAGTTGTTCACATCTTGTGATAATGAAGTTCCAGTCGAAGTTTTCTCCATTATGTGCCGTAATGACGTCAGGATTAAAATATTGAATCATTGAAAGGAATACCTTAATGTTGTGCAACTCACTTGCATCACGTTCTTCCTTTGTGTTTCCTGTTACTGTGAGGATGCGTTCAAAATCAACTTTTTTACCCTTATACATCACAGGACGATTAAAACGCACACCAATCTGATTGATTCTATTATATCGAGGGTCGAGGCCTTCAGTCTCCAAGTCGAATATCATCCTCAAGAGTTTATCATAATCTTCATACCCCTTAAAGAATCGTTTTCCTGTGGATATCATGAACTGTTCCTGTGGAGTTACCACAAGATACTGTCTTTCATCTGCTTTTGAAACGAAATTCTCATTTTCCTCTTCTTCTGAGTTATCATCAGCCTTTGATTTCGAATATAAAGGGTTTTCGGCTTCTTTAAAGAATTTTGAAAATCTCTGATATGACATCGGCCTTTTTGCATAGAACATGAAGATATAGCCATTGTCAGCGATTTCGGGAACCACTTCACCTTGATTATTCTTTGTATCAAGGACTTTTATGCCAATTCCAAATTCACGCATTAGGCGTTGCACTTCAGAACGGTCTCCATTGCAAAGTTTCTCACAGGCTCTTCGTGTTGCCCACACGAATGGACGGAATGGTTCCATCTTGTAGTGTTTAACGTCATTTGCGTCCCTGTAGAACACTTTTATTTTATCTTCATTGTACTTATATTCAAGATTTACGATACGTTCCTGAGGGTCGGTACCATTAATAAATGAATTGATTACATCGGTCGTAATCTCTGTTTTTCTCTGAGGTTCAAGCATAAATTTTAAATTATATTTAATTGTTATTTTTGGTAAGGTTAAACCATAATCACTATGGTATCATTTACCACCATATAATAATATATGTGCAAATATAGAAATAAGGTTTGAATAAAACAAAAATAAAGAGTCTTATTCAAACTCTTTATTCAGGTGTTTTTTTAATATAAACAAATATTCAGTTGTATGAATATCTCGTTCTCTAAGGTTTCTGCTGCCTCTAAACGCAACGTAATCAATATTTTTAACTTTTAATTCCCCATATTTAGAAAGCATTTCTACCATTTCCTCATAAGAAATAAACCCTTCATTGTTATATGATATAATCAAATATTTTGAATCAATATCACTAACAAGTTCTTCAAATGTTTTTAGGGCGTCATTTTTCTTATTATAAGACGATTTGTTCCAATCATCAGGTATTCCCGCGACTTTACTAATGTTAGAACCTATTTCATTCTTTATAATAGTATTAAGCATGAAATAATTAGAACCATATGGATGTTGATTATATGGTGGGTCTATATAAGTTATATCAAGCCCTTTAAGATGTTTTACCAAGACATTAGCATCCTCTTGAAAGAGACGCACATTTGAATTATAATTGGAAAACACGGGTTTTTTTAACTCTATTTTTCCCATTATACGTTCAAGGGCATTTAAACCGTTTGTCAATCTTCTTTGTAATCTTATCACCAATATTGTACATATAAAATAGTGTTTTAAAATTATAATTTAAGTTACGACAAAAAACGTGCCAAACTATATTATCATTTCATAAATTTCTAAAATTGCAGATGGTGGGATATTATCTTTGGTATAAACTCCATAACTATAATTGGGGTCAAGATAGAAATCAATGTTTTCAGGAATCTTACTTACATCAATTATTAACAAACAATGCTTATCCTCGTCCTGTTTTACGGTTTTAAGTTGTTTTGTAAGGCTGTATATATCATCAGGAGGTGTATCTTCAACAAATAGGTACACTCGTTCAGGATAAGAGAATAGTGGGTTTTTAAATCTCGGTGATAAACCTATTTTACTAATCTTTTCAACGTTCTTTTCGGAGGTAACATGATATATTCTATCCATACTCCTTACATACTTGTTTACATCATCCTGATTTTTAGGTTCAAAGTTAAGATATACCCAATTATCAATATACGGATAATCATTTTCAACAGAACAAAAATAGCCACATAAATCCATTGCTTTCTTCACTTTGTCAATGATGTTCTCATTGTTAGGTATGATTACACGAAGTTTTTCAACTTTGTTATTACTGAAAACCTCTATCTGACTATCATCAAAATCATATAAATCAATGATATATTTTCTCGTTTTCTCTATTGGATAGGTTCTAATTAGGCCTTCCTCCAAGAAATTTCGTTTTTCATGAATCGCAATGGAAAGAGGGTTTCCATAAGAAAAATTCTCAATCACCCCTCTTTTCTCATTCCATTTCTTGATTATCCGCTTGCTAATCATATGTTATTTATCTGTTAACCTTTACAAGAATATTTCTCTTAACCTTGCTTGGAATCTCATTCTCAGTCTTAAGGATGTTAAGAATTGTGTCATATACCTTCTGATAAACATCCACCCCAACAGAATCATAAGGCATTCCCACCTTACCATTAGAATTGAACTCATGCATGTGGATATAGCCATTCATGATATCATATCTCACAGAGTGAACCCCTTCTACAGTGGTATTTCCCAACCATTTATTATAGTTTGCAAGCGAAATGGTTCTGAGCCCATAATTTCTCATAATTTCCTTAATTGCTCCACGCAACTGATACTTCTCATAGGAAGTATTGGTCTTAGCATTCTTCTTTCTCATAAAATTTTTCTTTTAAATTAGTAAATACAAATATATTGATTGTTTTTGAAAATACCAAAAATATTAGTGTTCGATTTCAACTACGGAAACCAATTCAGTAAAATAATCATAATCAGTGCGGGATGATTGTGTATTGTCTTTCTTTGCTTTATATACCTCAACCATTATTAGTGAGCCCGCTTGAATACTAACACCTTTCCAAAAGCCAACCAAACTCCTTTCCACCGTGTAGTTACGATATGTCACTTTTACCCATTTACCAATAAGATGGTCATATTGTCCGCCAATACTATCTGCATATTCCTTTTTAATGATTTCCTTCTTGGACTTTAACTCATGTATTTTCAAGTCAATATCAGCCATCCTATTTTCAAATTCCTTCTTTGTCATCTTCTTCCTGTTTTTCTATTTTATATTTCTTTTCCAAAAGTTCTTTGGTCGCCCATAGAATCCCCTCATTCAATGCGGTTTCATAAGTGTGATAAAGCATATCCCATGCATCAGAGTCAATAAGTATGGAAATTTCATCCGCTACAATAAAACAATACCTCTTCAATGAAGGCATATTTGAAACCTCCACATCAATATTAAACGCCTCCCTCAACCACCTCTGAGCATCATAATGAGTCGGAGCATCAATATTGTCGTATCCAAGACAATCATCAGGCAATGAATTATGAGAAAAAGAACAATCTTCAGCATATGAACCCCTAAACTGAGAAGAAATTCTTATGAGTTCTTCACCTTGACGGGTATAGTATCCAAATGTTCTTTCATTGAAACCCAATTTCTTAAGGTTTAAACTACAATCTTTTGAACAAAAATCTTTATTAGACAACATATTATTTTTCTTTAATCGAATCTAAAATATCTTTAGCGAGTTCAGTCATTTCATTCAGACTCTTTTGAATTTCATTGGGCTCATAACAATCCATAACAACGTTATCCATGACCCAAGTACTCAATTTTGAACCATTTTCTTCCGAAAACTTTTTATATCTTTCAGGGTAAAGGTCACAATAATGTTCATAGCCAAGAAACTCGTTCCACACCATAAAAACTTTTCCGTTCGAATCAGTTTCTTCGCATCTTTTCATAAGAGACCTAATCTGTTGATGAACACATCCACCAGAACAATTACATCCTTTACATGCCATATCTTTTACTATTTATACAGGTTTAACTTCGTAATTCAAATCAAGCATATCTTGATAAGATTCGACCATTAATTTGTGTTTTACCGCCTTAGCAACCTTATGTGACTCGAAAACTCCTATACATATTCCATTCTCATATACTGCATGAGGCTTAGGCTTAAACATTTTTCTTTTTTCTTCTTTATTCATACCCCATTGCTTTTTTATAATCATCGTACATTAATCCAAACCTAACATCAGTAACATCCCCGGATATATAATCAAGAGCAAAATCCTTAAACCATTCAAAAGCCCTTTCCTCACCATATACAGCACCCTTGCAAAACTCATCCATCATTTCATTTTTGCTGAATTTTCTCATATCCAAACCAAGGCCCGTATTATAACTTTTAATTGATTTCAATGCAGCTTTAAACCTCTCAGGAGTTCTGTATTCTCGTTTATCCATTACTCATCAAAATTTTCAAAATTCGTACCATATTGGAACGTGTCCCATTCTCTCCCAAAAACACTGAAAAGTCCATTGTCTTTAATCAGGAGTTCAATGATTTGACCCTCATCAGCCCAAACATCATAAGCCGAACACCAACCCATTTGGTCTTCAGTTGCACGATATGTCTGACTGAAAATTTCATAAAGACGCATTTCTTTATTCACTGATTTAGCGTAAGACAGGGCATCAGCAATACATTCACTATTCTGTGGCAACCCAACGTGAGGCCTCCATCCGAAATCATATTTATTTAGTTCCCTCATCAACGCCCAAAATGAAAAATCGTCACGCACATTCACTGTCATCTCATGACCATAAGCATTATTATAAGGGAAAACCCATTTTTCTATGAACCCCTCACAATATAAAGGACTGATATCATTATTAGTACTATATAAATCGCCATATACAAGGTCCTTAGGAAGACTTACTATGAATGCGTCTCCCGGGGTCTTAACAGTTACAACCCACCCATGAAAATTGTCTCGACAAATTACAGTAATACCATTATTAAGTCTAAACATATATACGGGAAGTAAGCAACTCTTGCTCATATGTGATGATACGACAAAACAAGGAGTTTTCAAGAGATTAGTACATATACTATCCCTAACAAAACATTCCTGTTTCTCTGCAGATTTCTTCCAAAGAAGGGTATCATCAAGGTCAAAACTTCTCTGTCTGTTTAAAATCAATTCATTAATTCTCATAAAGTTTTTATTTAAAAGTTTTCTTATCTTACTGCAAATACCGTGCCAAAGTAATTAGTCCCCAAAAATATTTTCACCTTTGTCAAACTTTCTTTGCTTATCAGCAACATCTTCCCTAAAATCATCCCATTCGAATAATGTAGGAATATCCAAATTATCAGGAAACCAATCCATCCAAGAAAAAGGATTTCCATTAATTATCCACAATGGTCCTCCAAGAACAATTGTTGTAAAAAAGATAAAAATACCCAAAATCATGGTTATTCCATTGCAGTCAACTACACCCACCTAAAGGAGGGTGCTTGACACTGCCTCGTTAGAGGCATGTCGATTGGGAGGTTGACTGCTCCCTGCCTGTAAGGATAACCAATTGACCTTCAATTGGTAAAAAACTCGATACAGGGTGGTTGGACCTTTGTCCGATATTAATCGCAGCATTCCAATCTGAGTCAAAGACAACTCCGTCAACGCAGATATATCTGCGACCACGGCGCTCTCCATCACGATTATTGGTGCGACAATCCATCTGACTTGTATACATCGGAGAAACTGTTTCCACCTGCTTGCCCGCAAGTGGTGCCTTGTAAGTCAATATACGTTTAAATTCATAAAATGGAATCTGAGATAAAGCATTGTTATGCTTCGCTCTCTTGTACCCCTCACTGGTACGTGAAGTTTTCTTTTTAATCTTTGTGAGGTCTTCCATCACAATGATGGAAGCATTTGTACTATTAATGAGTACTTTACTTGCACGATAACACATGTCCTTAGAGAGGTTGCGTTCCTTGTTGCGAACTTTCTTAAGGTGGCGCTTTGCTGATTTGGTACCTTTCTCTTGTAGTTTACGCTTAAGATAACGGATGTCCCTACGCTTCTTAAGATATGTTGTATCTTTAAATGCCTTACCCTCTGAGGTAACAAATATCATTCTTGCACCGAGGTCAACACCTATGCACTCCTCAGAATGTAATGGTTTTTCAGGTACTTCGAAGGGTACTGAAAGGAAGAAATTCCCGTTTCTATAGAATATTGTAGGGTCATATGCCTTATAAGTACTAAGCATTTCTTTTGCCTTAGGATAGACATTAAAAGGTACGAAAGTACGTTTGTTTTTCTGTGCCCCAGTAATGGTTATTCCTTCAGATGTAAGCACTCCGTAGAGGCGTTTATCGAGGGTCATTGTTAATGATTTTCTCTGTGGTACTTCAGCGTTCTTATGTTTGTTTGCTTTAATTGATTTCAAAGCAGACGCTGCTGCTTGTTCGCACTTGATTACCATCTGTGAAGATAAAGCAGGAAACTCTGTCCTAATTACGTTATAACACGCCTCGTGTACTTTTTTAAGTGACAGTGTTATTTTGTTATCATGTAGAATACGTGTACACCTATTGTACGCATCTCTTGCACATACAAGAAGATTGTACCAATGCGTTGCATTGGTATCATCCATTATTAGAGGTATGTTATAGGTTTGTACAATCATAGCATTCACGTATGTGATTTCTATATATAAATATTATAATAAATTAAAAAGTTTTATTTTTTTTTAAAAGTTATATATTTACATTAAGAAAATAATGTTTAACCAAAAAGGGTTTAATCGTAGTTCCTCTCCACCCTAAAGGATGGAGTTTCCCTACGATAAATTTATATGAAAAAATAAGGAATTAACCAAAGTCTCAAACCGATTAATTTCAAATGTGTTTTAGTACGTTCTGTCATAAAATCATAATTTAACATTCTCAGGGCAAATATACAAAAACCATGCCAAACCTAAAAAAATTCTTTTTTTTGCTACTTATATAAAAAACGGGACCTGTCGTGAGACACATCCCGTTTACTTCTATTATATCAACATTTAGTCGTGAAGAATCTGTTTACCCGTTGCTTCAACCTCAACATGTCCACCCTTAAGCGAAACATTTCTATCGGTCTTAGCATTAATTGTGTGGGACTCAAGAATCTTAGAAAGGTCCACGCCTGTCGCATTGGAAACCGTATCAAATGTCTGTTTGATGACCATTGGGACATTTGCTGATACGCCTGAGACACCATTATTATCACCGCCACCATAAATGGTAACATTATCAATTGACTTGATTGGTTCAGCAACGTTCTTGGCCATGTCAGGAAGAATACCAACAAGCATTTCAACAATTGCAGCATCATTATACTTCTGATAAGCGTCGGCTTTCTTGTTCATTGCTTCAGCCTCAGCCTCACCCTTCTTAAGAATTGCATAAGCCTCAGCTTCACCCTTAGCCTTGATACCGAGAGCCTCCTGTTCCATCTTAAACTTAAGTGCCTCAGCCTCCGCTCTCATAGCCTTTGCCCTCTGCTCAGCCTCATATGTCTCTGCTTCAGCCTTTCTCTTGCGCTGTTCAAGTTCTGCTGCAGCCGCAACTTCCTTATGATACTTATCAGCATCAGCCTTCTTATTTACTTCCGCCTCAAGAGTCTTCTGCATGATGGCAATTTCCTGAGCCTTCAATTCCTGTGTCTTGGCAGCCTTTTCAACCTCCGCCTCAACCTGCTTTGCATTGATTTCCTTGCGTCTTTCAGCCTCAATAAGAGCCTCGGCAGCATGTGCCTCAACGGTCTTCACCTTAATGGTCTTTGCCTGTTCCTGCTTCTGAATTTCATATGCAGCATCAGCCTCAGCACGTTTGATGTCTTCCGAAATCTTAAGTTCTGACTTCTTGATTGCAAGCTCATTGTTTTTCTCAGCAATCTTCGTCTCCGACGCAACACGTGCATCATTTGATTCCTGAAGAGCCTGAGCCTCTGCTACCTTCACATCCTTTGTGGCCTGTGCCTTATTAATGGCAGCCTCCTTAGTAATCTTGCATGTATTATCAGCACCGAGAGCCTCAATAAGCCCCTCACGGTCAGTTACTGACTGAATATTACATGAAAGAATTTCAATACCCAGGCGTTCCATATCAACAGCAGCCTTCTTCTGAATCTGATTAGAGAAACCATCACGGTCTGTGTTAAGGGCGCGTAAGTCGAGTGTTCCAACAATCTCACGCATATTACCCTGAAGAACATCCTTCACCTGATGAGATATCATCTCAGGAGACATATTAAGAAAGTTCGCACTTGCAAGCCTAATCCCATCTTCAGTTGGCATAATTCTAACCTTTGCCACAGCATCCACATCTACATTGATGAAGTCTGAGGTTGGGACAGGGGTTGTTGTCTTTACATCAACTGTAATCTGTCCGGTATAAACCTTATCAAGTTTCTGAAAGAACGGAATCCTAAATCCACCTGAACCAATAAGAATTTTAGGCTTTTTAGTAAGTCCTGATATAATATAAGCAATCTGTGGCGATGTCTTAACATAAGACGCAAAAATAAAAAGGACAAGGAATGCCACAATTCCAATGACCACATAAGTAAGTGTACTTGACATATATTTAAAAAATTAAAAATTATTTCCTATTTTTCTTTTCATTCCTAAGTTCAACAACAGTCATAACTGCGTAATTAGCAAGGTCAAGAAGAGTATCTTCAACGGATTCGTCCTTTACCTGAATCTGTCCTTTCTCATAAATGTTTTCAAGACGTTCCATCTTATCCGACAGCCTTAACAAGGCTGTAAGAAAACCCCATTTCTTAAATCTCTTATGGAAATTATTTCCATAATCGGCATTCTTTTTAGCATGAACAACGTCCATTTCATGCAGAACATCATTAAAGTAATCAACATATTCATCAGAAGCAGTTTCTTCTACAGGCAATTCAACGTAATCACTTCCATAATCTTTTGCAAGATTATCACCACTAAGTGTAAAACAATCGTAATTCTCCATTTCTTTTTTTTTTCGCAAAGATAGAAACTTTTTAGTAGAAAACAAAAAAACTCCAACGTTTCTTGCGCAGGGAACCGTTGGAGAGAAAAATGATATAGTGTGGTTAGAAACCGATGTGGCGGTTATTTGACGATAAATATCGTTCAAAATAAAAAAATCGCACTATTTATTATAAAAATTGAATTTATCATGGCATGTGCTTGTAAAAATAGTAAAAAAAATGTACAACCGGTAAAACAGGTTCAGAAAACCGTTAATAAACCAATTTCCCCAAGAACATCTCAAAAAGTAACAAAAACTGGAAAAAGAGTCATCATACGTCGCCCCATTTAAACGTATTTTTCAAGCCACCTGAATTTAACTGAAGGTCTCCACTGTCGCCATGTTGTGTTAGCAAGATTATATCCAATAAGGACCTTTCCAACGCATTTCATCTTCACAGGAGCCTTTACCCAAACTTCTCTTGTGAACTCAGCATCCCATACCTGTTTTTCAGTTGGGATAACTATTTTATCATCAGGGACCGATTCAATATTCTCAGGAACATGAACATACATCTCTTCGTATGCCCCATCAAAATTAATACCGAGGAATGCACCTGAAATGGTTTTAGAAAAGCATATTCGTTTTGTCTTTTTATCCTCAAGTTGTTCACATTCATAATCGCCTATAATGATATTATCAGGCACTCTTGGTTTAAATACTTCACCGTCATGATTTGCATGGCTAAGGTGATATAGTTTATTAATTTTTCTCATGACAATTTTCTATAAAATTTTTCAATTCTGCTTTCTTCAATAAAAAACACTTTATTGGTATTCTTTCCAACTAAAGTCAACTCTTTATCATTAATTTCAACCAATTCAAAAACATCGTCAGAGTAGCCTTTGGCTAAATAACAATCCCCTACTTTATGTTCAATCCCCATATTTTATATGTTTGGTTTTAAATGGCAAAAATCCAAAATAGCAATCTTTGCATAACAATGTATGCAACCACATAATAGGATTCCAATAGAATATATAGAGAAGTCCCGTTTTCGAACTTCTCCAATATATCCCTCGTTTATCAACATGGTCATAAACCATTGGTTCAAAGTGAAATCTACCCATATTTCTACTTCTTTCTGATTACTGAATCAATAAGGCCAAATTCAACAGCCTCATCCGCAGTATACCACCTATCCAACTTACAAAGTTCTGCAATTTCGTCAATAGGCCTGTTTGTATTTTCCGCAAGAATCTGATAAAGAGTATTCTTACACTTCTCCATCTGTTCATACTCAACACGAAGGTCCTCAGCTTTAATCCTTCCAATCCCGGTTGATGGCTGATGAATCATAACCTCTGAATGTGGGAGTGAATATCTTTTTCCTGACGCCCCCGAAGACAAAAGAACTGCAGCCATTGATGCACATGTTCCCATGCAATAAGTTGAAACATCAGGTGTTACAAAATTCATGATATCATATAACATCAAGCCACTTGCGACACTTCCCCCAGGGGAATTAATATATAGTTTAATATCTTCGGTTTCATCCACAGAGTTAAGGAACATCAACTGTGAAGCAAGGATATTAGCACTATCAGAAGTAACCTCAGTTCCAAGGAAAAGAATACGGTCCTTAAACAGACGGCTAAATACAGACATCTGCGTTACATTCATCTCACGTTCCTCAAGAATGTATGGCTCCACGTATCCACCATTGGTTCTCTGAAGATACTTATCATATTCATTCAACTTATTACTACCAATACCATACTCTGAACGAGCAAAAAGTTCATAATCTTTTCTAAATTTATCCATATTTTTTTTTATTAAATGTTAATCAATATCTCTTTATCTTCCTCAATATCAGTTTCTGATTCGATTATGAACTTATAAAAACCATAATCTTCATTTTTCACTTCAACAAGTTTATATGTGCATTTTTCAACATCCCACACGACATATCCGTGCCCATAAATGCTTTCACCGTTATTCTGTTGAATCAATGAGCCACAGTACACAGCCTTAACACCATTCTTCTTTATCTCCTGATGTTTATGTATATGTCCTGCAATAACAAAATCAAGGCCCTCAAAAATGCTTGCATCAAGTCCATTTTCAGTCACTCTATTGGTATGAGATACCGCGCCATTAATATCAGCATGAATTACACCAACATAAGTCTTGTTTTCCCCATATTCTGACTTAGCCCATTCAATGTCAGGGCGATTGAAATCATCAAATGATGAATAAAGACACCAAACAATGTTATCATCCACATACATTCCCGAAGTGTATTCAGTGTAAGAATCAAGATAAACCACATCTTCATTGCCTGCAATTTCTATAACAGGGGTCAATGAATCAACACGAGACTTATTGTTCATTAGAAAATCATGATTTCCACAAATCACAATTACCTTTGCCACTTTAGATAATGAATTTAAAAACCATGATACCGCAAGATTAGCCTCATTTGATACTGTTATCTTATTTTCAAAGATATCACCGGCCACAACAATTCTTACTTCATCCCTTTCAAATCCACCATCTTCCATATCAATATGACATTTATTAATGAATTTGTTAAGCATGTCATAAGTCTCATCCATTCTTTTAAGATTGCGGATGTGAATATCCGCACAAGCAATAATTTTCTTTACCATGTTGCAAATATACAAATATTATTCAAATCAGCAAATCAATTTCATCAAATTTTTTCGCAGATTTAATTGTTTCAATAATTCCTTTTTTCCCCAAAGCCTCATATACCTCACCGAAATCTTTATATTCATTGAGTTCAATATACTTTATTCTACCTCGTAATCTCCCCACATTAAGAAGATTATATATTCTCTTCGTTTCTTCTATAGTGGTATCCGAATCAAGACATATTATAATATCAGCATTGGCTTTGGAATACAGTTTTTTATATAATTCACTATCTTTCAACAAAAATTTACCGAGCATTGAAATAGCATTATTATAATAGATACAATCAAGAGCACCTTCAACCAGAACTATATCGGCATCGAAATTAATTAAACTTTCTTGGAAGACTATTTCTTTTTTATCAGCATCGCAATTCTTGTATTTCGTTTTCTTTTCGTATCCGGAAAAATCTCGCGACACCCAATAATTAAGGAACCCATATTCATCATAAGACGGAATTACAATCCTGTTTCTCATTGTCCATGTCTCACCATCCCATTGTGTATAGCCTATATTGAAACGGTCAACGATATCCTGCGTTATTTGGCGTTTTTCGAGGTAATTTTTAAGTTTTTTACTCTTAAGTGATGAAATATCTATCTTGGTATAAGTTTCTGGCAATTTAAGTGTTTTTCCATTCTTATCTGTATTGCCATATATCTCATCCATATACGACGACAAGTCGTACATTTTACTCTCTCTAATGGATTTTATTTCTTCCTCATATATCTTGAATTTTTCTTTACCACCATATCGTCGTATTAAATACGAAAGGTTCCCCTTCCCGTCACAAGCCCAACAATGATACTTGCCAATGGCAAATGAAACCTCAAGATTATATTTCCCATCGGGCCCACCTTTTTCCTCAGCACAATCCATTATGCAATTGAACTGATACTGTGAACACCCTTTCATGTATCCACCCTGCTTTGATTCACCTAAAATTGAAACTAAAATATTATAAATCTTCTGAAACATTTGATAAAAAATTTTTCGCAAATATAGTGATAAAATATTAAAAAAACAAAAGGAAGACCGAAGTCCTCCTTTATATTCACTTATTTTATATACTCTGCCATCAATATGTGCCGCAATCAACTTCATCATAGGTCCTGATTTGGCCATTCACAATCAGATATGATTTATAATCTCTGTTTTTAACTCTGACTGACATGCCATCTTCAAAACGTTTTGTTTTTGTTGTCTGAGAATATCCTGTATCGTCCCTCTCTACCCCAATCTCAACAATATAATATGTTGCGGAGGTTATTCCGTTGGCATCTTCACCAACGAGGTAACGGTCACCCGGATTCAACATGCTGGGTAATGCGGACACAATATCAATAACAGGTAAAAGTTGCCCAGTTGGTTCTGTTATAAGATTATCACCGAAATACTCTCTCCAAGTGATAACTCCCGTTTCCGAATCAACCGACTTTACTGAATATCGGGTCCAATAATCCAACATATTAGCCTTAGCCAATAAATTATACCCTTCCTCAGTACCTCTCCAAAATTTTACCATGTTTTTGTTTTCTGCCATTTTGCCCAAAAACTTACTCGTTTTTATTAATGGCCATCCCCCCATAGAACTATCCTAATGGGGGGGGGGTAGCCATTTATTAATTATTAATTCAGAACCTCTGCATCGTCGCCGTCATAGTACATGAAACCATAAAGGCCTTCACTACCTTTGACAAGTTCGATGTGTCCTGCAGCGACTGTCTCATCAGTTGCTGTTTCAACCTTAACCGAAACCTTAGGGTTGTTAGGGTCAGCGTTGTTTACTTCAATAGCATTGTCTGCGGAAGTAACTGAATTCACACCACCCGCAACAGCAGCGCGAATGCTATCCTGAATACCCTGAAGGACTGTTGAAATCTTGGTATCTCCTGAATAAATCGCATCACCTGTTGCGCCAGTAATATCACTACCGAGAGCAATATCCTTAGCAGCAATTTCGAGTTCAGCAACCTTACCCTCAGAAACTACAGCATCAATACCATTAACCTTAACAGCCTCAATTACGTTAACCTGAGCGCCCTCAGCAATGTTATTAAGTTTCTCCTCATAAGAAGCCTCAAATTCATTGAAACCGTCTTTGGTTACGAAAGTATCGTCGCCATACTTCTTAGCATCAGCAAGAACCTGAGCGTCAGCAGCAGCCCACTTCTTATCAATCTCAACCTCACGCTCATCGGTATAAGCCTTAGCGTCAGCAAGAGCCTGAGCAGCTGCGCCTGCAACCTCGTAGTTTCCTGCAAGGCCATCAGCATATTCTTTAGCAGCCCTAAGAACCTCATTATCAAGTTCAGTTATCTTATCAAGGAATGCTTGTGAAACTGCAATACCATTAGTTGTTACCTGAAGATAAGTGTTTGCAGTCTCATCAACCTTTACCTTGAACGTTTTACCATCAAGAACAAGGCCATCACCCGCAGCATAGTAATCAAGAAGGTCTGTTACATCCATGCGGATATCTTCTTTACCTGCAGCAGTATTGAAGGTCAATACGAGATATTTCTCACCGGCCTCACCTTCTTTAGGTCCATCAAGAACAGCACCTTCAAGCATACCATCCTTAATGAAAGCAGTTGCATCAATTGATGAAACAACCTCACCATTAATTCCCTGGAGACGAAGCACTGCATTCTGTTCATCTGAAGCCGGAACATAAGCAAGAGTAAGAGTTGTTTTCAATTTATCTCCATCAAGGGAAATAACTTTTTCACCATCAGCAACTCCCTGAACCGGAGCAGTTGGAACAATAACATCAACTGATTTATCAGCCTCTGCTATCACAAGAGCCTGTCCGTTAACTTTAACGACCTCAAGTTTGTTAACCTGAGCACCTGCCTCGATATTACCAAGTTTAGTACCCTCATCATTAGTCATAAGACGAGAACCCTCAACCTTATCGACTTTCTTACCAAGTTCACCCTCTATTTCAGATTTAAGAGCAGCATCAGCACCTATATAAGCATCATGGTCAATTGCTTCAAGAACCTTAACGCGCCCATCCATAGCCTCGTCCTTACCATCGGCATAGTCTTTAGCGTCAGTAAGAGCCTGAGCAGCCTGTTCATCAGCATAAGTCTTTGCTGCATCCTCAGCATCGGCAATTTCTTTGTAAAGTCCTGTAGCAGCATCCTCGCCTGCAGCCGCTTTTCCTATTTCAGATTCAATACCTGAAACCTTAGTCTTAAGTTCAGCAACGTCAGCGTCAAGATTACCACTTGCAGTAGAAGCTGCGAGTTTCTGAAGTTGTCCCTGACCGATTACAATATAAGGAGCAGCGTCATATTCAACAGCAGCACCTTCACCTTCTCCGTCAGCATCATACTCAGATTTAGTCTTAACATAGATAACCTGACCAATATTATCATCAGTTGCAAGAGCAACTGCATCCTTATATTCTTCAACAGCAAGTGAACCATTTCCTGAACCTACGGCAACCCAAGCGTCTTCTGAAGTCGAATTAGCCGCATCTTTAAGCATGTATACCTGTCCATCTTCAACAACAGCAACAAGCATACCGTTATATTTCGCCAAACCAAATGTATCATCAGCAAGCAAGTCAGCAAATGACTGTACTACTGTTCTATCATCAAGTGGCTGTGCACCGGTAGGTTTAATTGCCGATGCGAAGTTTATCATACCATTAAATAATTTTGCCATATCCTAAAATCAATATTCTTCAATTATTATTAAGCCACTGTGAATTTAACACGGTTAGGTCCTTCAGTTGAAGCCCACTCATAAACTGTATAAGTCACCTCTTTACCCTGAATAGTTCTTGTAACAGTACCGTTTGCGACGAACTTATCTTTACAATCAATAGCATATTTCGCTGTAGTTGGATTGATTGCCATTGCAGTTGTTACCTTCCAAGCACCAGGGAGGAAAAGACGGTATGGTTCAAGGCCCTGATTAGCAAATGAAACCGCAAATGAAGTATTTGATTTCATAAGAGCCAATTTAGTACCATCACCTGTTACTGGAGCAGCGAGGTCTGCCATAGCCGCACCAGTTGCATCTGTAGTAGAAGCACTAACGCCATTGGTATATACAGGATAAACACCTGTTACAGTGAATGTTGCAGACTGATTAGAAGGGTCTTTTTCAACACCTGCCTGAGCAGCAATTGCAACTGATTTCTTCTCCTCACTTCTTCCACCAAGGTTTGAAACGATATAATAAGAAGCAACTCCATCATGTGAACCTGTATGCTTAGGCGCATCCTCAGTTACTACATACTTATTAGTTCCTTCAACAGCAACAAGAGTACATGAAGCAAGCTTACATAAAGAAGCGGTAGCGTCTTGAACTGTTGTTGGGAGTGTTCCTGTGAAACCGGTAGAAGCCGCTGAAAGTTCATAAACGTTGTTATTCATCTGTGAAACTGTCCAAGCACCTGAAACTGAAGTTGCGTCTACAACATCATCACCATCAACAGTAGCAGAATAACCATGCTCAAATCCACTTACTTTAGGCTCAGTCTTAGAAATTGAAACTGCATTTGCTGTAACCTCACTGAATGTAATTGCCTGTCCAACTTCTACAAGCCCATTATTGTTTCCACCTGTTGCACTAACAGTTGGTGCTGAAATTGAAACACTATAACTTGGAGTATTCTTTGAAGGTACCGGATAGATTTCAACACAAAGAAGAGCCTTAAGAACTGCCTGAAGGTCAGTACCTGCAGGGATGACACCATCAGCAAAAGCAGATTTAACTGCATCAGAAGCAAGAGGGCCACCCTCAATTGTAATAGATTCCTTAAGAACTGTCTTATCAACTGTCATATCGTCAACAACAAGTTCATTGGATTCGTTAACTGAAAGGAAGTTGTTAGCCTCAGCAACCTTAACATTGAAAGTCACACCATCCTCAGCGAGTTCGAGTGCGGTACCTGCATTGTAAAGTTTCGCAAAATCAGAAACCTTAATCTCATCAGTCTTAGTTGACTCACCCTCAGTCTTCCAAGTGAAAATGATATATTTCTCACCATCTTCTTTAGTTTCAACTTTAACATCCTCAAGAACGCTGTCTTTCAGGAAATCAGTTGCATCAAATCCTGCAATTTCCTCGCCACCAATTCCCGTAAGAGAGATTTTATTGTTCTCATATTTAAGACCAATTGTTGATGAAAGAATACCGTCAGCAACATTAAGAACTTTGTCGCCTTCAGCAACATTCTTCACCATAATTTCAGTAAGTGAATCTTGAAGGTCCTTAATATCACCTTCAACTTCGTCGAAACGAGCAGTAACCTTAGCGAAAGCAGCAGCAAGATTTGCAAAATCCTCATCCATTACAGTGATTTTGCCTTCACCATCAAGACTAACATTTACAATACCTACCACCTTAAGAAGGGCTGCAGCTACATCAGCGCTCTCGTCATCAAGAGTGGCAATTTTATCAGCAAGAGATTCAATCTGTCCTTCCTGATAACGAGCATAGTGCTTTGTACCGAAATAAATGTCATAAATGTCGTTTCTTAAATCATTGTCATCCTGTACGCCCTCAGTGTTGGCATCAGAATCAACAACTGTTCTAACGAACCAAATATAACCTTTTCTATCAGCTGCAGCAACCTCTGCGAAAGTCGTACCAAGTACGGACTTAATACCTTTAAAAAGTTGTTTTGACATATCTGATTATTATTTATTCTTATAATTCCAGTTTATTTTAACATTAAATTAATATCTCTTATAAATAATAATATTATTTTAAATATTATATTTTTATTAAGATATTTTCTTACTTATATTAGAGAATTTCGTTTTCCAAATCATCACCCGAAAGAGATATGCCCGTTGAATAAAGACCATCCTCATTAACAACCAAAACATTATCTTCAGCGTTTGAAATCTTCACGGAAAGTTTCTTATTCTCGTCTTTCTGAATTGTAATTCCATCAACAGCAACATCACCCTCACCACTTGTGATTGAATCAAGCCTGTCTTGAATTGTGATTACATCACCCGAAATTGTCTGAATCTTAGCGTCAGTGCTTGCGGTATACTCATTAAATGATTCTTCCAAAGTCCCAACCTTTTTAGAAACATCTTGAATTTGCTGAGTATTGCCTGAAACCCTTGCTGAAATTGCTTCAATATTCTGAGTATTTACTGAAACATTTCCTGCTATTGAATTGATTCGTTCTGAAAGGCCTTCATCAGCCTTTTTATAGGCTTCATCAATTTCGCTGATACGGGTTTCAACCTCAGTAAGGTCAACATCCGGAACTGAAGCGGAAATTACAAGACTGCCATCAATTTCTTCTACAAAAGCAATATTATCACCTGCTTTAAGTTTGTCAATACCCGCAATCTTTTCAATTTTTGAATTAAGGTTTGAAATACCGTTTGCATTTTCATCTGCCTTTGATGCTATATCCTTAATGCGTGAATCAAGATTTTTCAATTCACCCTCAACTGCATCAACACGCTCCTCGACTTTCCCCAAGTCAATAGAGCCATACTTCTCCCAAGAATAATCTTCAGTAAGAATATACTGTGCGGGGCCCTCACCAAGGCCATCATCAAGTACCATCACAACCATACCAGGCGTGTAATACTTGGCCAATACAAATGAACTGATTTTAGTCAGGTCTTCAATATTGGCGACAGGTGCAACCTTAGCATCAATATAACCCTTACCAGAGTATTTGAATTGGTCTGAATAATTTATAACTGCCATCTTTATGCGTATTTGATTATATAAGTTATTGAATCTTCTGGAATATCAATCACAGCCTCAGGAACTGCAGGGTCATAGACAGCAGAAAGTTCTGTGTCGTTAGCCGTCTTATACCATACATGGTAAGCAACGCCATCAATTATTGCATCATGCTCCCTTTTATTCCATCCTTCAATAACAGAATCGTTTGTGGAAGCAGCCAGAATATCAACAACCTCACGGTCAGTGATGATTATAATATCCTGAGCATTATTAAGAAGAACCTCAGTTATTTCAGCAGGGGACATTTCTGCAAGACCCTCTATTGCAATAGGTTCAATATCAGCAACAAATGTCTCAGTTGCACTTTCACTCTCCATTGTTATGCTATCTATAACAGATATTGCATCAAAAATTTCTTCATCTGTCATAGTATCAATATGCCCTTTCATGGCTGCAATTTGATATGCAACTGGGAAAACTACCGGTGCATTAAGTGTTATCTGATACTTAAATTCCTCATCCTGATAAGTTTTCTTACCTGCAAGGGCATCGGTTTCAGAACCACCAATACCATAGTTTTCAATAGAGGCAATATCCCCAAGCCCGAATTGAATTCCTGAAGCGCCTGAAGTTCCTTTCTCTATTTTAACAGTGTATTGTTCATCACCATTGTAAGAAATTGCCACATACATATCAGAAGCAGTCGTTCCCGCAAACATAACAACAGCGTCACCATTCACTATCTCAAGTGACATTGCCTTGGTTTGTATTGTAGGCGTTGTATCTCCGGTATTAGAATCAGAACCGGAACCTGAACCACTACCGTTGGTAATAAAAATAGTTTTTGAATATTCTTCTCCCGGAAGGTTGCAAAGGTCAATATATGCACCATTCCAATAATGACGTTCCTCTATCCTGTTATCACCCTCCCAAAGTTCACCGTTTGGGCCGATTGAATTTTCACGTATATCTCCTAAGTAACTCATGGTATACTAATTTAATTTCTTATAAATAGGTAAAAGACTAAGAAAAAGAAGCCTCTCTTATGAAAAATCCAAAAGAAAGACTTCGTGCAAAAATATATCAAGATTGACTGTAGGTTTCCTATTCAGTAGTCTTACCAAGTTCAAGACGTTTATCATAGATATTACCCCAAATCTTTGTTGAATATCTAATAACGTAGCCGCCATCAGTTTTTTCAATATCAGGGTTGAATATCTCAGGTTTTTCAATTCCATAGCGATTAACATTAATGTATGCTAATGCACAAATCAAAGAATCACAAGCATCATAATTTTCTTTTTTAATCTCCCCTTTACCATTTCTTGACCATTCAATATCAGGATAAAGGTTATTTACAAGGTCCATCATGATGACTTTCTTGTCAATATCATAAGGATAGGCACCAAAAAGAACGAGATTATTTGAATTAATATCTTTCTTTATATGTGCAAGAGGATATTCCTTTCCCTTTTTATTATATTTTCTTATTGAACACAACTCAGGGAAAGAAAAAGCACGAGAATCATATGATGAAATAAATTTAGGGACAATACCAAGATGATGATATATTGCCTCTGAAACCATACCATTGAATCGTATAAGTTTACCGACAGTCGAAATGTTATTGGATGATAAGAGAGGTTCCTCAATTATAACATCAGTTATACCAAATTCTTTTAATGGTACAATAAATTCATTCTCGAAAATTTGTTTCTTAATAAACAAAATCTCAATACCACTAATATCTTTAGGCACTTTAGGTGAAATCTGAGTGATTTTTACTATTTCAGGTTTACTTACACCGTCATCAATAACAATTGATGCCCCAATGCATGAGGTACTAATATCAAGTCCCAAGATGACACGATGAATTTTGTCATCTTTCTCGGTAATTCGTATATTATCTGCTTCAGTCATTCAACATCTTTTAAAGAAAAATAAGTTAAAAAAGTTTAAAAGTAAAGTTGTTAGTATCAAAATTTATCACTATATTTGCAACAAATATTTTTGTTATGACAATTGACATTGAAAATAAATTACATAATGACATAAAAGAATATTGTAGAATGAATGGTTTGGTGATGAAAGATTTTGTCAACAAACTTCTTAAAAAATCATTTACTGTAGAAAAATATGGGGAAACCCCATTTGGGGAGGTTTCATTAAAACCTAAAATTCATAATACTGAAGTAGACGGGCGTTTTTCTGATGTCCAATCAACCACAATACTCCACGAGCGAAACAATTCAATAAGTCAAACTGAAGTGGTGGAAAAAAAAATTCAAATTGTAGACGAACCTAAAACCATTTTTAATGATGATTGTGATATTGAACGTTACAAAGGAGAGGTCCCGAAAAATTATTATGAAGAAATAAAAGTAACCCAAAAACAAACGGAAAAAAAAAGTAAAAAACGTAAATTATAAAATTAATGGCTAAAGATTTGAAAATTGGCGAAAACGCCAAAATAACAATTGAATGGAAAGTGCTTCCTGTTGATTTTTCAAAGGAAAAAGAAGAAAGTATCAGAGAAAACGTCGCAAAGAAATACGGTGTTCCATCAAAGAATGTAGAAATTGTTCCTATTTTTATCTCCTTAAATAATAAAGGAGAAAAGGTTGCATTGACCAATGACACAATACAAAACATTCAGGACCCTAAATTTCAACAGCAACTTTTCCAAGCATATCTTGATGAAAACAATATCGAGGATTATGATTTTAATGAAATCATTAAAATCGACAGTCATATTAACTCCCTCATAGATTATGAGGTATATGATAAGTTCAAGAGATATGAAATCAAGTGGTTAAAGTGGTCAAATTTCCTTTCTTATGGAGATGATAACTTTTTTGATTTTACAACTTTGAATGGTTTGGTTCTTCTTAATGGTGAACCTGCTAATCAGAGCGGTAAATCTACTTTTGCATATGACCTTCTTCATTTCGTACTCTTTGGTAAGACAACCTCGGGTAAGGCTGACGACCTTGCAGGTATCTTTAATAGATATCGTCCGGAAACAACAGAAGTTAAGGTTGAAGGTTGTATTGAAATAGACGGTGAAGATTATATCATTAGGCGCACACTTACTCGCCCCGCACATAAAAGACGTACAGCAAAAAGCAAGGTTACGCAGAAGGTGGAATATTTCAAAGTCGTCAACGGTGAAGAACAGGTTCTTGACGATATTGAAAACATGGAAGGTGAGAATAATGTTCAAACAACTAAAATCATTAAAGAGGCTATTGGTAACGAAAAAGATTTTGACCTCGTAATTTGTGCTAATTCCGACAATCTTAAGTCTTTAATTTCCCTTAAGGATACTGAAAGGGGGCGTCTTCTTTCTAAATGGATTGGTCTTCTACCTCTTGAGGAAAAAGATGCCATCGCACGTGAGAAGTGGAATAAAGAAATATCAAAGTCACTTCTTTCCAACATATATAGTCGTGAAGTGTTGAAAACTGAAATTGATGCATTTAATCTCTCTATCGAAGATAATAGTAAAAGAATTGATGAGACTAAAGTAAAACACACTGACTCTACCAAGAGATGCGATGAATTGGCTAAACAAAAAGAAGCACTTCTTTCAGCCAAGAGAGAAGTTGACTCCTCCCTTACCAAAGTAGATGTGCATACAATTGAGCGTCAAATTGAAGATGTCACTGAGAAAGGAAAACAGACAAAGGCATTAATGGATAAAACGAAAAACGACCTTGATGCAATTGCTAATGTTGAATTCTCCGAAAACGAATATCAGGACCTGCAAAATAAAAGGGAAAATCTTGCTGTTGAAATAAACGGTATTAAAAATACAATACGTCAACTCCGCGAGACAAATAAAAATCTCGCTGCTTCAGAGTATTGCCCCACATGTAAAAGAAAACTTGAAGGGGTTAATTATAGCGCAACAATTGCAGAAAACGAAGAAAAAATTAAAACTCTTATCAGTGATGGGGAGAAAAAGAACGGGAAATTAAACGAAATTAAGGAAAATATCGTTAAAATGGACGAAAATCGTCGTCTTTTTAATGAAAAAAGTCGTTTATCAATACTTATTGATAAGTATGATGCTGATTTAAAGGTTCTTAGACTTAAACTTAAAGACCTCAGGCAGACAATGAAAGCCCTTGAAGACAATAAGGCTGTAATTGAAGCGAATAATAAGATAGAAAATTCACTTAATGTCCTTAATGTTTCATTAAAAACTGAAGAGGGTATTAGAGATAATCTTCTCCTTCAAATAAATGGCCTTGAAAATGAAAATAAAACTCTTCAAGACAACATTAAAAATAGAGAAAACATAATTTCTCAGATTGACAATGAGGAAAAAATTGTCAAGACGTGGAAAATATATCTCACTCTTGTTGGTAAGAATGGTATTGGAAAAATGGTTTTACGTCAGGCTCTACCTCTGATAAACGGAGAACTTAAACGTCTTCTCTCAGGAGTTTGTGATTTTGATGTTGAAGTTGTCATTGACGACCACAATGATGTTGCGTTTAATCTTGTAAGAAATAACACCGTTACAAAATTGTCAGGTGGTTCAGGATTTGAACAGACTGCAGCGGCATTGGCTTTGAGAGTTGTTCTTGGGAACATTTCGACATTAAGCCGTCCGTCAATTCTTCTTCTTGATGAGGTACTTGGTGGTGTAGCACAGGAAAACTATGAAAATATCAAACTTTTGTTTGACCGTATAGTAAAAGATTATAGTGTTGTCCTCCACATAACCCACCTTAATCAGATTATAGATTGGCACACGTCAATCATAACGGTAAGAAAAGAGAATCAGATATCGTCAATTAGCCAAAAGGCTGTTTAAAATAAAAAAAGAAACATGAGAATGTAATGTTAAAAGATTTTAATAATATCTATGACGTAAACGCAGGATATTATTTTAAAGACATAACAAACACTAAGCCCTTAACAAGGGCTGAAGAAAGAAGACTCTCAAAAAGATGGAGAGAAAAAAAAGATGTAAATGCACGAAATAAGTTGGTTCAATCAAATCTGAAATTCGCTGCAAATATTGCGAAAAATTATAAAGGGCTTGGATTATCATATTCTGATTTAATTCAAGAAGCGAATGCAGGGCTTTTTAAGGCTGCAGATAAATTTGAACCTGAACTTGGTAATAAATTTATATCTTATGCAGTAAATTGGATTAGGGAGTCGATATTATCAGCCCTTAAGAAAAGAAATTCTCTCCCCTCAGAAGAATTGCCTGTTGAATACAATGAATTGGAAACCTATGAGGAGGCTGATTACATTGATGAAAAAATGAGTGATGATATCTACATTGAAGATAACTCTGAATCTGAAAGAGAAAAGGATATTAATACAGTTGTAAACCTTCTCTTAAAAGATTTAACCCCAAGAGAACAATTCATTGTTACTAAATATAGCGGCATTGGTGAACGCAAGCCTAAAACATTAGAAGAAATTGGAAATGAATTGGGATTAACTAAAGAACGAGTTAGACAGATATATGAAAAAGCAATGAAAAAACTACGTGTTTCGGCACTTGAGAATTGCTTTTCTAAAGATATTTATAAAAGATAAATTTTGTTTTGAAAATGGTTAAAAAGAGTACAAAGACAACTGAAACCCCTGAGGTTCAGTCTGAGGTGACATTAATGGAACAGCAGATACAAACTGAAATTGAAACGCAAGTTGAAAATGAAATTTCAGACATAAAAGAACAGATGGAAAACCTGCAACCTGCAGAAAATGTTATTGAAACAATTATGGCTTCAGAACCGGAGGAAGTTGAAGAAATTATTGACAATGAGTTAAAAAAAGTAGATGAACTCGTTGCAACAGTAGCGGAAAAAATTAACGAGATGGAAGAAAAATATCCTGAAATCACAAAAGTTGTTGAGAAGGTTAAGAAAGCGAATCCTCGTTTTACTAACGTTTGGAATGGCATAGCATATTAAAAAATATTAATAAAATGGCAAAAAGTAGTTATTCAACCGCATGTGATATGCTTGATGCTATACGTCGCGGAATTGTAGAAAATACGGAGGCAAAAAAAGGACTCATCAAGGAAGAGGCTGAGGCACAAACAATTGAAAGTGCGATTGCAATAACCGATGACCCTAAATTCGGTGATAATGTTCTGACAAACCAAATGAATCAGTTCTTATCTTCAGTTGATAGTGGTGCACAGTTTACTAAGCCAAATGAAGAAAATCCTGCAGATAGTCCACTTATCTATATGCCTGAAACCGGTAATATGGTTTTTTCTGGAACAATACCAAGCCTTAATAATTTAAAATGGCAGTTTGTGTTGAAAAATAACACAGGCGATGGTTGTTTCATGTGGGCCGATGGTTTAATTCTTAATAAAGAAAACTTAAAGACTCTCAATAAGTTAATGGGATTTTATAATAATTGGAAAACCCAATGGCAAACATCCGCTAAAGAATTGGAACAACTTGAAAATCTTGTTAGGAAAAATTAAATAACAAAAACCACTCAGAAATGAGTGGTTTTTTAGTTTTATATTGCTATTTATCAGTAATAGAAAAAGATAAATGAAAAACTGTAAAAAACATATAAGAGAGGAGTTCGACAGAGATGATGTCATGCAGTTAATCAAGCGTGATAAAGAATTTGAAAAACGAATCAAAGAAATCACAACTGATGTGGTTACTGACCTCTTTCGTGTGCTTTGGCAAAGGAAATCTTCTTACGAATCAGAACTTAAGAGATAATAAAACATGAGAACCATACTTATAAATGAGTCTCAGGTTAATGCCTTGAGAAAAAATATTGAGATGATTAATGAGGAAGTCACCTTCTTCAGTTTCATGTCTCATATCAAGGCGTATCTAAAACAACTTTTAACCGACCCCATATATGCAAAACCCGATGCTTTTCTTATTGCTAATGGGTTAGATGGTGAAAAAGCATTATCATTGCTTATTGATAACGGGGTTATTATTAAAGATGAAAAAATCGACAGTTCAGGGGATAAAGACCAATTTACAATTTCATACAAAATCCCTCGTCAGAACTTTGAAAGAAAAATCAAAAGGCTTTATACTAAACTATTTGAAATCAACATCGCTGATGGTTGTGTAATTAATGAGGAGGATGGCGGTGCAACATCTGCAGATGCTTCAGGTGCTTTTGAACAGCCTCTTTTTGGTAAACCACTCAGGCGAAAAACAATTTACGTCACACAAGAACAATATGACAGGCTCCAAGCATTGAAAGAGGAGGCTGTAATGGATACTGCAATAGGTGATTTCGGTTATGATGCTCCACCTTTTGAAAAGGATGATGACCCTACATACAATCATAAGGACTTGATTAAAACTTCTGTGGAGGACGGTAAAAAATGACACGATTTGACTATTATTCCAATATAAATCCTGATGCAGCAAAAAAAATAATGAAAATTGCTGAGGAACTTGAGGATGAAAAGCAACAAATCATTCCCGATGAAGAAAAAATGAAAAAATTGGTTTACAGACAATTTATGGCGGGAATGGAAATAAACACAGGACAAGGTAGAAACTATAAATTATATTAAACTATAAACAATGGACAAAAGTATTACAGTAGGAAGGATGAGAGAACTCATCAAGGAAAGTCAAGGCCAATTCAATCCTGTAATTGGAGATGGCGTTGAGAGCGAAAACAAGAAAAACAATGAAAAGTCCTACAAAGATGCCAAAACCAAAACTGACGCAAAAGAGGTGAAAGTTAAACATGATGTTCCTAAAAAGGAAGATAAAAACAAAACAACCCTCGATTACACATTCAATTCTGACCCGGGTAAAGAATATAAAGAAAGGGTTCACGCGCAAGCCAAAGGTTATACAAGCAAGGCTGAAGAAGAGAATGACATTGAAAAAAATGCTGAATTTGGTGATGATTTTTATAAAGTGGCAAAAGAGGCAGGACAGGAACTTCATCAGAAGGAAGAAGACTTGAAAAAATCAGGGTTACAGGCTCGTGAACTTCCTGACGGAACATTCAAAAAGGAAGACATGTATGAAGAAAAAAGTGTCAAAACCGTGAGATTCAAAAGGACTGAATTCCTTACTGAAGAACACATGATGTCAAAGATTCCTGATGAAATGAAAATTGAAGGACGACGTTTCAGGATGAAGGATATGAATGACCAAACATATCTTCTCGAATGGACTAAAAATCAGTACAGTGGTAAAGAAAGTGCTGTCATTCTTGAACACACTAATGAAAAGAAAGTTAACGAAAGTATTGAACGCATGAAAGCACTGTATGGTTTCAAATTGGGTGAAAAAACAACAAGAACAACTTCACAAGGAAGGATGTATGAAAATAATGATGGGGTGCGTGAAACCCTGAATAATATAAGAAATTATAAGAAATAAGGGTTATCATGGAAGAAAAGATTGACAAAGGGTTAAATTGGTTTGAGAAAGCACTGCAGATTGTTGAGAAATACAAATTCAAGACAATTTTTAAGGCAGTTATCTATATATTGATTATTGCAGCAACAATAGGCTTCATTAAAAACCCAACATGGATTTTCGAACAATATCAAACTTGGTTGGACAAACAACATGAGGTGGCAATGATTGACCGTGAACATATTGATATGAAAATTCACACAATTATAGAAAAACTGAACTTTAAAACAAATAGTGCACGTGTCTTTATTCTCGAATATCATAATGGTACTGAAAGTGTAACGGGTCTCCCTTTTCGTAAATGTTCTGCAACTTATGAAGCAATAAATGTTGGCGTCATGCCCATTGCCCATGATTATGCTGAAATCAATTTAAGTTTAATGCCATTTGCAAGCCACATGGCGACAACAGGATATTGGTGTGGGGATATTCATGATATGGAAGACATTGACCGCTCATTCTGTTATAGACTTAAGGCAAGCGGCGTAGAGCATTTTACGGCTGTCACCATTGAAGGTGTAGATAAACCTCTTGCGCTTCTGATTGTTTCCTATGATGAAAGATACATTGACCATAACTGTGATGAAGTAAGAGAAAATATTAGACACTGCGCTCTTGAACTCTCCCTTTTGTTTGAAATCAACCAACAATACGGTGAACGAATTAAAATATAACATAAACATTTTGTATAAAAAAGGCGGTTTAAAACCGCCTTTTTCTTTTAATTATTCTCCTATTTATTGTTATAAAACTAAAAAATATGGCTAACGCTGAAAAATTAATGCCACTTATATTGAAATGGGAAGGTGGATATTCTCACCATCCTTCAGATAAGGGTAGGTGTACCATGAAAGGGATAACAATCGGAACCTATCAAAAATTCTACGGTTATTCAAAAACATGCACCGACCTTAAATGTATTACTGATGATGAATGGCTTGCAATTTTCAAAAATGGATATTGGGACCCCATGTGTGGAGATTCCATTAAAAACCAAAGCATTGCTAATATTATTGTAGATTGGGCGTGGATGAGCGGTGTTAAAACAGTGTCAAAAAAAATACAGAAAATATTAGGCGTCAAAGATGATGGGATTGTAGGACCAATTACAATGTCATCATTAAATTCAATGGAACAGAAACCTTTGTTCGATAAGATTTACAAAGAGCGCGAAAACTTCTATTATAATATATGCAAAAATAACCCAAGTCAAGAGGTTTTCCTAAAAGGATGGTTAAATAGACTTGCTGATTATACATTCGAGGAAGAAATCCCCGAAGAAAAAAAAAATAACTGAAGAAAATGAAGAAAAACATGAAAAAAAACATTTTATTGACTATATTCGTGAGTTTTGTAATGCTTGCATCTTTAGGAGGATGCGGAACAATAAAACATGTGCCGGTAACCGATAAAACCGATGTGGCAACACGTGATAGCATTATTTTTCGAGACAGCACAAGAGTTATTGATTCTATTATTTATGTGCAAATCCCTCGTGAAAAAGTGATGGATATAATTTCACAAATCGACACAAGCAATCTCGAAACAAGCGTGGCTAAATCAACTGCTTATGTTGACACAACCTCGTTAATGATAATCCATTCTTTGGAAAATAAAGATACTGTTATATCTGAGAAAATCGTATATAAAGATAGGTATATTACAGAAGAAAAAATTGTATATCGTGATTCAATACAAATAAAAGAGGTGCCTGTTGAAGTGGAGGTGGAGAAAGTTAAATATCCTAAAACTTATTGGTGGCTGCTTGGGTTCTTTGTTATTGTCGTCGGAATTGGAATTGTAAAAATCTATTTAAAATTTAAAAAATAACGACAGGTGCTTTTAAAAGCACCTGTTTTTGTTTACTATAAACCATAAAATAACTATTTTCATTATAAAATATGTTAAGATATGGTGACTAAGATTTTTGTTTTTATACTTATATTCGCAATCCTTAATCTTATCAAAGAAGGATTTATATTCTATCGTTCATTACGTATGGGAGAGTCTGACATGACAACAACACGACTTTGGGGTATAGGTTTGTCATTGGCTTACATTTTTACAATAATCTTTACAGGAATTGGATTCTAATGGAACTTAATGATAAAATTGCAAAGTTGGGGTCAAGGTTCAGAAAAATGAACATTGCTGAGGGAATCATATTCCTTACTGTGGATTTTCCTAAAGAGTGGAAAATAAGTGAGAAAATCATTGCAAAACATGATGTGAAAGTAATGCCCACAGAAGATGGCGTTGGATATTATTTTGCAGCGACACTTGCAACAGGAATTGATAAAATTTTTAATGCAATTGATGAAACAATTACATTTAATGAGGTTGCGGGTATTAAAAAATCACTTTTCTTGGAAAAGGTAAACGAACTTCAAACAATATTCGAGGAAGAACCTCTTGATGTACTTCAAACAATAGAATTCAAATATAGAAAGAAAAAACCAAAAAACACCCGTAAAACTGAAGAAAATATCGAAGATAATAATGAAAAAATAGAAGAAGGTGAATCATGTCTAGCTGGTTAATTGTTCTTTGTTATTCTATAATGGCTTATGGGATTTGTAATATTATTGTTTTTGGGTCCGGGCCATTTCGTATTTTTGAAAAATTAAGATATTGGAGTGATTACATTGATGAACATTTTGGTCAACTTTTTTCCTGCATGATGTGTCTTCCAACCAATTTAGGAATTGTATTATCCATTATAAATTGGTTCCTAATTCCAATTGCATTTACACCGTTTAATATCATGTTTGGTAGTGTTACAGGCCTTTGGTGGTTAGCGGCTATTTGTGACGGAGCATTCACCTCAGGTATTGTATGGCTTATTCATCACATTGAAGAATATTTTGAAAATAAGGTTATAACATCAGGAGAAAAAGTTTACGAAGATGACTGAGGAAATGAAAAATGAAATCATATTGAACGAGGTTTTAAGAAAGAACGATGAAACAAAAAGAAATAAAGAAATGAATTCGTTCGCAAAAGCCTTGAAAAATGGCTTAGGAGAGGAGATAAAGAAAGAATTGGTCAACCCTTCAAAACCCAATAAAAAGGCGGGGAGAAGGCTTAAAAGACAACGTTTTTGGGGCAAATTAAAAGAAGATTTCAAGATACTTTTCTTTAAGACGAATAAGGATGATAATGAGATTAGTTATGAATAAAATTCCTAAGGGTGATATTCTAATTAGAATTGCTGATTTGCTAAAATCAGAATTTGAAAAAGAAATAGATTTCTCTATGATGGAAATACGTTTTAACGTTGGGAAAAACATGATACAGAAAGTCAATGAAGATTTCTATTATAGATATAATAATGAAGGAGAACCTGAGCCTGCTGATGAAGTCGCAGTTACAACTAACGGAATTACATTCAAATACGTGGGGGAAGAATAATGGCTATAGTTTACATACTTGGTGATTCAGGGCAAGATAATACTTTCAAAATTGGTGTGACACGTGGCCCTGTTGAAAAGAGAATCAAACAACTTCAAACAGGAAATGGTGGAGAAATATATCTTGTGAAAACATATGAAACGCAATATCCATTCTTCGTCGAAAGGCTTCTTCACCAAAAACTGTATCCAAAACAAAAACGCAATGAGTGGTTCAATCTTGACGTTCAAGATATAGTTCTTTTTGAAAACTATTGCAAGGAAATTGAAAAACAGGCTGAGGCATTAAAAGAAAATCCATTCGCGAATAAGTTATTGAAATAATAAAGGGAGGTTTTAAAACCTCCCTTTTCTATATTAAAGTGCTATCATTTTAGTCCACTTAGCGAAATTGTGTTGAATTTCAAGCAAATAATTTGTATTAGTTTCCAAATCAGCAATCGGAATATTTGATAAAATTATATCTGCAGGAAGGGATATTGTTCCAAATGTATCACTTGTCTTGAACAGAACTGAATAACGATAAGCAACCTCGCCCTCAGTTTCCTCATAAGTTAATGTTAAATTGGATACCGGTTCCTCAATAACATGCAATGTATTTGGTTTAATTGTAAGAGTACCCTCCACCGGAACTGTTGTGTCTATAGCCCAATTCACCTGTGAATTAATATCATTAAGGGATGCTGTCATTGCAATAACAGTTGCCCCAAGAGTATTCTCAATTTTCCTCACAGCAGTATTGACGTTATCCCCCATTACAATTGAATCCATTGTATAAGATGCTTCTTCAAGAGTTTCATCAAGAACAATATCCTTGCCTTCAAGAACAACGCCATTTTCTTGGGAAATTGTATAACCATTTACGGTATATGCATCAATAGCCTCAGTCTTTTCATTGAAAGCTTTTCCCTGTTCCTCAATTTTATCAGCAAGAACCTTAAGTTCATCCTGAGTACCGTCAGCAGATACTATATATGAAAGTTTTCCTTCACCTTCAACAAGATAAAATCCCTCAAGGTAAACAACCTCATTATACTCCGAATCCTTCTTGGTCTTAAAAATTTGTCCTACATTGTTTGCGGTGGCACGTTGAACTGCAGTGGCATAATTCTCAACTTCCTGAGGTTTTAAATTATTCATATTCAATTTCAACGAGGAAGTTTCGCCACTTATTGCCGAAATACTATCCGTATTACCTGATACTGTTTCTGAAAGACTTGCCAATTCCTCACTATATCCTGATACAACCATTGAAAGGTTCGCCAATTCTTCTGTATTACCTGATACTGTTTCTGAAAGACTTGCCAATTCTTCTGTGTGGCCACTAATTGTATCAGTAATTACCGATAAAATATTTTCAATCTCAGATATGCGTGTTTTAAACGTTTCAGCAATAACAAGACTACCATTTTCATCAAATGCAAGAATAGTTTCATTTTCACCTAACCTAATTCCAATAATTTGGTTTTCTAAAGAAATGCCATCCCCCGAAGAGTATTGTTCAGTAAACATCTCTGAAACGTCAACCATAATATCCTCTTTTTGGGCGGCTTCAGTAAATGTCAACACAAGGTATTTTACCCCATCAACCTCATCAATATAAACATTTTCAACTCTTCCATCAGCAACGCCTTCAATGTTATCAACAGAAACAGTAAATGCAACAGTCTTATCAGTAACCGGAAGTTCCTCACCATTTACAATGATTTTTTCAATAACGTTAGCCTGAGCATTGGTTTCAATGCCCTGAAGTTTTGTGATATCTGAATCTGAAACAAGTGAGTAACCACTTTTAATATCAACTTTTTTATCAAGTTCAGAATTTAATTCCCCAACGCTTATTTTCAACCCTGCAATCTCAGTATCCACATCAGCATCACCGGAAGCAAGTGACATTGAAAGTTTCATGAGTTCACCTTCACCTATAACAATATAAGGCCCTGTGTAATATGTTTGATTGTCATATACACTATCGTTCTTAACGAATATAATTTGTCCAAGATTTTCGGCAGATGCTTCAATAACTGCGTCTTTATATTCCTCTACTGCAAGTGAACCGTTTCCGGATATTTTTACAACATCCCCCAATGTATTTTTAATGTATATGCTTGGGTCATTCGCATTATTGTTAATAACAAGAATACCTTTATTGAGTTCCAATTGTTCTGTTTTAAGAACATCATATAGAGGATGGTCAGGCTGAACGTCTATGAAAAATTTTGCAAGTTCATTATTAATTTCAGTCTGAGTTGTTCCCGTAACACGGTTTACATGGCCGTGCACAATGTTTCTATTATTTGCCATTGATTATAACCTTTTTAATTATCTATAAATAGTTAAAATACATGTAAAAAACAATGGGGGACCATTGGTCCCCCATATATTTTAACATAAACTATTAGGCCTATTAATATTCGCCACAGTCAATTGTCATGTTAGAAAAATCAATCGCTACTGCAGTACCTGTCTTAACGGCACTTACACCTGTAAGATTAGATACTGTAACACTCTGAACGGCTGTATCTGCGGTTGATTTAACACCTACAAGAGCATCAGCCGATGCAATATCATTTTCAGCAACATTTACAGCTGTAACCTTACCATCTTGCTCAATAACCTCAACAGCAACGTGCTTACCACTTGCAACAGTAGCAGTACCTGCTGTAGCATCAAGTGCTCCTATTGCGTCGCTAATCTGAGTTGCAACTGGAGTCTCGCCTACGAGCCCCTGAAGACCTGTAATTGCTGTTGCATTATTATCAGCCTTTGTCTGAGCAGCGGTTATTGCAGCCTGAATTGAACCCTGTGTAGTATATCCTGATGTTACTTTCTTAAGATTGTCGATATCACTAACCATCTGCGCTGATGAAGTTTCATCACTGGAAATCCAAGCAGCGATTTCTTGCAATGTATCAAAATCTTCTGGTGCCTCAGCAATAACCTTCGCAACCTCTGCAGCGGCAATTTCACGAGCAGACATATCTTCATCGTCACCTACGAGTGTATTAACTTTTGTCTGAAGGGCTGAAAGGTCATCTGAAGTAGCGAACTCACTCATATCCTCAGTTACTGTAACACCTGTGATAACGCCATCAAGCTGGTCAACTTTAACTGTTACATGAGCACTTGAACCTGTTTCAGATGCATCAAGTCCCCCTATTGCGTTGCTAATCTGAGTTGCAACTGCAGTGTCGCCTACAAGTTCCTCAAGAGCATCAATTGCATCCGCATTGTCATCGGCTTTCTTATCAACAGCGCTAATTTGGCCATTAAGGGCTGTTGTAGTTGCAGTTATTGCAGAATCAACATAAGTTTTAGCACTCGCAATTGCGTTACTCTCAGCATTATCCCATGCGTTAACCTTTGCTGATGTAATACCATCAATAACACCCTTATTATCATGGGTATGTGCAGATGATTCAAGTGCTTCAATCTTTGTGCCGTGTCCTGCAATATTAGCAGTATTTGCACTAATTGCTGCAGTATTTGCACTAATTGCGGCAGTATTATCAGCAACGTCCTTTACGAGACCATCAGTACTGTCACCCACAAGTGCTTCGAGGTCAGATACACGACTTGTAAGGGTTTCGCCAGAACCTGCACCAACACCTACAGCAGCCTGAAGTTCTGCGATATCAGCCTCATTGTCCCCAACGCGAGTTCCGAGAGCGGTTAAATCAGCACCCTTAGCGAACTCACTCATATCCTCAGTTACTGTAACACCTGTGATTTTACCACCAGCCTGGTCAACCTTAACTGTCACATGAGTACTGTTTCCTGAAGTACTTCCACTAAGAGCGGCAATATCAGCCTTTGTTGCTGCGCTGCTATCTCTGAAAGTTTCGAGAGCAGTAACTTTACCCTCTGCAGCACTTAAACGAGTATCAATTCCATTTACGTTATTTGAAATTGCACTTGTTAAACCCGTTACCTTATCAAGTGAAGGTATGTATACAAGAGCATCACCTGCGCTTGTCAATACAGCCAACTCAGTATCAGCCTTTGTTGCAGCATTACGTACCGCAATCTCACCAAGATTAAGTTTTGTAGCATCGGCGAGTCGAGTCGTACCGTGTAAATGTATTAATGTTTGTCTTGCCATATATATATGTTATTTAATTTTATATTTCATATAATTTCCAATCAATAGAATCCTTAACTACCCAACCTTCATTCAATACCGTTTGGATATGAGCGATTGCCCCCATATAAAATTCCTGAAGTTCATTCAGGTCTTCAAAAACATGATATTCAGGAGAAGTTGTTTCACCGAACTTAAACTTTAAAGGGAGTGTTGCACCATTAGTCTGCACTGCAAGGTCATATGCTGCCTTATAATTAAACTGATTTTCAGAAGAAAGCCATATATTATATCCTTTCCATTGATAACCATCTAATATATTTTCTTCAACCTTGGTATTGTAATAAGAGATGATAATATCCTTGATTTCAGATTCGCTTGGTTTATGATTAAAACAGAATTCTTCCCAAATCCCAAGATTAGTTTCCTTACCGTTCTTGAAAATTGGCTGATAATCCCATGCTACGATATACTTGTTTTTACCAACAACTTTAATTGGCTTGTATTCGTTCTTTCTGTTCTTAATTTTCATATCAACAATAAATAGTTATTAGAAACCGGATATTTTACAATCCGGTTTCATTTTTTTATTAAAAAACAATCTTTTTACCAAAAATATAATATTTCATGGTAGCCCCTCTATCATAAGCATTTCCATCAAAACACCATGCTGTTTCAGTTCCCTGAGTTTCAGAAGTCCAACATCCGGTAAAATCAATATCCGTATTTTCGGCAACAACAAGCATTTCCTCATATGAAGGGATATAACCTTTTATTGTCTTATCGCCGAAATTATTGTTTACTGCAATTGCAAACATTTCATTCTCAGGGTCAGCAGCGAGAACTGCATTAGTATTTTTAAAGCCATTTGCTGACGACATCATGACATCATCAACATCAGTTCCTTCAATTGCAATCCCCTTAGAACCCCATGGCATTGCCCCGCTTACAGTATCGATGTAATAATCAGTATCGGAAAGTTTCACACAAATGACACTACCCACTGTTTCAACACCTATTTCAGTTTCATAGACAATTTCAAAATCGCCTTCAAATGATGCAGGAATTGTATCAATAACAGTATTAAACTTTTTACCGCCCTCAGTTACGAAACCATTAGCCTTTACATTGAAATTATTCATTGGGAGCGTAAAATACATGGTTTCGCCCGAATATATTCGACGGTATTCATGCCCCTTGTTATCAACAAGTTCAATAACAGTTCCATATGGAATATCTTGGTCACATACCAATGTTATTGCAATAGGTCGCACATAATTTGTGGTATCATTAGAAAGTAACATTGCCGACATCATAGGGTCACTATATATCTTATTACCAATTGTGTTAACAACCAAACCATCAATACCTGTACCAATAGAGTTTTCGCCCCTATATTTAAATATAATTGAATCATCGTTTAATGCAATGTTCAATTTTTTATTGAAACCATTGTCTCTCTTGAAATTCATAATTTCATCACCATTACCATTGGTTATGACCGCCCAACGATAATCAGACTGTGACCACTGTCCCATTTCCACGTTAACCGATGATGTATCTGAAAGCATTGAAAGGTCGAACTCCATAGAAGTATGTACTGGAGAACTAGAAGTTCCACCTTCAAGTTTACCATTTCTAATACCCTCAAAACGTTTATCATAGAACCATCCGTTAGTTGCCATCAGAGCCTTAACCGAGTCATCATAAACACCTTTAGTGAAGTTATATCCCTCACCCGAGAAAAGCATTGAATTATCGCCAAGATAAATCGTAGTGTATTGACCCTCAACAATACCAACCACTTCTCCGTTCAAAGTAATATTCAAATCAGTAATGATATCGTCAGTTGTATACTTATGGTAATCACTTTCCTGAGTAGTTTCAAGACCGCCAACCATAATTATATTGTTTTCATCTGCCGAAAGAATTGCGCCATCCTTAATAATGCGTACGTATCCTTCACTGAAAAGATGGGATATTCTAACGAGTGGTGAGAGAAGATTAATCTCTTTACCATTATCATTCGAAACAAAACCTGTCGAGAATGCTTCATAAGCCTCCGGTTTAACTATAATTTCATCCAACGTCACATTGAAGAAATCTCCATTTACTGTAGTAGGTGGGGTTAAACCATTGAACTTTAATGTTTTTAACTGATTTGACAACCAGAAAGAATTTCCTCCAATTGACTCCAATGTTGAAGGGAATGTAATGGTTTTCAAATTACTTACGGAATAGAAAGTCGAACTTCCAATTGTTTTTATTCCTTCAGGTATAATACAATTAATAGGATAACCATTTTGATAGAAACACTTATCAGGTATTAACGTTTCATTGCTTGCAAAGGCATAGTTATTCCCATAATTTGTGTTGGTGAATAAATTTGTTGATTTATTATTTGTTAAACAATTCAACTTTATGCTTTGTCCTTCTGACCCTTCAAATATGTACTGTCCATTAAGGATAACATTTTCAGGTATAACAACATTGGCTTCTCTTCTATATTGCATTGAATAGCCACACGCATATACAGGAACTGTGTTAATGATATTGGCTGACGCTGTATCTTTACCCAAACGGATAAGAGTTATTGAATCATCATTCACCTCATAGAGGGCACCATCATAAACCTGACATTTACTTGCCTTTGAAACTCCGTCATACTCTGAACCAAGGAAATTGATGTTACGACATCCCTGGAATGGGTTATTATCAACACCATAAACAATTTCGAGAGTATCAATTGATGGAACCGCAAAGTCAGTCAATAATTCGCAACCCCTGAAAGCATGCTTTCCAATATATTCACAGTTATTACCAAGTTCAAATTTCTTCAACTGAGTACAACCTTCACAAAGTTGGGCTCCTATATATTTAAATGACAGCGGTTTATAAGTAGGGTTCTTTTCCTCATCATACCCACTCTGTGCTCCATAAATACTTTCGAGGGCTGTACAACCTGAGAACATCTTTGCATTTGCATAGAAGAAACTTGGTGGGAATGCCACTTCTCTCATTCCACTACACCCTGCAAAGAAACCTTCAGGAATAAGTACCTGATTTACATTACCCTCCTGTGGCATTTGTCCGATAAGAGAACTTGTAAAATATTGGAATTCAAGGAATGATGTAATTTCAGGGTGATTAGCAAAGATAGAAGTCTTCTTACCGCTATAATCCGTTTTAAGGAGTTGTTCAATGGTAACATTAGCAGCCTCCATCTTATTAAGTTTACCATAACCAGTCTCATCTTCCACAATAATTCCCGCATCAACAAGAATGTTATAAACAGGGGCGTTCATTGCTTCAGTGATAATTGTATTAGGGTCCTTAAACCCAATTTCTTTAGTGTTGACACAAAGTTCTAAACCATCATAATCCCTTGTTACTGTACACTGAACCATAACGACGCCATCAAAACCCGCAGGGGCCTGAATGTATGCCATCTCCTTATCAGTGTCAGTAAGAGAAACCTTATTTGCATATCCACTTGAACCGCCTATAATCTCCCATTTTACAGAGAATATACCACGGCCTTCGAGTTCTTCATCATTAACTGATGAAGGGATGAAATCAATCCAAAGTTTATTCTTATCGTCATCATCATACAAATCCTTTAATGACATAATTGACAGTTCTGAAGGGTAGATACGTTTCTTAATTGGGATAGAAAGTTGGAGTGGTATTTCATTTTTCTCATCCTCATATTCTATTGAAAGATTCAAATATGTATAATTGTTGTTGCTCTCCAATACTTTAATGGTGAAATAATCCCTCTTAAGATTATCAGTATTCATTGTAATAATACCTTCAGTAGCCTCAATAATTTTGTTTACTGAAGTACCATCCTCCTCAATTTCGTTGACTGTTGCATAAACAGATATCTCACCACCAAGTTGTGTACCTACTGTTGTTACGTCAATACGGATATCGCCATCACCTTCATAAATGTACGGAACCTCTGTCGCATAAACACCTGTATATGCCTTAATATACACTGCAGAACCTTCCTTGAAACAATCTACTCCAAAAATCGACTTAAGTTGCGCAATGTCATTGAAGGTAAGGTCTGACTTAATCTCAATATTACCACGAACGTTCAATGATGATAACTGCGACTTACCAATTCCCGCCAAAGAGAACAGTTTGTTATAGTTGGTTCTATCGAATACCCAATTGATACCCTGCAGATTAAGATTAACTTTGTTAAGTTCATTCCTATTGCTCTTAACAGCAACCCAATTCAATACAAAGTTGAAATCATTCATAAGGTTCCTACAATTGTCAATTGTAAGGTTATTCAATCTCGCAAATGTCGGGTCTTCTGATACAATACCATCATAATAAATCATTGATGACCTAGTCAATGAAAGTGTTTCAGTTGTTGACGGTAGTTCTACATATTGCACAAGGCAACCATCCGCAAATGTAAAATTGGCAATCGAAGTACCTTTTGCAAATACGTTGCGGATATTAAGAAGTTTGTTAAGTCCATCAAGTTTATCAATATTCCTGATGTTAGTTACGTCAAGAACCTCAAGTTTCTCAGCAACATCAAGTCCACTGAATTTCATTGCAGTACCGTTGTTCACTAAATCAGTTCGTGTATGGTCACCAACAAGAATTTCTTTCATTTTGGTACCGACTGAAGGAGAATAGCAACCGGTAACGTCAATTTCAGTCAACGCACCAACGCAGCCACGAAGGTCAAATGTAGAAATATTCGCAGCACCCATTAGTTCAAGATATGAACCGATATTGAATGCTGACGCAGTTCTGAAAGTATGATTTGTACCTGCAATAAGTGCAGTAGGAGTCATCTCCGTAATAACATTATCATGGCCCCATGCATAATAAACAGGTTCACCTGATTTAATGGTAAACTCAGAGCCTGCAGGGAGGTTTGTTGAACGGAACTTAATAAGTGATGCCCTAAAGTTAGCATTAGCAAAACGACTGTCAAACACGTTGAAACGGCGTCCAAGCCACCATTTTCTATGAGCCGAACGAGAACCCTGCACGTCATAGAGATAATCCTCATAAACGTGAGTTGCGGTGCCCTCTTTATCGACCTTCTGTGTCCATCCCTCTACATAAGTCTTAATATATTTAGTTTCAGCATCTTTATTATAAATGCGCTCACACCACATATCAGATTGATTTGTGTCATATTCTCTCAATGCATTTGCGTATGAAAGGCTATAAAGAGGGTTTGAAGTTGAATCAGTAAGTTTGTTGTCAACCTCAGTCACATGTTCCATGAACTCAACATCAGCCTCAAGGTTGTTCCAAAGTGTAGACTCACGGCCCGCATATACATAACCAGTACCATCCTTAGTCTCACGAGTAATGTAAGGGTCGAAAACAAGACGACCATCATTCTTCACACCGAGAATTGTATCGTTGTCATAGTTGATGAAAAACCAAAGAGAAGGCAATGTTGAATTAGGGTCACTTGTATTAGGTCCTTCAGTTGTCAACATACTATTCTTCACGGTTTGGTCAACACCACCAAAACGCATAAGATAGATATAATAAGCAGCCATCTTATCCATTTCAATATGGTCATATTTCTCCACAGCAAATTTTAATGCTCTGTTGAAAGGAGTGTCATCAACACGTTGCGCCTCATAATATGGAGCAAAGTCAAATTCGTTTTTCCATACATAATATTTGTCTCCACCGACACAAACAAAATCATAATTTCCTTGTTCTACTTCAGGGAGTACATCAACACGGAGAAGATTACTTAACTGCCATGTATAGAAATAGTCGCCACATTTAATATATTCATATTCACTATCTTTTTCAGTAGGAATAACATCAACTTCATTGTATTCAATACTGTCAATAACATCATCAGCAATTTCTGTCAATGCATAACCATCTTTAGTGATTTGCGATGAAATTGATTCATATGGGACCTCAGTATAGAAATTATAATTAGGATAACTAATCTTAAATGTCCCTGTTTGTTTAGTAAGACTTTGGATAATCAGTTTTCCATCAGCGTCACGATAGTAATTTTCTGTTGGCAGTGCTGCCTGTGAGAACGGCACAGCCATACCTGTCTCATTGTCGATATTCAAATAACGACAAGAAACAAGCCATTCAGCAAATCTCCTCAAAGAGTTTGTGTGGAAATAATCACCACAGTCAGGGAAACGAGACTCGAAAGCACCGTCAAATGAACCGTTTACGAGAATACCAACCTTTTCATCATCGTCACCAACCATGAATCCCTTGGCAGTCTTAAAGAGTGCAAGCTCATTAACCGAGTTAAGAAGTTCCCAACATTCCATCTTAGGGTTATCAAGAAGTTCTTTACCACGGAGCATATACCATTCCTGTGAACCGTCCTCAAGATATTTCGATGTATAAAGGTCCGAATCAACGTCAGGGGTTGAAGTGTAACCACCCTCTGACCAAGAACAAGCGTATTCTATCTCACCTGTTTTATCATCCTCTTCACCATGTATTATAGGCTTTTCATTACCAATGTAAAAATATTGAACCTCTTGGTCGTCAATTTCAATACCGCCGGTAAAACCGAAGACATCTTCAGTTGATTTATCGTTATTGAAATTATATTTCCCTTGGAATTCCGGCGCAGCACCACCCAATCTTTCGTAGAAAAGAACAATTGGGAAACCATCGATACATGTACGGACATCATATGGATATTCTTCAGCATATTTTTCAGCCTTTGCCTGTGCTTTGGTCTTGTATCCACCATTTTTCAACACACCGTTCCAATAACGTGCAGTACCTGTATTATGTGATGACGATGACTCAGCAAAATCGGCTTTAAGGCACCAACACTTAACAGGTATAGAACCCTCTTTAAATGCGTATTTACCCTTTGCAACAAGCGCTTCAGGATTAAGATTACTTGCATCACGATTTCCTGGGTTACCATCCAAGAAAATGTTTGAACCAACATAAAGTTCCGTTCTATCATCCTTTGCTGTATAAAGACGGAAATTCTTCACCGGATAGTTCATTGAAGAAGTACCCTGTGGAGTAATATAAGCACATTTCACAAAGAAATTATAACTTGGGTTCTGAATATTGGTATAAAGGACATCGAAGTGTCTTGTTAACTTTTTATTCTTCTTCTCCTGATGAAGGTCTTCAATTTTTTCATTTTCAAAAATCTGATAGAACGTCATTACAGGAATTGATGATTTAAGTTTGTCAGCATCGAACTGTTCCTTATTAGATTCAAGAACTATATTGTTTCGCTCATAAAGGGCTCTCTTCTCAGCACTGCTGTTCCTATAATAAATGAAGTTATCAAGAATTTCAGTACTTGAAAGTGCTCTGTTGTAGAGTTTTATCGAATAAATATTAATACCTGCATCCTTATTTCCTCGGAACATGATTTTTGAATCATTGTAGAAATTTGTACCGGCATCATAAGCGTATGCACCGCAGTATTCACCATTAACATAAATACTCAATATGCGATTACGATATCCTTCCTCATTAAGGTCAGGGGTAATAACAAATGATATGCGGTTACTTTCCTCAGCCTTATATTTAGTAGACACCATTTTAGCATATCCCGAATTCTCCCCATCCCCTGTTACAATATCACGAGAAATCGCCAATTCAGCACCTGCAGCATAGATACTAATACCAGGGGCAAAATTATCACTACCACAAATACGGCAAATCACAGCATCATCGTTATATACATTGGTTGTCTCGAATTCAAACTCAAATGTTGCTCCCTGCAACTTCATTGTTGCAAGTTTATCCTCATCAAATGGTTTGTAATTAATTGTAATTGCATTACCATTTGCGAGTTTAAGTTTACCATCTGACCATCCTGATGTATTTGACCAGTCGAACTCACGATTCCATGCATAATACTCCCCATTAAAAATCAAGAAGTCATAATCTTCATTCTCTTCAAGAGGAAGTTCGTCCACCTCAAGACAGTTATCAACTTCAATACCTGTTGGTGGAATTATATTCCCATCATTATCCTTAGAAGATACGACAACATATTCGTTTGTCGAGAAATCGGTGGTAATTACTTCTTCCTGCCCCAATGCATTAAGATAACGGTACTCCCATTTTGCAAGGACGCTTAAGTCATCTGAGTCATTGCTTCGACCAAAAGCATTAAGATAAAGAACAACGCCTTCATCTGAAGTTGTAAGATTCATATCACTCTTATCAATTTCGATATTTGCTTCCGCCTCAAAGTATTCCTCATCATAATAAGCACGAAGATAGAGTTTCGTTGGACCTTCCTCTAAAAGATTGAACTCCTGTTTCTTGATTGCAGAGAAACTGTCAAGAACGAGTGGGAGGTCTTCAGTAGAAATCTCCATCATATCCATTCCCGGATATTCAATATATGTCTTAACATTACAAGTACTTTTACCATTATAATAAGCAGCATAAGTTATTGCAAGGTTTTCAAATTGTTTTGCCCCATAATAAGTAGGAACCCCACCCTTAGGGAGAATACCTTTAGAGTAATCGAAATCCAACTTTCTTGTTATATAAGGGGTTTCAATTTCGGTAGGAGTGTTTTCAACAATAAATTCCCTATAATAAATTGGGGTGTAGAATGCTTCCTTTGATTCGGTATCAACGCACTTCATGTACATCTGAAGAGTGTGAAGGCCGATATTCATCCAAGCATCGTGTGTTGTGAACACAAAATTCTTGTTTGCATTATTGATAACAGGATTTTCATTACTTTCCTTATATTCACCTTGAAGATTCCCATCAAAATAATAATAAACAGTGGTTTCACCGACACCCTTAAGGTCATATCCCACAGGGATTGAAAGGACGCCAGTCGAATCGAACGCATAACGTTTCGTAATATCAAACCTATCAGTAAAATATATATCCAAAAGGTTGTATGTGATACGGCGCATACTTGAAATACCCGTATTTTCACCGACAACTGTTATTGTTACAACATTTTCGCCTGCAGATATTCTTCCATCAAGATTATATGTCACTCCATCCGAAATCTGATTATAAGGGTAAATAATTGTCTGTGATGATTCAACTCCACTACCGTTCTTGATACGGTAAGTAACTGTAACACCCTCTTGCTGAGGAGCCCCTGAGTTATCCTGTGTCTCAGCCTTAAAACGAATCACATTTCCTGTAGACCCGGCCAGTGCGGACTTATAACCGCCTTCGGGTTCAAGGACCTCAATTTTCATCGTGTAATTAAAAGGAGCGTCAAAACGACCCACAACACCATCAAGGGTGAGGTCTCCAAATGGGGCATCTTCAGTAATGGTCTCCTGATAAGCAGCAAAAACTTCAGCATCCCTACAAAGAACGTAGAAACCACCTGAAGTCGTCTTTACCTCACCAATATAACCTACTTTAGAATTAATGCTTTCTTTAATGAAAGATTGTACTCTTTCTCCTGAAAGAGGGAGATTACCCGTAGAGGCATCACCACCCCAATCGGTCAACATATTTACTTCGCCTTCCCAAAATTTCTTTGCCATATAATAATTGGTATGTTTTTATCTTTAATTTTTCCACGCCTCATCATTGGCCCAACCTTTGGTATTCACCCAAATGCCGCTACCAAAACAAGAACGTATTGCCTGATAGAGGACTACCCCCATATAATAAATTGCCTGTACGGTCAGCCCTTTACCAATACTTTCTTTTTTAGGAGTTTTAAGCCCCGTTAATTCTATGCCATTTCTATAAATCATGCTTCCTCCTCTTCCAACTCAGTGGCATCATAAGTATAATAGTATACCTCAGGATTATAATCAACAGGACCATTGGTAATACCATCAGCACCCGTAACATATCCTGAACCTTCAGAAATGAGAATATCGTACTCATCCTGAGTACATATAACAGGTTTAAGTCTGAGAATTTCCTCAGCAATATTAACACCCGCATTATCCTTTACAACAAGGTCATTTGGGTAAAGAACTTTATAGTCTGGAGACCCGGGGGTTCCCACATAAGCAACCCAAGGGGTTTCAAGCAAGTTAACATTTGCCTGAAACTCCTCCATTGTTGCATAAATTCCTATGTGATTGTTAAAAGCCATTCTTTTAAACGTTTTTCTCTAATATTAAGCACCTGCTTGGAAAACAGCGTCATCAGCAAAACCTATTTCAAGACCATTAACTGCATCTGTTACGTCATAAGTTTTCTTAACACCAATTTCTAGTGCTGTGCCCTTAATTGAATTGTAAATTCTGTTTGCAAATTCCGTATAAAGAGCCTCCTTATATTCATTACTTTCAAGAACAGCAACCTTTTCCTTAAGAATTGCATTCTCTTCAAGCAATTTTGTGAGAATTACATTAACATTGGACTGCGAACTATCTGCCCCAACATAAACAATGTCGGCTGCCCTGTTCGAAGCATAAATTGAGCCTGAAGTTGCAACTCGTCTAAGAAGAGTTTGTCCCGAAACATTCTCCGGAGTAATATCAGTCACCTCATTTGCTATGATTGTTTGTGAAACTATCTGTTTTACCGAACCAGGAGTTTCAAGACTCCCATTAAGCACTTCAACCTTCGCATCAACAGCATCAATTGCATTTACAAGCCCAACATTAGCAACATCAATTGCAGATTGTATGCCCGATACCTTTATACCGTCAGGTGATACTGTAAGAAAATTCTCTGAAGTTGCATCCCTCTTGATTGAAAAAACGTTGTCAACAAGTTGAAGACCGTCACCCGCCTTGTAAACATCAATAAGGTCTTTCACATTAAGGTCAATTACCTCCCCCGTATTGAAAGTAAAACGAATATAACTAACACCATCAATATCAATGAGTTCAACCCCATTAAGAATACCATCTTTAATGAAATCCGCAACATCAATTCTTGAAATTACAAGACCATTCTTACCGATGAGTTGAATTTCATCATTGGCGGCCCCGTCTGTTGATTTCACCCACATCAATGAAAGCTGAGCATAAAGACCGTTTTCATCATTTGTCAGAACTTTATCTTCCGAACTAATTGGTTGTCTAATTTCGTTTGCGTCAACACTAAGTTTACCTGTTAATGCATCAATAACAATAGTCTTTTGGTCAACATTTACAGAAAGGTCAGTTCCAACACCATCGGTAGCGACAACACCAATGGTTTTATTTGTTGACATTACCTTATTAGTTGTAATACTTGCTTTGGCTGAGTCAATATTTGCAATCGCGATTGAAAGCCTATCACTAATTTCATGCTCAGCGCCCATCGCTCTTGATGATTCTGCAGCAATTTCACCACTTAACGCATCTTCACGACTTGTCGCTCTCCCAACTTCAGCATTTATTGCAGTTCTTATTTCGGTATGGTCATTTGTGTTGCTTGCAATTGTTTCAGAAAGACGTTGGTCAACTCCTTCAGCGTATGTTCTATTAACATTAATCTTAGACTGAAGGTCACTTTCAGCACTTTTTGCACGGTCGGATTCCTCATGGAGTAATCCCTTGATTTCATCTTCAACCCCCGTTGCTCTTGATATTTCTGTGGCGATTGCTTCATCTATTCTCTTGACTTCCGAATCAAATTTCTCCTCAATTCTTATTGCATTTTTCTTAATCTCATCAATATTATTGTTAATTTCAGCAATAGCAAGATTAAGTTTCTCGTCCTCTTTTTTTAAAGTATCTACATTGCCAAAAAGAGTTTCAATGTCATTAATCGCCTTTGTATAGTCAATCAGATAATAAGGCATATTATTAAGAATATCCTTACCATCACCACCACGTCCAATACCAATCAATGGCGTCGACTCTTCCGCTGTTTCACCATAAAAGACAACAACAGGCTCAGCAGGAAGGGAAGTTTGAGAATTTGTATTCTTACTGAAGAGATTTTCTATGAAAAGCACCGCCTTTTCCCTTGTATAAGGGAAAGAAGCAGGCATATAATAGTTAAATTGTAATCTATTCTTCATGATATATTAATTTCTTCTTACTCAGTTATAATGTTTCCCCCGAAACTGTAGTCCCCATCAAAATAAAGTCCTTCCTCATCAAACTTTATCATTCCACCTAATGGAAGTTTCACCGAAATTTTAGCCCCTTCAACGGCACCATTTTCATCGGTAAAACCCGGTACTATCACAAGTGTATCATCAGCAGGGGTAACCTTATTTTCACTTATCTGCCTCTGAAGGTCAGCATCTGCCTCATATCTCTGTTTCTCCTCAGAATCAATCCTGTCATCAAGGGCCATGTCCCCATCAATACGAGCCTCAGTTTCTTTCAATAAGCCTTCTTCATTAGCAACGAGCTTCCCATCAAGAACAGCATCTGCTGCAATTCTCTCACTTTTTTCAAGTTCAATTTTCTCATCAAGAACTTTTATTTCAGATTCGTTGTTCTTTATGTTCTCCTCAACATCAGCAATGCAAGTTTCAACAACATCCATTCTATCATCTAAGGCATCAATTCTACCTGAGACCTCTTTGATTACAGCATCAAGTTTTGCGAGTTCTTCACCGAACTCACCCTTTACCATCTCTGCAGTATCTACAAATTCGCCATCAACGAGACGCCACTCA